TGCGTATTCACCCACGTCACCAGCATACTCGCCCACATCGCCTGCGTATTCACCCACGTCACCAGCATACTCGCCCACATCGCCTGCGTATTCACCCACGTCACCAGCATACTCGCCGACGTCGCCAAACTCGCCAACTCGGGCAGGTCCAAAGGCAAGGCAGAAACCTGACATAAAAGAGCTGAGTCCAACAAAAAAATACAAAACCAATTAAAGTATAAATATACCATGTGATTTTCTAACAAATGGACGGTACCCGAATGTGCGATAGGTCTACACGAATATGGTGTTGTAGGATAATGCTTGTGTTTTCTGTGTTGGGTGTTTTGTCAACAATGATTTTCCAAATTTGGTCTTACTACTTTTCACTTGTTCGTCAGATGGACGAGCAGACAATCTCGTCGCCACAAGTACTTGCCCTTGTAGAGCTGTGTGACCAGGTAAAGTTTACTTGGAATACTGTTTGCTCTAAGAAAGCGGATACGTTTGAATGTAAAGTGCAGAATGAACTTGGACTTTTGAGTTATATTTCCTCAAGTGGGAGGGCAAACGTGTCGAATATCGAAAACACATTGACAATATCTAATATTTTGGATTGTGTCCAAGTAACAGTTTGGGCAATTCCATGGTAAATCCGAATCTATTGGATACATGCTTATATTTAACCTCGGACCAGTTGTTGGTTATGGATGACGCACGAAGGTGACGGTAGAATATTTGTATTTGTGCTTGTGTTGGTATCGTTAATTATATTGTGGGAAAAGCACGTAAAGACTGTGTCTTCGTCAGTGTTTGCTTTGACGTTGGGTATGTTGGTGTCTGTTGCATGGACTTCGCCGTTGGCCGGCCCCGCTGACTTTGCGCCTGAGCTTTTCCTGTATTTGTTACTTCCGCCAATGCTGTTGCGATCTTCGTTTAATTTTGAGATTAAATCGTTGCGTTCAAATTGGTTGGCGTCGTTGACATTTGCGTTTGCCGGCACATTATTTAGTGTGGCTTGGATTGCTTATGGCATCTGTGTGTGGTGTGCTTGGGCTGGCATCAATATCTCAGTTTCGAGGGCGCTCCTTTGTGCCTCTGTGTTGGCCCCGACAGATACAGTAGCGACAATGTCTATGACTCGTTCTTTACATATTTCGGACAGTTATATATTCGATGTATTAGAGAACGAATCTGTTATGAATGATGCGATATCAGTCGTACTAGTCCGCTTGTTCAGCCAGATTGACAGTTCTCAGAGCGAGCTGGACAAGTGGACTCCAGTATCTGTGGTGTTTTGGTCGTTGTTGACCACGTTCCTGTCAATTGTATTTGGGGCGTGTTGTGCAATTGTAAAAAACTACACATCTGCCGATTCGTTGACAACGCATTATTTGTCGGCGTTGTTGGTGTATGCGTTTGCAGAGACTTGTGGATTGTCTGGTATTTTAGGACTGTTTACGTACGGAGCTATCTTATCAGTCCCTTCGTCTTTCGAGGAGTCTTTGACGTCGATTTCCACCATAGTGGAAGCCTACGTATATTTAACGCTTGGCTTGGCGTTACATACGTACGAATGGAAGAATGTCATGGTCTCTTTTTTGGTATTTGTGTCTTGTGTGGTAGGGCGTGTATGGATGTCATTTATGTTTGGCTGTTGTCTGCGTTACAAGTCGCGAGAGAATTGGTCTGTGAAGAGCATGTTGTTCTTTTCAATGTGTGGTGTCCGTGGTGCCATATCTTATGCTCTGTCAATGTCGCTGCAGAATGAGTTCATAAGATCTACAACGTTTGTGGTGATCGTGTGTACTATATTCGTGTTTGGTACACTGCAAAAGTGTTTGCTTAGAATGTTACTAATGTAGTATATAAAGAATAAACTGGTGATTGTGTTATGAATAATGATACTTCTACGAATGATCTACTTCCCGGTATTGGAAGCGTGTCTCTGTTAGAGTTGTTCCGTCAGGTTTGGGACTCGTTGGACGATATTATTGTGTGTGTTGGTATTCTGACGCTGTCGTTAAAGTGTACACGCTCTCTGCACTTTTGTATGCGATCTTATTTCGGTTGTATGGCATACATATCCCAGGCAGTGCATTTCATGGTGCTGTTTACTATCGCAGTGTTTTTGTTGAGTCATCTCGTGGGTATGGAGACGGCAAGATCCTTGTTCAGTGGGTTCTCGATTGGAATCGGCTATGCAATGCAGCCCTATATTGTGTCTTTGGTGGCGGGCGGTACGTTTTTGTTTACTCGGATTCTGCGTGCTGGCGATCGATTGGAAATCGGCGAACAGACAGTGACAGTGGATCATGTTGGATTGTTGTACGTGGCCGCAAAGACGGATAAGACGACGACATACTTTCCAAATTCGATGTTGGCGTCGCGTCCATTTTCTGTGATGCGTTCATAGCTCGGAGACTCCTTTTGTCAAGTTGACGAGGCGCCAAATGGAGTCGCTAAAATCAGTCTTCCACTGAGGGAGTTGGTGAAGTTGCGTTGCAACCCACACGAAAGTCCACAGAGTGCCAGTGACAAGTAGTTTAGCCGACCATAAGCATATTTGGCGAATGTTTTTGAATACAATGTGCACTGCACAGAAAATGGCAATAAATGCAAGTAGCATGGTAACGCTATATAAGTTCGTCTGTGTCATCTAAATCTACCATCGAATATTCGCCGTTTATACGATTGTGCACAAATCCAAGAATTGAATCGACGACGAGCATCACGAGCAAGACAATTTCTGTGACAATGACCCACTCCTGCCAATCTTTTTCGTCAATTCCTTCGGTTTTGTAGCTAATGCTTCCTACTAACAAGGAAATAATGACAACGAGACAAGATATAGTCCTGAAAAGGTGTCTACATCTCCTCGCACCACTTTGTTGTGTGGCCACAATGTGCCATATATACAGTGCGTGTGTCAGAGATAGTATACCAGTGTTTACAGAGTATATGACGATGGCAGTCTGTGAGTCGTTGTTGAACGCGCATAGTACCGAGAAAATAGAAAGTATCGACCACACGTGCCAGTATAGGCCAGATTCTGTGATGTTTTCAACATGGCCTGCGATGCACCATATGATGGCTGCTATGGCCGTAAAAATTGCAACAATTAGATTCAGGTGCCAATCGTTAATGACACCCCACGTTCTTAATAGTATGGATACAAGTGCAAAGAAACACCACGTAGAGAATATCAATATCGATTTTGTTTGACGCGTAGCGTGGATTAAAAGACTGTTCAGCACTACTATTGTGACAAACAGTGCAACAATTGGTATTGACTGATACATATGTGACACGTCGGCATAGGTCAACACGGTGTAGCCAAAGATCATAGTCCATGTGAGAATGCCCCAAAGGACTGTTTGACACCTAAACATAATGATTGAAGATATGTGCATTAAATAGATGATATTTACAAGTACATGCTGTCAGGGGGCGGTGCTGGGACAAAGACCCGTGCATGATGGCGAAATGTTTTCATGCCTTCTTCTACGTCTACAATGGACATTTCGGAGGTTGAACGTTTTGGGAATTCGCGAATGACTGCTGCTTGTTTGCTGTGAAAAATAAGTTGCTGTGTGGACCCGCCACCGTTCTTCAATACCTTGACATTTTTTCCGAAGAACTCGCGCAACTTTTTCTTTTCGATGTTGTTAAACGTCCACTTGGCAGACTTTAATTGTTTCAAAAATATGGACTCTAAGAGTGCGGACGGCGGTGTCTTAAATCTGTACACGTAACCGAACCTGCGTTCGAGTCCTGCGTTATATGTGAAAAGTTGTTTCATGTCACCTTCGTAACCAGCCATGATAAAGATGACTTGCTTATCTTGGTTAGACATGGATTCAACGATTTCCGTTAATACTTCTCGACCGTACATGTCGTCACCGTCCTTGGCCGACACTAACGAGTATGCTTCGTCAATAAAAATGACCCCGCCTTTGCAAGACTGAATAAGTTTCTTAGCTTTCGCAACAGAGTGTCCTTGGTATTTGCCGACCCAATCCGATCGTTTTGTAATCTTAAACCTACGCTTGTCAATAATACCAAGGGCATCCCACACGTCGACCAAAAGTGTTGCAAACGTTGTCTTGCCAGTTCCAGGCGAGCCAAGCAGTAGCGTATGTATGAAATGTCCTTGTAAAAGTTTCAGTTTCTCGCGGCATCTCACAACGAATGGCGGATCTTCTTCATCAGCGTCAGAGTCAGACGAGTCGCCGTGGGATTGCTGCATCTGGCTTGTCAATAGAGCAAAGAGTGCAAACTTTGCATCGTCACTCGGGTCGTAATCAGGATCTGGGTCCTCTGACACAGATCGTGACCGTTTACGAGGTACTTTTTTTTTTTTTGAGCGTCGTTTTCTCTTCGAACGGCGAAGCGGTTGCTCTTGGGCGCACTGAGATATGAAAAACAATACCATTTTGGCCACTGTTTCTTTGATATCTTCGTGCCCAACGAATTCGGACAGCGACCTCAGAGCTGGGATCAACTTGGGGAATAATCTTTTATTCGTCGTCATATAACATTTTAGCTTCTTAAACTGAGCCATATTCATCTTCCTTGTACCATATAAATATTTCACATTAATTAAATCACATAATCTATACTTTGTGTGTGTATTTTTTTACAGTCAAACGTTCGACTTAGTCATGCAAGCTTCAGTTCTTCAAATAGAAACCAATTTTATTATTGATGCGTATCTAGAAATCCTCTTCTAATGAAAAGGTATTGTCGTCTGCAGAATTCCCGACTCCTGCCATAGTATACTCTGCTACGCGCTTCTCGAAAAAGTTAGTTTTGGAGTCGATTGAGATCATTTCCATGAACGCGAACGGTTGGACTGCATTCCAAATTGTTTTATGGTCTCCTTTTAGCATTGTCAGAAGGCGATCTGCGCAATATTTGACATAGTGAACCATGTCTTCTGTGCCCAAACCTACTAGATTCTGTGGTAGGGCTGCGCGCACGAACCCTTCTTCAATAGAAACGGCCTCCTTGAGAATGGTTGCTGCTCTATCGCGGCTCAACCCTTGTCCATTTTCGTTTGCAATGTTGAGCATTTCAATGCCAAATTTCGCATGCAAAGATTCATCTCTTTGAATCAACTCGTTCGAAAAGGTGAGCCCTTTGCATTTGTCTTTGGTTCTCAGCCAATACAGACTTGCAAAGGAGGCAGCAAAAAGCACACCTTCAAATATGCAAAATGCCCACAATCTTTCTACGAATGGACGCTGTTTGTTCATGTATTTGAGTGCAAAGTCACCCTTGGCTTTGATGGTGGGTTCTTCGGCGACGGCATTGCAAAGGGCTTCTTTTCGATCAGGCGGGGCAAATTTTTCCAGTGCAGTGCCATACGTCTCTGAATGAATGGTTTCTATGTACGATTGCAGAGTGTAAAAAGCCCTGCATTCGGCAATTGTGACTTCTCCTATGAATTGCTCCATAAGATTGTCAACCACGAGCATGTCCGAAGACGCAAAGAATGCTATAATACGCAATAAAAAGTCTTGAGCTTTTAGGTCGAGGGAATTCCAATCTTTGACGTCCCCAGCCCAGTCAATCTCTTCTGTGGTCCAAAGGACGGACTGCTGTTCCTTGAATATGTTCCACAAGGTTGGATAGCGAATAGGTAACAACACTAATCGTTTTTGCGCGGGATCGGTTAGCACAGTCGCCATGACTTTTTTTAGAGCCCGCTGCAATATATACTCTGATTTTGTCTGCAGCAATTTTAAATACGATCATACATTTTCATGTATAAACTCGCGAGTATTTAGTCAGATATGGCTGACTGTTCCAAAGACGAATGGTTGACAGGGCTTTGGTTTATGGTATCGGGTATAATGTTGTCTGGTTCAGCGCTGTTTTCGTTGCTCGTTGTCGAGCCTTTGTCATCCTGGTCTTCACGCGAAAGCAAGCGCTGAGATCTATATCTTTTCATGTAGTGTCGCTGGCAAAGCTGTTTCGAAAAGACTTTGCGATCGCATTGTGTACATGTTCGAAAAGTGTAGTGATAGAAACATTTGCCGTCCATGTACGCCGGCTGTGAACATTCCAAACATATGATTGTATCTGGAAATTCGCCTTTCCTGTAGTGGTGTGCGCAGACTTGTCGACAATAGCTCGGGCGTGAACATTGAGACCATGCACAGTTGACGTTAATGCGTCTGTAGTGAGTGCGACATAAGGTGAGTGCAAGGACTGGCCGCAAGCAGTTTGGCCAAGTGCAATGATATTGACTCTTGCGGTGTTCAAGCCAACATGGCCGACAGAGACGAGATTTGTATGGATCTAAAGTACAACATGTTTTCATGATTTATAAAAATATAGAATTGATTTATATACTTTTTACTCGGAAACCTCCTGAGCGTCGATGCTCGAGGGAAACTGGTAATTCATCTGCAGTTCAACGCAAACCTTGTACATACCTGCGGGACCGTCGGGGTGGTTATCCACGTAGTGAGAAGTCGGCTTGGACGTAAACTTCGCACGGACATCGTTGAGGTTCGTGAAAGGCATAGCGGCCAGAACGTGCGATTTAAGGTCGCCAATCACGCGATCAAAGATATGGGCAGGCACTTGCACATATTTGCCGTTAAAACGGGCCTCGCTATCGACATTGATTCCCAGTTGTTCCCAATTCTGACGAATAACATTCAGGACAACGTGGTCCTGAGAGACAAGGTAGTATTGCTCCCCCGGGAAAGCAACGACACCGTCGTACAGGTTCTCGGAAGAGCAGTTGCCGTACTGCTCAATGTAACGATCCGACGCAATCTCATTTGGCTCGTACACGTTGAGTTCAGAGCGAGATTTTTCGTAGGGCATGACAGCCAAAAGGTTGCGGTAACCATCAGCATCCTTGGCGGTGGCCTCAGTGCCAAAGTCGGTCTTTGCAGGTGTGTGGAGCCAGCCCTCGTTGTTCTTAATGCTCGGCTCCTTCTCAGAAGCATTGAACAAATTCAGGGCAAACGTGACCGGCTCAGAGCAGTCAGAGTAAATCGACTTGACAGTGATCGACGTGAGGATACCTTTTGCGGCATCGGACGCATCAGAAGCCTGGAACACCTTGGACGCATTGGCAAGCTGCACGATCACACCGTTGGAAAGTTGCTGCGCAGTAGCATTCGACTCAAAAACAACACGAGTAGTATACGTATCAGTAGGGGAATCTTGCTGAACAGAAGTCATGGCAGTCGTAAGCGGGAGAAGCTCTTTGGACTCGCCGGCAGGAGTAGACATGGAAGTGGAAACGGGGCGCTGAATTTTAGACATGTTTTTTGCTGACTACAATTCGGGCCCTTATATAAGTGACAAAAGTTAATTCGTGCAGTAGTACATAAGCAAAGCATATGTGGAGATTTGTTTACCATGGTTCGTTTCAACCAAAATAATGTCATTCAAAACACTGCATTCTGCATTGGCGAATGTGAAATCTGAACAAATAGTGGTTGCCGAGGACGTGTCAGCGTCTGGCCAAAAGGTTTTCTTACGAGGAACATTACACGAACTCGATTTGCAGTACGCAGATACCACGAGCAAACATTGGTACGAATGTCTGATAGACGGTAGGCCTTCGCGAATATTTTTAGACGTAGAGTCCCTCGAACATGTAGATATCGGCGCCATAGTGGACGTATGTAAAGTAGCGATTGCCCACAAGTTTGGCGTGAAAGCCGATATGAAAATTCTAGACTCCTGTTCTGACAAGAAATATTCGTGGCACGTGCTTTGTTGCAATCTGTACTTGAAAAATGTATACCATGTCGGAGCTTTTGTAAGACGTCTCATATTATCAATGGCTGGACATCCCTATAGACACGCCATTGACGCTGCTGTTTACACCAAAAATAGAATGTTCAGAGTCGCCGGATCGTCGAAATTTGGTTCAAGTCGCATTCTCAAACATTCCGACAAATGGCTTGACTTGCTGGTGCAATCTAGTTCGCTTACTAGCTCTGCACACAATATCATGGAATGTCTAGAGATTGACGAGTCTACCCCGCATTCGACGTCAATGCACCCCGACCAAATGTTCGTATTCGAAAACGAAGTCTGGAGACGTCTCAGATACGCCAACAGAAGACAGTCTAACGCACCAGGGACATGCAACATGTTGCACCCGATTTTAGATTGGTTGGATAGAAACAGTGACGCACAGACGTGTAGACATAACACAAGCTTTACTTCGTCCGGTCACTTTTTTGTCTCAACACGCTCGAAAAATTGCAGCATCGCCAAACGCACACATAAAGGAAATAACATTTGGTTTGATATTGACACAAACCGCCAGATTGTATTCCAAAGATGCTACGATCAAGACTGTTCCGGGCACGCATTGCCTGTACAAGTTCCCCGGGAACAATGGTCATTGTGGAACACAACATGGCACCAACTTATCCACGCACCGAGGAACGAAAACACCCTATTTAACATGTCCCAATAAACCCAAATGCCCATCACCGTCGAAAGATCGCCAAATGTGCAACTAGACGAGTCGGCCGAAATGCTGCTCCAAACCATCGTAGAGCGTCTTGAACTTCAGTCGGAGAAAGTCAAAAGCGTTCAGATACTTCCGAACTTTTCTGTCGACACAGATATGTCCCTCAAATTTGACGCTAATCCAATTGCACAAGGACTTGTCGTGTGCGTTGCAAAGTCATACAAGCTCGGCCCGGAAGATGTCAGTTGGTTCCATCCCAGCATTGCGCGAGGCAGAACTGTATTCTCACTGACACAACAGCTCACCAAGGATGCCCTACAGAAAGTCGAGTTGACGTCCACAAACTCTTCCGTAGGCGTGTACGCCATTTCGAGTCCAGACGAATTTGGATGCGAGCAAACAGAACACAGACTTGTCGTAGACGTGGCTCACGAAGACATGCTTCTCCCTCTTCATAAAAAGTGGCTGCAGCAGGGACTCACGGCCGAAGCCGTAGAAAAGCAATGGAAAAGGATGAAGTTCGGCGATACATACTCCATCGTCGCACAAACGTCTGCCTTGCGTGCTGAAATTGCCAATAAAATCGCCCCCTCGGCAGTCAGTGTCTCCTCGGATACGGTCAACGACGTCCTCTCAGACATTGAGAACGTATACTTTACAAACAACGTTGTTAGACCAGATAGTTCGGGACAAATTCTGGTCAAATTCTCGGCACTTGGCGGATACCGCGTTTACAACGCTGGATCTACACAACAACGTTTTTACCCGGCCACTCTCGGCGCGTCAGCATCATACTACTCATGGGACAACATGACTTCACAAAACTGTGCACGCATCGAACAGTCCTGCGCGTGGGGCGGCAAACTCAAATTCAACACACAAGTCATGACCCCGCCAGCCATTCCGGTCAAAAAACTCAGAGCAGTCGAAGACGAATTTGAACTCACTCACGCAGACACATTGGCAATGCGTATATCGGCCTTCTCGCCGTGCGATAGCTTCGTCGACAACATCAGCCCCAAACATCTCTACAAACTTGAGCCGTCAACACATCAAATTCAAAACGCTAACGACTACATCACAGCACCAATATCCATGAACCACGCTGTCATGCAGAAACTCATGACTAACATAGAGATGATCCAATCTACACACCCGGGCTTCCAACTGTTCAACCCGAAATTCATGTCAGGAAACAGATTCAAAATACCGAGAGACGTATACAAACTCATTGCGTAAATTATACAAACAAAATTTATATTTATTGTTCTATTGACTAAAGTATGGCCGAGTCCAATCATGTTCGCGATGACACAACGTACGATTTCTTAACGCAGACACCACAAGAGTCTGCTCTTGGTGCAAACGAGAATAGGTATTGTTTAAATTATTACGCTTCGACGCTAAACAATCAGACAAGTTCATGCGAAGAGAAACGAAACGCGCAAACAATTGGGCGTACCTTGGATCTTCGACCAACGTCTTCAACGGAATACAAACAACCCCATTCAAAAGAATAGATTCACACTCTTTCATGTGACCATACACCTCGGTAGATATATGCACCACGCCCGACACTTCCGGCGTCTGAATCCAATCAGCATCATCGCCTTCAAAACCAACCACATTTTCAGTCACCTGCTTTGAAATATCAGACGTCATAATCGTAGAAAGCTTTTGAGACGAAAACGCAGACACCATCATCAAAAACTTATAACCAGGATCCGCCTTGACCTCAGAACTAATCTTTTGGCGCTCGCGCAACTGCTCTATGGAGGCCTCTTCAGACACAATTCCCGCGCGGTCGTTCATATTATCGATACGCTCCTCTTCTGAAGCATTGTGATCTAAAACACGCACAGAAGTCTCATTGGGTTCCAAACCTTCAGCAGGCATAAAGTTCACGCGGTGAGTTTGCCAGTTGTTCATTCTCAGCACTTGATCCCATGCTTTATACTACTAATCCACATGTTCTACTGGTCTTGACACAATAGCTGAGGGTAAACGCATTTTTGTAAACAGGATGTCACGCTGGTGTTCCACCCACTTGAAATAAAACATCATCACAATGACTACAACGGCCATCACAAACCAATGCAAATTGGCCAAAGTCCAATCGGCTACGCCTTCACAGCGCCCGTGACCACACGGATACCAATCGTTCAATATGTCGTAAAGTGCTGTCGAACGAGGATTCTCTGATACTATGTGAGACGCCTTCTCACACAGGTTAAATGTGCCCAGCTGTGCCTTCGTTATAGGATCAGAACAAACGTCAGAATTTAAATATATCATTGCCTCATCATTTTTGCGACGATGGTCCACCAAATAGCGATTGTAATTCCGCAGCTGTAGTATTAAACAAATTACCGCTAAAGCTAAACCAGTGTACCTCACAATCATTTACTCCATAGTCCAGTGATTTATACGTCCTTCAGTTCAGACTTTAAATCCATTACATTGTCAACATTTGACTGGCACTCTGAGTATATTCGGAAAAATGCCAGCGCAGAACACACAGCACCGACCATTAGGAATGTTGTGCGTATGTGAAGTTGGATCATATACTACATACAGACGTCATTTAAATAGTTAGACACTGCATTTGTCATTTGAGATTTGAGATTTCCGCAAACGCAATTGCCATTTGAGATTTGAGATTTCCGCAAACGCATTTGCCAATTGAGATTTCCGCAAACGCAATTGCCAATTGAGAATTTCTGCAAACGCAATTGCCATTTGAGATTTGAGATTTCCGCAAACGCAATTGCCATTTGGAATTTCTGCAAACGCAATTGCCAATTGGAATTTCTGCAAACGCAATTGCCATTTGAGATTTGAGATTTCCGCAAACGCATTTGCCATTTGAAATTTGAGATTTCCGCAAACGCATTTGCCATTCGAGAATTTCTGCAAACGCAAACGCAATTGCAAGCTCGACAAAGTTTTGAATCACAACTATTTATGTGACACTCATTTGACAAATGCTTAAACAGCTATGCATTCTACTGACCGCCACACACACTATCGCCTGTCCAACAATAGAAACAGCAGTCAACTGTTTCTACAATAAAGCAGACACAGATCATGACCACAAAATCACAAAGCACGAACTACAACATGCCATATACTCGCGCCTGTCATGGCTTGAGTCGTCAGCGTTTGCAGTCTTCGGAGGGGTTCACAGAATTATGAACGACTGCGATCAAAATAAAGACGGAATTCTTACAAAAGAAGAGGCCTTTCACATGCAAAATACATGCATGAATTCTTGTTTCAAGAGATCAAAAACGATTCAACTCTTTCACTGTTGATGAAAAAAGCAAGTATAAATATGCTTACCATTCTAATGAAATGCGAGCTGCGGTGGTACTTTTAACTGTATTGATAATGGGGGGCTCATACAACGTCGCAGCGTTAAATGTTGACAAAATGCCGAAGCCGCCTTGTGGTATCAAACGCGAAGCGTTTTACAGTGAAGACATTATCTTGACGTCTAAAAATTGTTGGTCGGACGACTACATACCATGTGCAAAGACATGCGCAGATCTCAAAAATCTTTTACGTTATTACTGGAACTCTGAGTCAAAATGTGATATCATTAAACAGTTGGCATATGCGATCCCCCAAGACCGAATGAACGACGCAATAAGCCCAAAACAAATCGCTTTCCCCAACAGACAAGATTGTGGCCTAAACAATGGTAATTGGAAAAACAAAGACGGGAAATTCGATAGTATACGACGAACAGAAAACATAGTAAAATAAATTTAATCATTATTTGATTCACCTCGCTGAACAGACGCTACAAACACTATAATCACTAACGCTGCCTTTGCGATCAACGAACAAAAAATGTACGCAGCTTCAAACCGAATTGCAAAGTACAAGTCATTCTTGCCGCGTCCGCCACTCTGCATGCGCTTGCGACATGCGTCATTCGTATAGTAGAAAAACTGCACTAAATTCACAATAGGAAACGTCAAAAAACACATCAAGATGACACTGTTCAAAATAGTCACAAAACCGAACAGTTGCTGCATAAGATCAGACGTCTCGTTTTCCTCCGCAACCCATGGCTCGATCGTCAACCCATATATGTCCCAAAGCTGCCAGAACTGGAACACAAACACAATGCCAGACATTGCCCAGGCCCACGCGCGAATCGCCCAAGCTTCTCGCCCGATATACTCAATAAGCCCCCCAAAAACATTGACACAGCACATCAGAAGTGCATTTGCCAGCAGCAAATATAAATCGGTCACCCTAGTCAATGCCAACACAATCACAAACATTATTGACGCTGTAATAGAGTACTCCACATACCTGAGCGGCTGGACATTCATAGAAAGCCACTCTTCATACGTCTTTCGAATAGGAAATGCTATCATCAAATGAGATAACGAGGTCAGCAGACTGAACGCAAAAATCAACGTCCACATTTGCCATTCGTTCTGAACCAAGTAACTAGTCTCGAAAGGCGGCATCAACGTATCCGGAGACCCAGAGTCTTCCGCGATCACACTATAACCGTACTTGTCAACAAGATCGCTCTGGTAGTCGTCGCCAAATGTATCGCGGATGCAAGAAAACCACTCAAACACATCATCATAAGTTTTGCTGCCGCATTGTGTAGAATTGAATGGGAATGGGATCGGAGTCGGTACAATCGGAAGATTGCGAGTCACGACGACCTGGAACGGACTGTTGCCCTGCAAACCAGCAATTATAGTAATGATGGCCAAGAGACTATGCAATACGAATGCGGACACATTGAGCCTGTAGAGGCTGTCAAATCCGTCCTTCGAACCACACATCGGCTTGCCACAACAAATCAATGTTGTCGGAGACCCCTTTTTCACGACACGAGCTTCTTCGGCTTGGCCCGAAAGCAGGTAACTTAACCGATTTGTACGTTCCATATTTTCAAACATTCACACAACACTTAAATATGACATTTCTTTTGATCTGTTATTCGTCTGTGGCGTTTTCAAAATACACACTGTTTTCAAAAAACACACAACACTAGATCAAACCTTTCCGCGCAACCAGTAAGTGCCGCCGCCAAAACCTACCCCTGTCCCCCCCGCAGCCCTTTAGAGACGTCCTCGCCTATACGCGACTGTGCTTACGGGCTACGCATACCCCACGCGGAGGCCCTCTTGTCGTGCGCAGTCTGTGCGCGGCCTGGCAGAGTCCAGACACACCCGGGAGGACGTGCGGAAACGTGTGGTTGTCAGCGCTCACATGTTGTATATTTTCATCCCCAGAATGTTTACTCACAGAACTATCATACCCCCACATGGAAACACGACATAATTTAAACATATGTTTTGAAACTTTGTCACATAGTCCATAAAGCACACAAAAATGTTTCGCTGCTTGTTGCTTTCCGCACTCGTCGTTGCCGCTCACGCCCAGGCTAAGAGATATTGGGACCAAGACGGACCTGGATCACAAGCATGTGGCTATGGTCTTGTTTACGGGCCGCATGAAGGACCCACGAATGGTGCTGGTTACGGCACTGAAGGATCTGCAGCAGACAACACTTACGAGCTAGTATTTGACCCGCCAATGGTTGAGTGCGAAACGTACCCAGACCGGATGTACGCTGGAGGTGTGTACTGTGTATACTCTGCGAACACAACGTATACTATTACGCTTCAAAGTTCGGACGGGGACACGTTTGGGGGGTTCGGAGTCTATCTAACCAAAGGTCAGGAGCAATCCGCAGGGTCCAACTTTTCCAGTCCAAGTGCTGGGGCACAAGTCTTGACTTACGAATGCAACGGTCCAGGACCAGGACCATTTGGTATGGGTCATACAAACGGCAATGTTGCGCGCACCTCGGTTTCAGCACAGTGGGCGAGCCCAACGTCGACGTCGTCGTGGAATCAACTGAGGATGAAATACGTTGTCAAAGACAGCACTGGACTCACGACCGGCAAGTGGTTTCGGAGTTCGTACTATTTGTATAGTTCCCGCCCTACCTGTGCGTCGTCTAACCAGGAGTGCATTGCTCCTGCAGTGGTAGACAATGACGCGTTCTGTTCTGATAGCCTATACAGGTGCGAACTAAGTGATTTCGGGAATGCGACTACACCTTGTTGCAAGCTTCCAGCGCCCGCAACAACTCCTGCGCCAGTTCCATCGGACTCTGCAACAACGCGTGCACCAACTGGTGGTGGCTCGACACCTTCGACAGACTCGCAGAACAGCGCGACGAATGCAGCGCTGTCGTCATTCCTGGCAATGTTTTTCTTGTTTGCGAGCACTCAAGTCTTTTAGTTTGTTTAGCGTCAATCTTTAACATATCAATACAATTATTATAAAAAAGAGTAAAAAGTTAGAATTTAATCTGGTCTGGTACTTTTTTAGGAATCGGTTTGTCTGGTGCTGTTTTAGAGTTCTGTTTTTCTGTAAGTTTTGGTGACCATGGTACAAGCAAATGCCATTTGGATGTATTTGGAGCAGTTGCAGCAAATGCGCCGGCAGTAGCCATGAACGAGTGCCATAGTCCGTGCAGCCCGAGGTCTTCTGTCCGGTAGCATAGATATGCGGCGACTGCAAAAACAGTTGTGGCGAGTACATCCAGCCAGAATATTTTCTTGTATTGTATGATTAATAGCATGCCGATGACGCCGAGCAATATGAAGAAGGCAATTTCTGTTTGCCACACCCACGTGCTTCCTACCATGAAGCCTGTGATGACGATTGCTGCCAATCCATGTTCGACGACAGGTCTGGCAGCGACGTAAAGTATTGCGGATCTGGACAGCCATCCGTCTGCCAATTTCCAGTTTTGCAATCCTGAATGCCAGTGAACAGAGAAGACGAAGCATAGCGCGCATAGCGCTGCGATATCGAGTTGTCGGACAGCAATGATTGCGTACAGGGATGTGAGGGCCATAGTCATGTGCGTGTATTGTCTGAGGAATGGATGTAGATTTGTTGTTTCAACGAACAATTGTAGCGCGCAAATGGCATTTGCGATGACGTAGAGTACCGGCCATAAATATTTGCAAGTGGTCCTCATAGTTACGAGGCATGGGAGTGCAAGTATATAGTTGCGTTTGGTTGAGTAACATCTACAAAGCTAGTATATAAGTAAATAATGTGTATGTGATGGATATACTACCGGCATTAGACTTTGAGTCTGTAGCGGACAATACAGGTTTGGATGGTGACGATGATCCTGGGGAATTTGTGCCTTGTCATTTTTCTGATGACGAGGAGGAATCGCATGATGTGGGTTGTAAGTGTGCGTTATGTCAGTATGGTGACGGTGGTTCTGGTGAGGCACATTCTGTGATTCAGCGTATGCAGGAGATCGATTCACAGATGGTGGGTAAAGTTCGTGACGATGAGATATATTCGTTGCAGGCCGATTTGTATCGAACGCATGTGAAGGAGCCGTTAGAGCGGCAGGGTATTGAGGCGCCGGCTGTGACTGCGGAGACGTGTAAGGCGCATTTTTCAAAGCATCGTATGAATATGAAGCGTATGGTAGGTTCTGAAATAACATTTGTGAATTCTATGCAGAAGCATGTGCGTCGTGAGAATATTTTGTCTCGTAATAATGTGACAGGTCGAACAAAGGTGGATAATGGCGCAATAAAGCAGTGGATTGCTTTGTCAAAACACAAATTAGATTTGATAAAATATTACAAGGGTCCTTTGAGCAAAGAGTTGGCGTCGAAGACTCAGAGCATCAAGCCATATAGTTTTTCGTGAATCCAATCTGTGAAAAAATGTGTGTGGCTGTTCGTACAACAACGACAGTATGACAGTATAAATAGGGTTGCAATTCAGTAAATACGATGGCTTCGATTGCATCGCTGACTGGTACTCCAACTCTGGGAAATGTGAACTCCCAGCCCTCCTTTTCTTTCAAGGCTTCGCCTTCTGTGCGTGGCGATTATGCGAGTAGACCATCTGTCTCTGCTCTTCAGAACCCTACACTTCACAACTCTGTGCCTGAGCAAATGGTAAACGCGACAGCTCGTGCGCCATTGTTTGTGCGTCCATTTCAGCAGGGCTTCGAGAAGCAATATTCCGAAGGCGATATCTTGTGGGTGCAGCGGAACGATGCGCGCCAATCGGCCAACATGAACATCGTTGCCAATTTGCCCGTTCTGAATCATCAGTTACGTTCCGCTCAAGACCAGGACGGTAATTTGAAGTACAACACGATCCAAAAGATCGAAAACGACTGGAATTATTTTGGTATTTTGAATAATGACATGGATACGGGTTCAAAGTGGCAGCGGCTGCTGAACATTAATGTGAGAGGCCGTGCGCGTGTTGCTAGGTTGTGGTCTCCTGCGAGAGGGCGCCTTCGTAAGGGTGACCAAGTTTGGATTTCATTTATGAAACGCACGTCGCCAGACATTAGTTCTGGCAAAACTTACCAAAATCCAAATGGTATCAACGAGCCTATGCTTGAAGGCCAAACGTTTTTCGAAGCGGTGCCAACGATGGATTGCTGTGACGATTTCAAAAATGCTGTACTGTCTATTCCCATCGGTATTGTGTCCCAAGTCACACTAAAGAAGCCAGTCACCACTTCGCAAACGAAAGCTCGATACGTCACTGAGGCTTGTAAACTTTTAGAACGCATTGAGGTGCTCATGCGTATATAAACAAAAATGCGGTATATATATCGGTTAATTTTTAACATAATATCATGTCTTTCTCTAATGCTAAGCGTCGTAGAATCAAACCGTTTGCTCGTCCCACAGCCTTTGACATAAATGTAGTTTTTGATATCCGTCACTACCAGGAAGTCAAATATGGAAGCGTTATTAATCCGTATTTCCCGGCAGTTGGCACAGACGAAGCTTTCAAGGTGCTTGAGGGTGAGGTTTTGATGCGCCACGAAGCTCCTGGCATTCGCCGTTACGGAGATCATCAGATGCACGTGTTTTCTTTTGCAAATGGGCTTAAGACGGGTACTTCTGTACTGAATGCTGGCGACGGGAGTCTGGTCAACAGCTCTGGCGATTTACTCAATACTGAGAAGCAAAGTGTACTCAAGTCTCTGCGCTATGCCGGTGTTGCTGTGACTGAATTCACGCCAGAGCGTGACGTTTACGAGCAGGGTTTTGTCCTCACTATGGGTGGGCTTAACTCGATGTTCAACAATGGGTCGAGTACCATTTTCCCTGGCGATCTGATCTGCGCGGACATTCCGAATCCGGCGGACAAAGGATCGAAAAGAAACAGAGCCCTCCAGACCGGCATCCCGCATGACAAGCTTCAATTTGTTGTGACTCCGTTGAAAAAGTTGTCCAGCCAAGTCGGCGATCGCTTGGCTTCTCGCTTTATTATGGGTACTGCTCTTTCGTACTCTCGTCCTGGTCATCCTTTGGATGTTATTCTTCATCGCTCTAATGTATTTGCAATCAGGGCCGAAGAGACTAAGATGCCCGAAAACGTTCCTGACCTGGCTTCTTCTACCTCGGCTCCGAAGAAGTCAAGGAAAGCAGGGGGGGCGTCAAAAAGTAAGAACTAAACTAATATTTTCTATTATAAAAAGACCAATTATTTCTTCGTAATGTCATTGTGTAGTATTTGTAACGGTGCTTTGGGCCCAATTAACAAAGCTATTTTCGAGTGTGGTCATCAATTCCATTTGAGGTGTGTATTTGATTTGCCGTACTCTACGAAATGTTCGACGTGCAATTTGCCTAGCGAGTTGTTACCCGATCTGGGCACAGATCGTTCTGTTGCGCTTGCTGCCGACGTGTCGTCGAGAATCGAGCAACAGAAATTGAAAAGCAGCGAGCCGTTGTCATTTCTGCAGAGTTTTCAACGACTGATTACACCGTTGACACCGAAAGCGCGTACGCTGAGGGATAATGTGAAACACAATAAGAAATTAACAATCATTCGTGATTTGGGATTTGGCCCCGACGACGCGGTGAGGGAGCGAATCCCGTGGGCCGAAATAGATGCTACATACATGTCTGATGAAATATTGGATTTTGGGTTCCAGTGGTCTCACATGGTCGATATGGGCATTCTGCCGCCGCACCTGCGAGCATTTAATTGGTCTCAGCAGAAGCATCACTTGAAACTTGACGCCGCAAAGTTGTTGCAGACGAGGATCACTATATCCGAATTGGCTTCTCTCAAGTATACTACTCACCAATTGGTCGAATTTGGCTTTACCTGGCCAATGTTGGCCCAAATGGGAGCAAACGTAAGCACGTTGCGCAGTTTTGACTTCGACATTGTCGATATTAAGCGAAACTGGTCGCCTACATTATCACAGTGGGTTTCTGCTGGGTTTTACGACAAGGATCGAGTTCAGCAGGCGGGTTGGCCAATCGATGAGATTCTACAGCACTTGCCTGCGATGTCAGAGAGAGCATCTGGAAGATCACTACGTCTTGCGTTTTAAAACAAAAGTAAGGACAAGGATGAACATTGATCCTAGGAATAAGGCTAGATAAGCTATCTCGTCAGTATTATAGTAGAATGAGGGTTCCTGTTGGTCTGTGCCGTGTCGTTTATGTGTAAATGTTGGTTGAGACCAACTTGACCGAATTGGTTGTACTTTAATTGTGGACATATCAATGTTGAATATGGTTTCTTTATATAAATGGTAACTTGTTATTGTTTTGGATTTTTACGTTGTTTCATTTTTTTCTTTTGTTGTTCTAGAACTGTGAGAGGTATTGGCATTTCGTAATTACGCAGCCATGGTTTGTAGCACCCGTTGCAAATGGCTAGCGACTGTTCGTCTTTCTTTTCATTGATTGCGGTGACAGTGGTCCATGAATCTTTGCCTCTGTAAGTGTTGCACATATAGCAGCACACATTTGTGTAAAGTGTGCCTTCTTTCAGGCATTGACCGCACGTGAATCCGTTTTCATCGTACTGTGAACTGTGGAAGATAGTCGGGTTGCCGCAGGAAGGGCAAAACAAGTATAGGTTTTCATAGAATTGAAAAAGACAGCCTAGCATATTTAGCTTGACACACTCTGTCTTTGAGCACAGTTCGTTCTGCATCGTTTTTCGGTGCGATTTCCAGTCTTTTTTTGCTCTCCTTTTGCGATGTTCTTCTAGTTCGACACCCTCCAAGAAGGATTCGACGGCAATTCTCTTTCTTTTTTTGGTGTCTGTCTTTTCACACCGTCGACCGCAATAACACTTGAGTGTTTCGTCATCTACTATGATTTTGTGATGACCATTCGCAAACAAGTTGTTGCACTTGGATGTCTTTTTAATGATGAATCCCTTGAAAGTGTTGCACGATAAGCATACGAAGACTTCGCCAACGTGTTGTTCCAGGTCGTCCTCTGGTTGAAGACCGTATCGCCTGCGCAATGCGACACACTGAGCATCGTAGTAGTGTTTTGGCAGCATGAAGACGCGAATGTCGTGGTGATTTTGCTGGAATGCAGAGAAGAGTTCTCGAATACACTCAAAGTCGTGCCTCGAAGCACTTTGTACGAGCTTGCGCAAGTCGCTGCGATAAGTGTTTTGTTGATAATGCTCGTACATGTTCTGAAGAGCATCAATGGTGGTCTCTTTGACATTAAAATACTTGAGCCAATCAATTCTGACTTTTCCACGCGGCACGCGTTGTGTCATCTTTCTGAGCAGCAGAATGTTTTCCATTGAGAACGCGATGTGTGGATTGACTTGCATTTGTGTTTCGTCGATGCGATTACAAATGTGAATGACAGTTTGTGTAAACGTTTGCCTCTGTGGCCTAAATAGGTTGCCGAGTTGCTGTTTATTGACTTGCATGAGAGTTGACTCCACGTTGCCGAGCCATTCCGAAATGATATTCGATCCAAGTACGTTTGTTTCTATGGATTGCCTGACGTTGTCCATCGCTGTGTGGACTGTTTGTTCAAAGGTGTGCCACTTGTATGTTCTGCACAGCTCGTCGTACAAAGCCGGAATCATAGCCATCGAAAACGTCAAGAACTCTTTGATGATGTAGAATAGCAGATGTTGGTACATTGCAAAGAGCCATTCCTGCATCTGCATGCGATTTGGCTTGAGGTATACAAATCTGCGGAGAACTTTCTTCCTTGATTTCCAATCCAGCCTGGTCTTGCAATGCCTGTACATGCCTAGAAGACTGCATAGAAGGGCCGATCTCATAAAGTGGTGTACCAAGTCGTCGGTCTGGCAGTAATTCGCAATGATTTCTCGGAGATTCCGAATTTGACACCGTTGAGGCAGTGCCTTGCACATAAGATGAACAATTGGTTTCATCTTGGGTTTGTTTTCGTTCCAGAACGAACATTGCAACTGGTAATTGATGATATCTGGCAGGTTGCCTTCTTGTAGAACGTCTTGCGTTTTTGGTTGGTACTTGTGGAATGCAGATTTAATGTGTTGTTCTTTTGCGTCTTCTACAGCGCACATCAGAGGCACATGAGCGTCGTAGTATATGTATATGCAGAACATGATTGATTCTGGAAGAGTTTGGTCCATGAGATGAATGGCTGCGTTGACAATGTCCATGAGTGAGGCCACCCATGGATGGTGCTTGAGGGTCGGGGTCCATTTTTTGTCACATGCGGAAACAGAAGAAGTCTGCAGCCTATCCCAAAAGGTGCCGATAAACAGCCACTCGTATTCTGTACTAGAAAAATACTGCAACAGAGTGTCTTCTGGCAACTCCCCGAAATCACCGTCGTCGTATTCAAACGGACATATTCGCCCGAGACTTAACTCCCGGGCGCTTTCGTTAAAAAATGCATGTCTTGGCCTGGGTATTTCATGCGCCACTGTTCGTAGTAGCGAACACCGTCCACAAGCTTTAGACGGTAGGCGTTGCGCAAATGCAAGACAACAGGGTCGAGCAAGCCTTGGAAGATCGTATGGCTCGACAATATGCAGTCTTCAAGGCAATACTCACCTTCTTCGTCGACAATATTCCTGTAATCCTGTAGGACTACATTGTTCTTGACACCCATACCGTCTGCGCGGATATTAATGAACGCACGCGCGATTTCTGACCGCTTGCACATGAGACAAAGTCTTCCGGCTTGAGGCAACTTGCCTGTGCGCTTAAAGTCGTCTTCTTCGGTGGGCAATAAGAATTCGCGCAGTATGAATGCGTTGTCATTGACGTGAGGCAGGTGCAGGCCTTGGCATTGATCGCCCATAATGCACGGTCTTTCTTTGCCGAGTGGCTCGCGGAGGTACCCCTCTTCGTATGCTCGGCGCACGACCTGTATCGACACGCGCACATGTTCCTTGTGTTTGATCTCTTCCGGCGAAAGAGTATCGCACGGCGGCTGCTGAAGTAGTGCCCGCACATATGGGAAATCGTAAGGTCGAAGGTGACACAAATCAGTACGATGCCAAAAATCTTGGTTACGCTGATTAAAGAAGGTCGTTTCTGCGACCATGCGCGTCTTCGATGGTGGAGGCGCTGGCGATTCTGTCTGCAAAATGTCCGGCGGCATATCTTCCTGCATGGACTCTGATTCAGGAAGTGACGAAAATACAACTTCGCCAGCACGTCGCTTCTTTGTTGGTCTCTGGGTTAACTCAAATTGGTTCCAATGGTCTGACATTATACTATTTAAGTCGCACTTTTTTACTTATATAGTCAAATTTGATCCGACTTTCTCAGATGGATTTTTTAGAGGAATTTTCACGTATATGTTTTAGACAAGAATATGCTAGATGCAAATCCTTTTTGTTATTTCTGCGACATTATGGTCATGGCTTGTCGGCAGAGCCATTGTATTTGGACCAACCACGCGATCAGTATGCTGGTATCCAAACATGCACTCGGACACGTGGTACAGACTCACACCATTGCCATGCAGACTGTCGCGAACCTACTTTGCACTTCTTCCACTTTTATTCACAGCCGCAGCCATACCAGTACTCTTCGTCCCGGACGATAACATTCACATTCTAACCGTCCTTAGACTCACTCTTGAACACGCATATGTACCCCTGTTCACTGCACATGTACACTCGGAATATATTCTAACGCTGTGGCCCATTGTGTCTGCATCGGCGGCAGCTGTCAGCATTATACTACTGGCGCCAATTTACACACTAGACCACATCATTGCAGGTGTGTCTTGCATCGTATCCATTGCAATGCACACATGGTTTGCCTACATACAGATACATATACTACTCAAAGGAGGTATCACACGCAACGAACAACCTTACGAATGCCGACAACCTAGAATTGTCTAATCCACTAAAACGTGTATACATATAGACTACTTACACCCTTGACCAACATTGTGTCACATCTTTTGTGAGAATGTCCTTGCTATTTGTGCCATTTGTACTTGTCATGTATCTTTTCACACAAATCAACACAGGAATAACTACAAAACCAGAAATAAGGACACTGAACTTTGATTGTCGCCAGCGGCAAGATCACGAGCGAATTGCAAACTACATGAAATGGACAAGATATAGACTCTCAGACGCTATCGGTGGCTGGTATTTTGCAGACTGGACAAAAACAAAACACAAAATATACACGCCCAAGTCGCTCGCGGAAGAATACCAACAAAAATGGGGCTATAACATAGTCACAGAATACTTCAATGCCACGAACCGCACAGCTGAATATCATACCCTGTACAAGATTGTACAAAAATACAAAGATCCAAGTAGCCAGCAGCGAGGTGTCACTGCAGTGCAACACTTGAGACTAGGCAACACAGCTTGCATAGAATGTTGGTACACGCCGACTTCATACAGCGCGAAAACAAAGAAATTGTACATCTTTCCCAAACAATATTACGAACACATTTTGGGACAAGTTGTAGCCAAAAATGTCAGCACAGTTATCATTGTAGCTGCCACATCTCATTCAAATTTCAAAACGATTCAGAATGCTGCGAGCTCAGTCGCCAACATACTGCAAATGGCACACTTTTGGAGACACGAAGGATTTAATGTAAGGGTTCGGTTAGATTGTGGAACACCCGACGAAGATTTTATTCGCATGTCGAATGCGCACGTATTTATTCAAGGTGGGGGCGGATACAGCAAAATGGCCGGTCATATGGTTCGACTGAATCGTGGTGCTGTCATATTCGATCAAGCCTACATAAAAAAATTACAACTGGAAGCGTGGCGAAAAGCGCAGGCGTCGGCTGGCGATTGACTAATGACATATATAAATAGCTCCTTCGTAGCTTGTGCATATGCCTTACATCAAAGACGACATTGGCGTGTCACCAAGATATGTATACAAGCTAACGTCACGATATTACGATCCGGCCAGATGTACACAAGTCGCTAATAATCTGAAGAGGCTTGGTATTCATTATGAGAAGAGGGAGTTCGGCAGTATTTGCGCAGTCCACTTTGGAGATTCTTACGAGAGGCATGTTGACAGTATCAACCCTTTGTGCTATACATTTCCATTCTGTTATATGTGAAAATCAAATATAAATAGAATTCTATACTTGGTACCAAATGTCATCTGTAACACTGCAAAATTCAGTAAGGGTTCGAATGTTTTTGATATTGACCCTATCGATATGTATTCGGTTGCTTCGCCCTTTAAATGCTGTCGGCCTCCACAAGCTTACAACATTAATGGCATATAACTACTTTTTTTACGGCCTGATAACTTTGTGCACGTTGATTCCGCATTTCACGGCGTGGGTGGTAGCAACAGCGTGTCAGTGTCTGGCGACGACATTGGATCTCGTGTGCTTTGTTCTGGGGTTTGTAAGTGTGTGGCGTTGTGTATCTGGCGAACAGATGGGCTGTGTTCAAAACGCGCCGCCAGATATCGTGTCGTTACTACTTATTGGCGCTATTTTGACGCTGGACGCGATCCAAACGTGGGCAGCATATCGCGTTCTTCGTTTCCCGACATTTACTGGGTCTTCGGTACAACGCGTTCGCGTATTGATGTGTTGGTCGTTGCCTTTTCCTTGGTTGGCTTCCATTGTTTTGTGGTCCGAATCCAAATGGACTTTGTGGTTGTTGGGTCGATTTTTTGTGGATCCTTCGGTCATATTTCTGTCTGGCAGTGGTGAGTATCTTGTACTCGCAACCTTGATGTCAGTGGGTATAATTTGCGATGTGATTGCTTTGTTGCAGGTTTCAGAAGAGTTGGCGCGTTGGGCTCTTCTTGGATCTGTTGGACTTACAGCAGCAGGGATATTTATGCTGTTCACTGGTGACGTTTTGCAGGCAACTGCCGCGACTGCTGACACTTTGAAGCCACTAGATTCCCAAAAGCCAGTGGTTGTCGTAGAAGACGACAAACGTCTGCGTTTACGTCAAAAATCCGACAAGGCGTCAATTGTATTTTGACTATATATTGTCGCGCCAAGCATCAGTGAATGAGTGACGCGCCTCCTATGGATGACGAATTGGACACACCGCCTGAAATAACATCTGGCATTCCTAGACAATACCCAGCGACACCCATGCCAAGTCAATTCCATGATGACGTATCTGAAGGCGATGACTCGCCGACACACATGGCCATGTCTGTGAAGATCCTTCTCATTGCGATTGCGATTGCACATTTATGGACAGTGTGGACGCTTCGTGCTGACATGAACATTGTCATGCAATTCCTGCAAGAAATAACCCAACAAAACAAACATGTAACGGATTTGTTGCACAATCAACATCACGTCAAATGGCAAATTGTGCCCTCACAATTGTAGAATCCAATCTTTTGGAAAAAATAACTATTTAGTCTAGAAAACATTGTAGAAAATGGTGAGGCGTCGCTCAAAAAGAAAACGCGACCCAGCCCGTCCAAAGCGAGCAATGACACCTTTCTTATACTACGCTTGTGAACAGCGAAACATTCTCAAGGCACGAGGAGATAAAATGACGCTTCCTCAACAGTCGAAACACATTGCAGTGCTATGGAAGAGCGTTACGGATAAGTCCAAGTACGTTGGCCAGGCAAAAGAAGATCGCGCAAGATACGATGACGAGATGAGTCGCTACACTCCTCCAAGGAAAATTAAGCGTCCCCGTTCTTCGTATGCCTTTTTCATGAAGGACAAACGAGACGAAATTTCAGAGAAGCATCCTGAAAAGAATCCTCGCCAACTCATGGGTGAAATAGCTGGCGTCTGGAGAAGCATTTCTGACGAAGAGAAAGGCAAATATACAAAGCTAGCAGAAGAAGACAAGGTGCGCTACCAACAGGAAAAAGCCGAGGAGAGTACAGAGTAAACTATTTAACTAACAAAACTAAACGCATGTATGTTTTTTCGAAAGTATCTGGCATTCGTAGAGGCCGTATTTCCATGGATGTTTTGTTGTATATTTGGATGGTGGATAGATCGCCTTTTCGTTGAGTTTGGACATCGCTCTACGGACTCTCCAATTTGTCTGCATAGCGATTTGCAGTATGTCCGTTGGCATCAATTCGTAACAACAACAGCATGTTCAATCCAAATCATATACTCTGTTCGAATTCGCAAAACGCAATTCAAACGTGAATTGGATATTCTGTCTGTCGTCAACCACCATCCATGCCTAGTGCATCTCTACATGGTTCAGGCTATTCTCTGTGTTGCATGGGCCTCTGTCATAGGATGTCTAATAGACGTTTCCCCGTGGCTGTGCATACCGTTCGTAAACGAATATAGAGCCACGATTTCGGCAACGGCCATTATTGTCGTTGTGGGCTCGTTGCTACTGGAGAGGAAATTGTGGACATTAACTCTAAACCGAGCCATACAATACGACTCGAAATCATTACTCATTTGAACTGTCTTATTAACCTCGTATCTTGAGTGGGCTGGATATTCTATGTATGCGTTTGAACTCATCAAAAAAGGTGCCTGCAATCTCTGGATCATCAAAATGCATAGAATTCTCAATGTTTGTTACCGCACTCTCTGTGACATTAAATGAGCCATTCATGACCCAAAGAGGCTCGCGCGCTGGCGATAACCCAATTAAAAACTTATGATGCATGAGCGACTTGAAACGCCCGCGTCCTTCACCAACTGTCCGTATGACCCCCCCTTGAAAACATCCAGACAACTTGGCATAAGCCTGTTGATTATTACGACGTTTCGTCAGTTTATCAGTCGTCGTAATGATCGTCACACCTTTGAGATGTTCAGCCATGCACTTGAGTATTCTTTTGTTGGACAGCCAGGCAACACAGCCGACAACATAGGCTGTGTCTTCTCGTTTGATCGCTTTGACAATTGCATTTTGTATGCCACGCCCGTCGAACAGGATGGAGACTTTGCGTTTGCCGCGCTGGTGCACTTTCTGCCGCTTCCTGTCGGTCTCGACAAACTGCTGATTGAGATCGCGGGATCGTTTTTTTTTAGGCGGCATCGTATCGTTGCACGTTAGAGACTATATATAGGTCAGATCGTCCGTAGCAGGAATGGATGCGCACGCGCTGTATGTTATGTTTCGAAAATACAAGGACTGGATTCCACAGTTGTCGACAATCAAATCTGCAATTAAATCACAAGACGTGAACACGTTGGAATTAATCGCTCTAATGATGGTTGATAGAGGGAAGCCTTTTATTTTAAACGAACTTGGACTTGACGACCCACTAAAAAATACATTTAACCACATGGTAGCGAAGTCTAGTATTCTACTTCGATCAGTTCGAGGCGAAAGTAAAGCCGGAGGCGAAAGTCAAGGCGGGGACACTCCATTGATCGACCCCCCAACGGAGCGAGTTGGTCCGTATCAGAGCGGAGGCGAAAGTAAAGGCGGGGACACTCCATTGATCGACCCCCCAACGGAGCGAGTTGATCCGTATCAGAGCGGAGGCGGACGCGGAGACGAAAGTAAAAGTTCTGCGCTCAAAACGAAAAAGTCGTTCGTCGCTGACATTAGTGTCATTAACGAATGCTCGACATTGTTTTTAAGCAAAAGCAAAGCGAATATAAAAAGTCTCGCAACATTATTCAAATTGCACGAGCCGATGCTATGGGTGAAACGATCCGCATCCAAGATTGAGGCGGGCAATGAGGTAATGCCTAATCCTCGCGATTTCGTCTTACTCGATGATACCAATAGATTTGTCCATGTCAGTAGTTCAAAAGTGTTTGATTTTGTCAAAGCACTGAAGAGAGAAGACGTCAAAACATTTTCGTGGAATATGACCGCAGGACTTGTGATCAATCTGGCTGCGCTAAGACAGAAAATAAAGAAACGACTCTTTGCGGGCGCTACAACTTCAGACGTCACTGTATTTGTCATCATACTCTGTTCTATAGGTTTGCCAATTTTCAAGCTCGTTACCAAACTCAATACCGCAGAGATTTTCTTGAAACATTGGTACAGTGGTCGTTTCAAAAAATTGACATCTGAGAATATAATTCGCACTCTGTGCAAGGATATGTTTCCACCAGAACATTTTGTGGACAAACTGACGACACCCGAGACCGAAGCTCGATTGTTTTTGGATGCGTACGATAAGAGCAAGTTTTCGCTGATTGAAAGAGGGTCATCAGCATTGACGTGTGATACGTACATGTTTCGACGGTGGTACTGGTATCCAAGCAAAGACGAATTGAGCACGATTGTCGAGCGTGCACAAAACATTTGTAATGCCGTGTGATTTATGAAATAGCTAAAAAGTGATAAAATATACTTAGCGTGTTAACATAGCTTGTAAAAGATCTTTGTATATGGTAGTGGTCCGACCATCAACAAGCTTGACCTTTTGGTCGTGGCGGTCGTATATAATGTGCTGTTTCTTGTTTTGCGCGAGTAGAAACGTAGAATCTTCGTCCATCCTAAATACACGGGTCGGTGCGTGCCAAAACCATTGTCCAGTGTGCCGGTCGGCATGCTCGTTCCAGTGAGTGTACAAGCGCATTTGAAGCGGTAGGTCTTCTTGTGCCAGCATAACCATGTCTTTGTCCCAGTAAGAAGACGGTAAAGGATCGTTTTCGTCTACAGTGAATTTGTCTATGAATTCTGTGACAATTCCTTTGACTCTACTTTCTAGCGCCAAGCCTTCAGACAGGTGTAATTGTCGTTGTAGCATGCGAGATAACATTGTTTGCTACTCTGGGATCATGTTGACTTGTTAGTCATAAATGCTGTAACTATGCTAAAAAAGAATATATAAGTGGATGTATGTCCGATCTGAAGTAACGCCTATATTGCCAGTAGAATGCCTAAAGTGAAACGTAAAAAAAAGAAGGCAAAGAAGGAGCGAATCAACCCTGACGATTTCCAAAACGCGAGCCGGTCGGCTGACGTGTCTTTGCCTAAATTTGAGTTGCAGAATGTGGTGGCGACATTCAACTTGGGTGTGGATCATTTGGATTTGCGCGCGATAGCACTTCGCAAGCCATTTATTGAGTACAATCCCCAGAAGTTTGCTGCGGCAACGTTGAGAATTCGTGAGCCGCGTACGACAGCCTTGGCCTTTGCAAGTGGTAATATGGTTTGCACTGGGGCAAAGACTGAGATCGAGGCTCGCCTGGCTGGACGAAAATACGTTCGAATTCTTCAAAAGCATGGGATTCCAGTCTCGTTTCGAAATTTTAAGATCCAGAACATAGTGGCTTCTGCGGAAATCCCTCATTGTCTTAAATTAATGGAACTGTCTCGCGCGTTTGGACCGTACGTGAGCTACGAACCAGACTTGTTTCCTGGCCTTGTATTCCGCACGACTTCGCCAAAGTTGGTGTTTTTGTTGTTTCGATCTGGAAAGATTGTCATCACTGGGGCTCGCTGTCGTGAAGAAATCGCAAGCACGTTCGCGTCGTTATTTTACGGTATTGTTACAAAATTTATAGATTATGAAGATAAGTCTGCGTCTAGCTCAGACTATCGTGCAAAGATGAGGCGAAATTTAATGTAATTATTTCGATTTAAAAAAGTTATGTACAAATCGTTTGGAGGTGTCTTTGTTGGCTGGACCCCATTCATCTGGTCCGGTTTGGGATGGCGGCTCAAACGTCACGGATTGCTTGATGCCTTTTAGAATTTCTTGGAAAGATTCGGAGCCATTGTTTTTAAGCCATGACATACATTCTGGGGGTGCTACTTCATTGAGCCTATGTAGGACCATATACTGACCAGATTCTGAAGTGAGTACAAAGGGTTGGGCTGCTGGGCCATTATTATTTTGCGTTGGCGCGTTGTTTTGTTGAGGTTGTGGCTCTCTAATGTCTATCGGGAGAGTTTCGCCAGGGAATTTGTTTCTGAACCACTTGATCCAGTCTTCGTTTGCGTTCTTGAGTGTATCTATGTGGTGTTGTTGTGCTGCAATTTGTTCGTAGAGAAGAACCGATCTGCCTGTATCTTGACCGTTTGCTTGGTTGGATGCCATTTGACTGCGCTGCAAGTGCTTGAATAGAACTTCCATGGGTTGGTCTTGCAGGCGTTGGTGCCGTACTCTTTTCCATGACGAATATCGCGTGTGGTATTCGTCCAGACATTCTTGGATGCATGTTTCTGTCCAATCTGTCAACGATTCGAATGTTCTGACATATGGCTGTTGGTGGATACTCGTTTGGCTTTGAAAGATCTTGAGAGCCGTTTCACCAGGCTTTTGCCAGGTACAATGCCATATGAGGCCTCCCTGGGCAATTTGTCCTGTAAACATGTGTTTTTTGAAGGTAAAATAGAGAACATCGCCAACCAGTACAATTCGTGCGGACAGCAGTTGCTCAAGACGACGCATATTTTGGTTTGTAATATTGGATTCGAATGCAATTCCACATATGTTTCTCGGACTTGTATAAATATTCGCATCCATTTGTAGATGCGCTGTGAACTTTGCGATGAACCCAACAATGTTTATCGATTTAGCTGTGGACATGTTTACCACCTAAACTGTCTAAAAAATATGCACTCAGATTGGCGTGTACAATGCCTTAAATGCAGTAGAAACCTACTTTGTTGTATGCACGATGGTGCCCACTGGTACTTAGGTCTATCAACAGACCAGACATTTGAGTCATTGTTTCGTATAACAGACGAATCCAAAGTTGTGCCATCTTCGAAGCGCCATTTGCATTGGCACCGACGTAACGGTCGGCTATTACGTACACCAAAATTGAATCTTGTAAGTAACATTTGTGTGTCATAGTTGGACTATTTAACACAAATGTCAATAAAAGTAGTATCTTTGATGGAAAACATTGAAGACGAATATTTAGTAAAGGCGTTGTTTGTGTTTGACCTGGAGTTTATCGGCGATGTTCGTAATTTGAGTTCGTGTTACATTTGGGAAATTGCTGTGTACAGTGTGCTAACGCAAGAATGGTTTGAAATGGTGATCGATCCAGATCCTTCCATACAAAATTTTCCACCCCCGCCGATTCCAGAGATTCCGCAGCTGACCCGCGCATTTCTGGACCAAAACAATGCTGTGACGTGGGACGTCGTCTTTCCTAAACTGACGAATTGGGTCGACGAGCAAAGGAAAGATATGCTACCTGTCTTTATAAGTCACAATACGTTTAGGGCAGATAAACCGATTATGGAACTTGAAGGCCGTCGCTATTCAATGCACATGCCTTTGAACTGGTACTTTTTTGACTCGTTGCATTTTTCACGAAGGGTTATTCGAAACACAAATGGCAATTACTCTTTGAACGGATTGCACGAGCAAATTTTTGGCAAGAAAATTCAAAACGCACACAGAGCGAGGGAAGATGTCGTTGCGTGCATACATATTATGGAACATATTACAAACAATACGTGGCAACTAAAGGGGCCGATGTATCCAGTGTATAGCACTGCTTTGCGCACCATTCGTTGGATTGGTCAAAAAGCCGAGCAACTATTGTTTGAAGCGAACATACGGTCTGTAGAGCAATTGTATATGCTAATTATGGCCAATGCAAGGAAGACGAACATTCCACTGAGTGTAGTTGTGTTGCAAACGTTGGCGACTGCGCTACAAAACCGACTACCGAAAGATAACGTCAGGAACATTGCACAACAACTCACGTCAACGCAGAATTGTATGTATTGTCACACTTTCATGCAGCCAGTGGCACTACGCTGTGTGTCACCGAATCCAGGATAACCTCGATGTGGGCTACAATTGTTGGGTCATTTCGGTAAGTTGTCATCAAAGACTCTAGACCTTTGCGGGAGTCCGCCAAATACGATTCCAAACGGTCTGACTGGGCGTGATTGTCCTGCATCATACCCATGGCATCGTTGTATAAACTTTGAATGCGCGACAAATCAGTTGTACGCGTTTGCTGGGCCCACCATCGCTTAATCCATGCAGGGATCCATTCCGCAGTAGTATGTATTTTGAACAGGGTCTGTGTAGTGTCCAATCGATTATGACATTGTAGAGACGCTAATACTCGTAGATTAATTAAAGTTCGCTCAAAAACATCCATTCTATTTTAATAAATTATACTTCACTATATACGAGAAAAACGAACGTAATACGGACCGGCAACCTTTTTTTTGCGATTCCTCACAAACTCCGCCAAATCGCATTCATCCATGGATATTGACTCAAGTTCCAGTGTAGACCCATCTCTCATCTTCAGTGGCGCATCCGATTTGCCACGAAGTGACTCCCACGTTGACTTTGTCAATTTACACGCCAGAGATTCCAAAGAATCGGATCGCTTGTCGGGAACTAAATGCACGATCAGATTCTTGGACTCTTTCAACAGAACAGACTTTGACTGACGGACTGCCTCTTTGTAACCGTCTAGGGACCACTTAGGCGCTTCTAGCTCTGGGGGGCGGACATTGTTACGCAAACCGGACTCGTACACAGGCACAGACGACTTGAAAGCCTTCTCTGACGTCCGAACCTGAACAGAAGGAGCTGTTTCGGCAACCTGTTCCAGCGAGGCTCTTCCAGACATGATTGCAGGCGCTTCTTCCTCAGTCGAAAAACGCTTTAACAGCGACGGAAGCCGGCGAGTCACCGGGACTCCAGCTGAACGCCGAGCAGCAACGAGCACACGTTTAAAATCAGTAAACGCATCTGCGTTCGTAGGCAAACAAGTATAGTTGTCAGTATTAAACTCCTCGAACGTTGGCGTGTCAGCATGGCGGCGACAATAACGCTCGTACATTACACAAGACTCTCGAAGTGAGAGAGACATATTCGTTAGTAAAAGCAATCTTAAATACCTACTTTTTTTGAGTAACGAGGGGGCGCATATGCACAGATACAATGGAAGGCTCTTCAGAATCTGCGTCGTTGTCACGTGTCAGAAATTCACACTGACATTCTGCCATAATCGCAAATGTTATCTTGTCAATCAAAAATGTCGACTTATCGCCACGCCAAACCAACCACTGGTCCTCAGGGATCTGAGAAGGATGATTATGCAAAAACGAAATAAGTCGATACGCGCGACCCTCGACCTCCGCACGACAGTGCACACACTTATTTGGAACAGTCCGCTCCATTGTTTTCTACATAGTTGGCCTCTATATACCTTAAAACTGTAGTTGGTTCGGATTCTGAAATTGTACCAACCTCCGTTTGCGACGACCAATTTCAGGCACCACAAAACTTTCAGCGCGCTCAACATCTTCAACAGCCTGAGACGCAGCAGACTTTACCTTTTCATAATTCGACGCATCGTCTGGACCAGACTGGCGCCATTTCACTATTGACAAAACTGTACACAAAAAGTGAACCACAAACATAGACACTGAAGACACCAACCACCACCGGTTTACACGGAATCGATACGGATGACACAACTCAGAACAACCCCAATACCAACATGACGATATTGAAGGCTGTTTAGAATACGTGTACGCAGCCGGAATAGACACGTTTCCTATTGCACTCTGAAGATTAAATAAATACTTCATGTTGTGAATCTTATCAATTGTTGCGACATGACCCTGTGACGCAGACGCTACATCAGAAGGATCATCACGCCAACCATACGAGGACGCCTTTGTCCAATCCATATAATTTTCGATCAACGGACCACAAGCTCCATTCGACTCTCCATAACCATTACACGCTTGCGGACCACTATAGCGAGCTTTCATATCAGGCCCCCAAAACCAGAATTGACAATCACCTCCACTAGGAGACAAAAAACCAATGTCCTCGTTTAGTGATTCATAACGAGTTGTTGGACACCCTGACAGCGACGTGTCACTGCACACAGAACTATCACCCCCCAAAAGACCTAGACTAGAAGCACGCAATAGCACAAACACGCCAAATGCAACTGAAACAACGCCGAAATACATGGACAAGGCGAACAAAACCTTCTTCGATTGGAGGCCTGCATACACTATCACAGCCAACAACGCAGTCGCAACACACAACCCGCACTCGACAATCGCAATTGTATAAGGCTCATCATGCATGTCATAAGATACAGAATCACCATAATGAATCTCATTGTAATTCGTCAAGTAAAACGTTACAGCATAACCCGCAACTGCAGCAACAGAAAACCACCTCGATAAATACGAAGACATACAACAACACGTCCACAAGCTTATATACGACATTTTACAGCTCATCGTAGTACGCCAAATTACGAAGCAAGCGCTTATCACCGGGCTTATACATCAACGCACGAGACACAGATCGGCGCCCCACCTCGAAATCATTCACAAAATATGCTACTGCGCCAAGTAAATCTGGAATCAAATACTCATATACTTCTCGTCGAATAGACATGACACAATCTGGCAATGGTACCTTTTCAGCCTGGCGCAGATATTCAAACGAACGATCGTAGTCCCCAACATCATAGTAATGATAAGCAATCTCATACAGTGGTTCCGCACGAGCAGGGCGATACGCAGAAGCCGACAACAAAACCGGTTCAACCGAAGACCAGCTCACATTCAATGACATGAGTGCACGTGCCATACCAAAACGAGACGCGTACTCCTCCTCCTCCCACCCTTTCAATTGCCAACGACGCTCATACCACTCATACGCACAAGACCAATTTCCCAAACTCTCGTACGTCCGCCCAAGATAAAATGATGTCCGGTGTAGATTCATACCAGTCTCCCATTCCAATAGCAACAATCGCTCATCCTCGAGCCATCGATCACGGTTCCCGATCGTATCTGACATATTCTTTTCGTGCAAAATATAGACAGGCAAAGGCACATATGCACTAGTCAGCGCACCGCTTGAATGACGCAACATTTCATGCGTCCGACCCACATATCTCCAAGCTTCGCTCGTTCGATGAATGCGGGCACTCTTAAATTCGACAGAAAACGCAGCGTCCAACCCCAACTTTACGCGCATATTGTACGCCGCGAGGCGACCCAGCGCCACCTCTCTAGACAAAAAAACACGCAGATTCGCACCTTCATGCAGCGTCTCGTCCCCGGACAACATCAATGCGTACAATGACTTCTCACCCTCCAAATCGAGAACTCGATTGCGGGTCGATGAAAAATCCAAAAATGGCTCCTCGTACACTTCGCCAGGTGTGTCACCAAATTCCGATTTGATCAGCGCAACAGTATCATCAGTCGACCCAGTGTCCAAAATTGTATATCGATCTACAATACCTTTCACAGACAATATTGTACGTTTTATTGATACAGCCTCGTTCTTTACTATCATTACGAGAGACAACAATGGGGGCTCACACATGGCATTTTCCAAAAGCAGTGCAAGCCAAAATATACAAGACAGTGTCAGCATTGTTTAATTTTTGACACTATATATATAGCCCCCTGCATATTCATAAAATGAATAAAGTACTTCTCTTTGGATCGACAGTCGCAACTGCAATTGCCGCACCGGTAGCACAGAAAAGACAATTAGCCACATGGGCAGGAGGCACCATTAGCGGCGGTTGTCACTTCATGTCCACGGCAGATATCTTTAGTTACAAGATCGATTCCGGGTTCGTGCAGTCTGCCGCGGCCAACGCCTTGGAAGACTCAAACCAGGGTTCTTCGACCATGGCGGATTGGGTTGACCCTACCGTCGGCATTCACCTCGGTACCTTTACCATTGACTTTGTTCTGAACAAGAAATCTGAGGCAGACAATAACTACAACTTCTACGAGTACATCAGGGACACCGACTCCGTCACTGGTGGAGACCAGCCTGGCTGGATAGGTTCTACCCAGGTTGGCGCGTGGAGCCAATACGGTGCGTCCGGACCCGCAAGACAGCAGGAAATGGTCACCGTCTGTTTCTACAAGAACACAGAACCCAGCGCGTGTGCTGGTAGTACCTACCAACAAGAGGTTGAAATTACCGACTCTGATCTTCCCACAACGGCTGGTACTATCACATCCACCCAAGCCACCGACACTGTGACCCTCAACGTCCGTAAAGTCTTGGGAGTTGCCAGTAAATGTGGTGCGGCAGACTCCGGCGCTCAGCTTACCGGCAGTGCTGATGATATCTTCGTCTGGTCCAAAATGGACGCGTCAGCCGACCTCTCTTATGATATTGGCATCACATACGTTGATGCGTACGGGGCAGTTGCCAACGCGGCCGCAGGTCTCGCAGGTGGCACGGACGGGAGTGTCAAGTTTACGGTCGCTGTGAGCCATGCTCATAAAGTTCACGACCTTCTCTTTATTGAAGGTGAAACGACGGCGACTGACTTGCAAGGCACCTTCGCTACATCCAACACTGGCGAAGTTCTTAACTTTAACTACAATGTCGGTTTTGACTCTGGGGGTGGGTTCACAAGAAATGCTCAGGCGGACGTCGCGTCTGCTTGCACCACCGCGTTCACCGTTGATGCTCAGGGTAACACAAAGACCACTATCGCCGGTGACGGAGCCGCGGGTCATAGAGATGCGCACTGGCACTGCTTCCGGTCGGGTGATGACTTTAACAATCTTTTCCCGACGAAAACCGCCGGTGATGGATCTGGAGCTGAAGTTGCTACAGCTGGGAAACCCGTCCTTGATGCGTTGAACACAGACGCTTTGACGCCGCGCCACAGCGCGTGCACTGCCAAGCTCGAAGTTTCTTGCACCAACATTCCTGAGACTTTTGAAATTACGGGCACGGACGCGAGAACCTGCGTTGAAGGTAATGCGTACACCAATGAAACGGACGGAGCAATCGGTCACATGAACGAAACTGATTGCGCGCAATCCGGATTCTTTTCGCGCACATACAGTTACGCCGCGTACAGTCCTATCGAGATTGATTACGAGGCTGCTATCGTGCAGGCTGTCAGGCTTCGGTCGAGCCGCGCCTACCCGAAGGATGCAGATTCGATCGCTAGTGGTGTTACTGTCACGGATCTTTTCGGTACCGTGGCGCAAACGTCGACGTGGGAGTGTGGCGACGAATCCTCCGCGGGTGCGGCAGATGGAGATTGCTCATCTGAAGATCCTTACAAGGTTCTGTACATTGGTACAGGTACGTCGAAAATCGCGTGCGATGCTCTTTCGTCCGTTGGCGACCCGACCGACGGCACTAAGGTTTTGGTGAACGGTGTCCAGGCAGTTGCTGGCGGAGCGTGGACTCAGGCCTGCACGGTTACTGGAGCGTCAACGGTCAATAGTGTGGCAACTGCTCAGCTCGACAGTGGTGCCAAAACTATTCTGGCGCCGCCAATGGACTTCCCTGAGACGTACGTTTTCGCAGCTGTGTCGTTCTCTCACACGACCAGAGAGCAGGCTGTTAAGATCACGGAGGCCGACGGTAGTGTTGACGGTACTTTCAATGGGGCGTTCACGAACGTCTCCGGTACCAGCGAAGGGAGCGCTGTGGAACAGTCCAGCGTCGGTACCGATGCACTTAATGACAATTCGCGCCGACTGCGTTCGGCAAAGCAGACGATCCCGTCGACGACTGTGTTCCAGTTGGTTGAAGCCAGCCAACACATGGTGCAGTAAATCCAATCTTCAATCGACGATAAATTACATATAAATACAACCTTAATTTACAACAAATGCTATTCGTTATATTCTTTCTTTGGTGTGCTTCGTGTGCCCTCAGTAGTCGTGTGATGGTGCCTGGAAGTGGTCGTGAACAAAAGCAATTAAAATGTGCTGACTTTACCGTTCAGTCGATTGTGTCGGATAAGCTTGATTTGGGCGATTTTGATAAAATCATGTCGCGAATGGAATTGGAGTTTCCAGAGGTGTATTTTGAGGAAAGGACAGTCGAGGAGGTATCAAATCCGCCAAAAATCCTTCCTGGTCTTCGTGCCATTTGTGGTAACGTGCAATATAATTTTAGGTATGTTCTTAACGATGCGTGGATAAGGCGTTGGATTATAGATTCGCAAAGAGGGTATAGAGAGATTATTCGCCGTATTAGTGCAGCTGACCCATTCCATACGGATTTCAAGGCGTCTATTCATGTAATGAGTCGAAAGCCGCCTACTATTATGGACACGTTGATGCAAATGCCTTCTGTTGGCGTGGGTTGGTCGCGCACGACCTCCAAAAAGTTTCGCAATACAGTTGTAACATCTGACATTTTTGGTCGTATTCGCATGTTTCATAATCGTAGTCTGCACAACTTATTGCATACACTGTTACCGCCGATCATTCCGTACAATATGGCAGTAGATAGTGTAGGCAACGAGATTATGAGCGCACTGTCCGACCGCGAGATTCATGTAGTTAGCGATCGGCCATTGCCTGACTTTTGGGATGGTCTGGCGGCCGAGTACCCTTTGACTGCGTTTGTTCAGATGGATCCGTACGATACTGATTTGCCGAATGGTACTGTATGGTATTTTCGCCGTTCTTTAGAGTTTATGTATCCGAGTTTAGACACTGGTGCGCGCGTGTGGTTGAATAAAGTTGCGGAGAACATGGCCGAGCCTCTGAACCGGCGTTCTTTATCCCCCTCTATGCCATCAGATACTCATTTTGACGCAACGGGTGTGAATTTGTTAGAATGGATAAACGAGCGTGAGATTGTGTTTTTGAGTTTGTATGACGATACGTCGCGTCCGTGCGCCATGCCCAATGTCCAGCATCGTGGTCGCATGCACATTGGTGTGAATGATCACGAGATTCTGCCTGAAGATGCTGTCGCTGGCATGGTGTTACATATATTGGGTTATGGCGAGCATATAATTATAAAGGATTGTGCTCAAGTAGAGGCTGGAAAGAGTCTTCGTGAAATCCGAAATCAGAATATGGCGAAGACGGCTACTGAGAACAAAAGGGAAGAGAAGCAGGAGCTGTAGTAAACGGTATATAAATAAGTTAACAAATGATCAAGATGCTTTTTTTGGTATTTTGCTTGTGTATGGTGTTGGTGGACAGTCGTTGTCGTTGGCACCCCCCTGAGACAATGTTCAATGATCGTTTGATTCATTTGGAATTGGACGAGTCCCGTTTTATCCCTGGTCGACATTTGCGCTCTGCGAGCCATGGTTCAACAAATCTGCGGTCTACGAATCGCAAGGGAGCAATATATGAAATTGTAGACAGGAAAGATGCAAAACGAAATGTGATAACAGGTGCTACTACCGGTAAGAATTCGGGTATGGCTAGGCACAAGAACGCAGTGCCTGGTGAAGCTCAATATAAAGACCGGAATTTTACGGTAGGTCTCGACAACGAGGGGACAGCTCATTACCAATTGGTTTTTGATCGATCTTGGGCCGCCTCGGACGTGATCTATAAATACATTTCTTCCGAACCCCCGGCTTTGTTTCGCGATGTAGATTTGACCGATCCAGGGGACAAGATCGTTCTGGCAAGGTTCGACCATAGATTGGCAGAGGCATTAGAATATGTCGATCATATAAAGGTGTGGATATCTGTGTTTCCAACTTGCATGCCAACATTAGAAATAGGTAGAGTTCCTTATGACTTTAACGTGACTGCAACGTTTGAGCTGTATCACAGCTATAGGAATAAATTGGTAGCTAACGCGACACAATTTTATTCCGATCGTGGTTGGATTTCTGATGCGTCTATAATCATGGAGCCTGAATTTGTGCAACAAACAAAAAATATTAGCTTACATAAAAATATTAGCTTTAATGCAACGGTCGAATCACCATGTGGTCGCGCGTGGACGGATACATCTTTGGAGGTATACAATACTTCACAGTTCACATATTACAACTTGACAACTGGAGAGTATTTCCAACCGCAACCTGCGTTCATTGGGGATCAAGCGAATTCAATCCCGAGATGCCATCGTCGATGGCAGGGAAATGTGTGCATGGTTGAGGCAAAGATGCGTCTCTCCTATGAGAATTGCCAAGTACCAATTGCTTTTTCTGTTTACCAAGCAGTGTCTCATGTGGCGAGGTTTACGCGCAGAACTATCAGGACGCCAAGACCTGCAAATTTTGACGCCACTCGTAGGTTGCCAGTACCTGATAGGGACGATCAGAGATATGATATGTGCGAATCGCGCGCGTGCGAAGACGAGAATGTCTGCACTCCATTCCATATTGAGAATGAGCAACTTATGCACGACGGCCAAATCATGATTGCCCAGCAAGACGTCATGGGATCTGGTTTCATCGAAACCATTTGCCGCTTTGAAGTGATTGGGTTCTTAGACGACATATGGTCGCCGCATATATATTTTAGACAATGGGTAGGCTACAACTATACGTTTTTATAGCCGATAAGATCATCGTGGTCATTGATCAAGATGCCTTTCTCGTTTGGATCTGCCATCATATATGTTCTATTGACGGTGTGGTGCGCGATATGCTCCGATGTTGTACCGTTATAGATGGCGTACTTGCACACAAGTCTTTGAAATGGAGAATTGCTTTGTTCGTCCCAAAATGCTGTGTACGTCATTCTCTGACCGTTCTCAGATGCGTGCAAGTTAGCAGAGTCGAAGACATTATATTCGTTGATGACTGGGGCAGTTGCGGCCTTTCCTTCTACGAGTTGAACGGTACAGTCTGTAATTTCAACATGTACCCCCGTATGATTACTATCCAATTTAGCTTCGAAAAACATTTCAGAAGACCCTGCCAAAGGCCTATCGTCCTCAGACCCTGACTCTGTTCGGATGACGTATTTGTTGTGAATGGTATCGTGTTCGAAAAAGGCAAGTACATTAAAGTCAACGAAAAGGTCTCTACTTACTGGAAGCAAATCAATTTTTATGTGAAGTATAATGTGACCCATACACTTGTTTCGCCACCAACGGATCATAGCTGTGGCTTCAAGGGGGTCTGTAGATGTCAGTTTAATACACCTGTGCCACCTTGAGTCGTCCCACGGTACAGAAGTCACATTTTGCCATACTTGGCCGTAAGTGCAAGTGTCTAACTCATCTGTAACGCACGCACATTCTGCATCCGGACAATGCACAAGAAGACCGCTTTCGTTCAGACTCGCACGAATCGAAGGTGCCTGACACCGATTCGAACACGTGCATGACGGACAACACTTGCGCGCAGTAGATATTGACATGAATATAAAAATGAGGTAGAAGAACATCGTTTTCTTACTGAGACTATAAATAGGTTGTTTTGAATGTGTATATATGTTATGCCGAGTTGTGTTTAGTTTTTGGTGGTCAATATTTGTTTGGGGGGTGTGGTCTCACTTGAGTCAACCAATGCACGTTTGGACAGTCGATCGACATGATACCAAAACGGTGTCTGTCACGCAAACATTGACTCCAATAGTGTTTGCAAATGCGTCTGTCATGTGGCTCGACATGTTGTCTGACACTGTGCATTTGGATTTGCAAAAATCTAATGACATTGGAACAGTCTCCATAGATTCGGCTGAAATGCTGGTCTATGAAGACGGTTTTCGCGACAAAGTCATGGAAAAGTACCAGGTCATGCTGGGAAACGTCACTATTGGACAAGCGCATCTTGATTTGCTTCAAGACGATGTACACCTCTCACCCTTCCGGTCTATACGAATTTTCCCAAAAATCGAATGGTCATTGGGGAACGAAGGCGTTCCAGACTTCGAAAGAGTTGGTCATTTCAAGGACGGGAAATGGTACGAGGGAAGAGATACTACACAATTAGGCGCCGGCGCGTTATTCGCATGGTGCATCGGTGTCGTGTTTCTTATTGTTATGAGAAGGCCCAGGAACCATCAGTCGACTGTTGTCATTAGGCGCAAAAAGCGCATATTTAAACTAGGTCGTACTAACGTGAAACCAATAAATGGATGGGAAAATGCTTGAGTCTATCTGGTCTTATATTTTTAGCAGCAATCGCGTTGTTACTAATGATGATGTATAATTGCGATAACATAGATGGATTCGTCTTTCATTGTAACGAATGCGAGTCTCATTGCAACTCTGAAAATGCTCTTTGGTTTTTGCTCATTATTTCTTTACCTGTGATACTCATTCTTCAATACATGATTGACAGGGAAGAGGCTTTGAGAGAACCCAGAATTATTTATCTATCATAGTGTCCATCGCATATCCTTCTTGTGGCGTTGGTATGTTCGCCAAGAAATATAGATACCAACCAAAACAATTAGAACAGACAGCATACCCCACATCCGAACCGATTGTTTCACCCCGTCGATCTCTGGCGTGTGGTCCACATTGTTTGTGACATGACGCTCATGTATTCCTTGGTGAAACTCAAATTTAAGCCTATTGCGATCTTCTTCGCGAGAACGATACTCCTGAATATTGTCGATAGTTCTTTCAAGTTGGCGAATACGTCGCTCCAGCTCTATGATTGTCTTCTTGCGCACAGGGTTATCCACGATGTCAGGCTCTGACTGTACGCTCTGAATGACCTGTTCCATGCCGCGTTTCGACGCCGCTGATATTAAGAGTCTGGACTTTGGGCCAATCTGTGATCTCTCGAAAATTTTGGTCAAAGAAAGAACACCGGGCGGAGCATATGCCACTAAAAGCTTATCGTCCTTCTGTACCACTTGCAACCACATCGCCACTTCAAGTCTGCTCGTTGTCAACACTGAAATATGATCTTTGCCATACCACAGTTGGTGTGAGCCAAACGCCACAGTTATGTTTGGTGAGCCAACAAACGTGAAGTTCAGCCACGAGTCCTTGTCCACTAATGGACCACCATATCTTTCAAATTGAATGTAAGTCGAAGGAGAAAACAAATCTAACTCGCAAGTTTTATATTGTTTCTTCATCCGTATTGACGTCAAATGCAAATGACCGTCTACTGTCAGAACATCACACAAATCGGAACTCTGCAATGCCAAAACAAAAGGAAGGAAATATAGATAACGCAACAACATTCGGTTACTACGACGACTTTAAATATACAAACATTCTTTTACATTTTAAATCCATTTGTAACTTTCACACAGAACTCTCGAATCTCGTCGCGATTTCACAGTATTTAGGAGGACGATTGAAATGCAATCCGAGATGCAAGAACTGCCCAAAAATACTCTACTGTCTGGCATCAAAGAAGGTGCTGCTATCACAGGGATCGGACAATTTACAAAAGGTCTTAGCATACAGGTGCGTTCAGACCACTCTGTTGGATCGCCATCGCTTTCAGGAGATTTCCGCCTATTGCACGGGGATTTTGACACCTTTATATGCCATCATTTACCTCTTGGTTCGGAAATGCTGCGCGACGTCGCCACACGGATTTCAAAGCCCACCAAGCTAAACTTTGAAAACGTTAGACAACTCATCATTCAACATATTGGCGCCGAACACAATGCCGAAATTATTAATAAACATCTTTTTGCTACTTCGGAGTGGTCGCTTATCAATATTTAATATAAATAACATTCAAAATAAACGAAGACATGCGTTTAACATTCGGTGTAATGATTAGTCTACTGACCCTGGGCGTTCTTACAGCAAGGGCTCTGTGGCCATGCATGGCCAAATGGCCTTGGTATCCTATTCTAACAATATTCACAGGATCGCTACTCTTCAACATTGGCCTGCATATGTCAAAGTGGAAGTGTTGGTCATACTTGCGGCAAAATCCTGACATTCTGCGCACATCTGCGGGCCGATCGTCTAGCACAGTCATAAACTGGCGGATAATTGTTATTGCACTGGCGGTAGGATGGTCGGCCATTTACGGAATCGTTTCTTCGACAATCGAAACATGCAATACGCCGTTATGGCCAACAGTAATTTGCCCAGCACTAGTGTTTGTCTACACGATAGTTTCGTTTTCGTGCAAAAGTTCGTCGTCCTCGTCATCTGGGTCAATTTCTAATGTAAATGCACTGTCATCAGGTTCGGCTTCATCCCCGCCATTATGGCTGTCTCGTCCTGCAGTGACATTGTATGAATCTGATTCGTCTTCATTATCCTTGGATTGTTCAAACACACAATCCTCGCCAAAATCCAGAGGTATATCCTCATCGGATTCTTGAGATAACTGCGATTTTAATTCAATTTGCTCTTCGGCATTCAATTCACTATATTTTGTTGTCTTCGTCCACTGTTCCTTCAAGAACCATGTACAGCACATCATCACTGCCGAAAACGTTGCCACTGTCAGCGCAACGTAAACCATAGCACCTGATTCGACCCAAGGATCGACATTAGTAGGATCGAACGCAGTACTATTCGATACATTTGCAGACGAGCTCGGTGCAACACCACCCAAATCAGAAGAATTCATTCTTTTAACTTGGAAAATGACTATATACGCCTTTTCATAAATCCAAAATGAAACTTAACTGGTGCAGATCCATCACCGCGACCCTCGCCATCATCTATTTCAATTCCATAATGACAAACATTGTCTCGCTCAGACAACAATGGTACGTTCAAACCGTTAACAATGGGACGGCAATGACACCTCTCTACGATAGCCTCTTTGCAGATTGGCTACACGGATACCAAATTCCCCTACAGGAACAAATCGCACTCAGAGACTTTGTAGACGTATTCACATACAGTTGGGTACTGGCCACCATCATTGTATGGTTCGTCTTCAGTAGAGAATCTCTACTCATAGCAAAAGCTATTGCCGCGCAAATGGTACTTGTACCAACGTTTTCTGTATCTCAATTGTTTACCATTGTACCTGACGCAACTCCTAACTGTCTGAAAGTGTACAACATACCACAACATACTGACTACTGGTGGCCTGCCTACAACTATCCAATGAGGGCGTGTGGAAACATGTTGTGGTCTTCCGATGTCACTCAGCTAATTATCTTTACCACACTCGCCACCCAAATCGTATCTGAACGCAGAAAGGCACTCAGGTGTATCGTGTGGTTCGTTGGTGAATGCTGGACACTCATCACAATCGCACTAATCTTCACTGCCAGATATCAATACAGCGTCGATGTATTGTCTACAGTGGTTGTCGTTAAATTAGCTATCACACATCCGTGGATAGACAACATTGCCAAAAGATGCTTCATCAAGAAATCAAGCTACTACGCCAGAGCACCGTCACCACAATTGCCATTATAGACTATTTACGTCGTGTCACACAACAAAAGATGGACATACGCCCACAAAAATCACTTGTGCCTGTCACTTCACAAATGCATCAACTCGTATCACATTGGAACAATATTATGCAACCCGCCAGAAACAGCAGAAAACGAAGCCGTGATCAAGTTGACGACACTATCCCAGAAACTCAAAACACTTCACTTCAACGCGAAGAGAACCGCTTGCAGAAACACAAAAGCCAAGACAAGCACGAACCTTTTGCGTTCTCTTTCTCGTAAACAAATACTGCCACCTGCGACGAGGTTCACGATAACTCTTTGAACCAGAACCCACGCACAAATAGCTTTGGATACGAGCACTCTTTGGCACAAACACACGAACCACGCGCTCGTGACTATAACTCATCTTTATACAAGGAGTCTTCATTTTTAATTTGTACCCCAAGTCGCTGATGTACTCCACGAAATGCCAGTGAGAAAACACAATCAACATCTTAGGACATATCTCATGCCATTTTGAACTCCACGGAGTCCACACTCGCAAGGGACTGTTCAAATGACAATTCCACAACACCGCGCCGTTAGCCACAACTTTAAATCTTGACGAATACTCACTCAGAATTAAAGCACGCAAATCCGCACGATTACATGGCTCTAAATCGTACGCAATGCCAAAGCGAGACCAATCCACACTGCTAAAATACTTACACGTTTGAGAAAAGACATAACGACATTTCAACGGACAGAACTCCGCCAACAAGATCAACACATCCCAAGGCAACATTACATAACAATAGACCCTCACAACCCCGGCGGAGCATATGACATACATACTTTTTACAGAATAATCTTGGAATATATCTTTTTGTACTCGGCACATCAATTGAATGTATATAAACTACGGGGTGCCCTGGATTACTGTCTCCACCATGGACGAATACATGTCAGAGGATTTCTCATCTTCGTCTGACGAGGAAGATGACATTATTGAAGAGCCGGAAATATGGTGTCAGCGACAACTCGACTACTGGAAAATTGAACACGTCACAGACAATCATAAACCCCCGCCGGTCATCGAATACATTCTACACATAACCTCTTTTCACATTCGAGAAGCAACGGTATTGCCCATTGCTACAGATCCAAACAAAGTCATGGATCCCATCTCTGCAAACAACTGGCACGCATTCTGGCAAAATGGACGCGAAAATACAGATGCCAATTTTTCGTTTCAAGATTTCGATATTATCTGCGAGTATTGTCTTATGTTATGCGAAGCCGTACACGGTAACGTCTCGCACATAAGGCTTAGATCTTGTATTCTGCATTTGCTTGGGCACGGAAAGTTCATTTAATCTTCATCACCATCACAGTCCCAATCCTCATCAGATGATTGCTCCTCCTCATCAGGCACCCAATCTTCGTCTGACGATTCCTCCGCGGAATTCTCAGAAAGGGATTCTTCTTTGAACAAATGTTCCCAGTCTTCCTGCTGCCAGCCATATTTTTTTGCATCGTTAGAAAATCGTTTCCAAGGCAATGGGTCCAACCCGCCGTGAACGATCGGCGCGTCAATGGCATTCGTGATCGCATCCACAAGCGCGCGGTCGACAGACATTTCATACACACAATCCGCATGCACAAACACCACATCACACATCTTCAGTCGAGGCGACAAACGCTGAAAACATACGAGCCATACATCATTATCAAATACCTTCTTATTTTTTTGTTTCAAAACGACTTGTTTACCTGTAATTTGAGCTTGTGTTGGCGTTTTACCCACCGTACCAGAGAATTCAAGAGACATACGCGTGTTACGAAGTATAAATCACAAGTATATAGTGTTTTCCAGAACCTTGGCTAAATGGATTGCGACGGATATGCTACCAACGTCAAGGTTTTTATCAATCAACTTTGCGACATGAAAAAATGCTGCTGTAAAATTCTAGCAACGAATGTCAATGGACCAGGCGAACAAAAATGAAGACAATCAATTGCCGATTGAAATGCAGCGCCATTTGAACTTGGATGTGCGTCCCCCCTTTTACTCAGTGGTGACACGTCCAATACAGGCACAGACGGTCCGAGGATTGATATCGCAATTTTGTCAAACTCGTCGTAACGAGCATACTGTTCACCATAACGAATCGCGCGCGTGCTCCAATCAATATCAACATTCGGTTTCTTAGAACAACCACCAGGATTCATAGTTTTCCAAATTAGTTCAAACTCATTCGATCTATTTGAGTAATCTTTTTTCACTTGGTGCATTATCTCTGTGTATTGCAAGACACTCGCGTTGTGCACCCCAGGCGCAATATGAGCACCCACATTCATAATTACAATACTAGGCTCATATATATCAACCCAGTCAAGCCAATATAACCCCCTGTCTTGTGGCGCGAACGTCTTTGGCGACATCACTAAAGTATCAGACAGTGCATGTGTAATGGATGTTTCACAACCACCTTTGTCAAAGTGGATTACATTTATAAGGGCAGCTGCAGACTGTTCCATTGTAGAGTCGCCGATAAACAACACAGTGCGGTTTCTCAACAACTTACAAAACAATTTGCCATCGAAATCCAACAATTTACACATGTGTGGAATCCACTCCATTTGTAATGGGACCTTGCACTTGCATGTATGTCCAAAGTATCTAGAATACGTGTCTTGCATCCCTTGAAATGTGCGAACTAGTTTTGCACCAATTTTCATTTTTAAACGACTAGACGGGTATTTGCACTCTCCTGCAAACTGGCCCGAACAACATGGAATAGCATAAAAACGATCAGAAGATGGACTCCAGTAACCCGACCCTACTTGACTAGTTGGATCACACAAAAACCGCGCATCTAAAGATTTTCTTTTACTCAGTACATATAAGGCTGCGTAAGTGAAAGAAGCAAAAAGCATCAAAAAAACATGCATCTTAGTCATTCATTTTTTTATGTCTTTATACGTGTAGCCGGTATTTTCCATTCGTCATGTTAGGTTTAAATTATGAACTTATTTAAGTGGATGTCAATAATCTACATGAGCGCCATAAAATCGACCGCCGGCGCGAAGAGACAGAGACATATGGACACTATGCAACACGTGCCGAAAATCAAAATATTAAATTGGCAAAGTGAATCTATACTGTCCGAAAAAAAAGCTGTTTTAATCAGAGAGGGAGTAATATACTCCAAAAAAATTTCGTCTAGGGAAAAGTTTTACGTTGAAGAGGACGAGGAAGGTAGAGACATTGAGAAAAGAGGATGGTATGACTGGATTGCCTTGAATAATATCAAAATCCTAGCTAATTCACCAACATATGAAGATATTCCGCCTTCTTTACTCGAGCCACCAGCTATGCCATTTCCATTCATTCTTATTCAATTTCAAACCTGGACGTTCGAAGACAGTAGTATATATCTGCATTGTTTGGTATCCCTACGCGGCTTAACCGAGTTCTTGCCCGATTCATCTCAAAAATCTGTTGACAGTCGGGAATCTCTAAAAGAGATCGTCTCGGCTTTATTAGGCACTGATGCGATGTACAAACATCTAAAGCCGTACTTGGACGAATTTGGCATTTCCAAATCGGCCATTACACCCTATGAAATAGTATTTTGATTCACCAGCGATTCGAAATATCGATTGCCAATTGCCATCTGAGATTTCGCAAACGCAATTGCCATTTGAAATTTTCGCAAACGCAATTGCCATTTGAGATTTGTGCAAACGCAATTGCCAATTGAAATTTGTGCAAACGCAAACGAAGCATTTGCGCGCCATTTGCCATTGCCGGAAAGTATCACCACGAGAATAGGATTTTGAAATACACATAAAAGAAACGAAGTATATATTGAAAAAAGCTAATTATACTGATGATTGTGTATCAATTCCTCGGATATGCACTTCTATTAGTAGCGTCCATTTCGTCTTCCGTAAGCATGAACTTTCAAAAGTTGGCCGCCAACCAGACAGAATATAAAGATCCACGCACAAAACGAATCAAGCGCGATAGGCATTTGACCTCGCCCCTGTACTGTCGCCCACTCTTTATCATTGCACTTGTTCTTTCTGCAGCTGCATCAACATTAGACTTCCTAGCTCTGACTTTTCTGCCACCGGCTAGCGTTGGAATCTTCGGTAGCATGTCTATCATTATCAATTTGGCAGTGACACGCGTAATTTTATTTGAGAAGCCAAAGCAAAAAGAGTGGGTACCCATTGCATACGTGATCGTCGGCTGCATGCTCGCAATATCAGTTACTCCAGAAGACAGTGCGAACCGTAGCCCACCACAGTTAATCGAACGGCCACAATCCTGTATATACATCATATTCAATTGGGTTTGCTTCTTATCTGCCGCAACGGCTCTGAACAAGCTCAAAAATATACCAGAATGGATCCAACGCGTTGGGTTTCCATTCATTGGAGGTGCGCTTGGCGCACAAAACGTATGCATGGGGAAATATATGGCGTACGCGGCATCAACAACACAAGCTGGCCATTTGACTGTGCGTGCAGACGTTCTGGTTTCAACAATTTCGCTGTGTGCAGCGTCAGTACTCATACATATCGTGTGGTTGAACGAAGGTTTAAAAAAATACGACGCCTATTATTGTATTATTGTCTATCAGACAGCGTGGTTTATATTTACCACGCTCTCTGGGATAATTGTATATGATAACATTGCGCAGCTAGACACGTTTGCAACGATTGTTTTTGCAAGTGGTATTGTGACTGCCGCATACGGAGTCAGAAAAATATCAATTTTGCATGGAACTACACAAAACGAAGATTCATCTGATTCATGTTCCGACCACAATCAGCCATAGACTGGCCCTGGACCAATTTGTACAGCTCGTGCGGGTGCATAGAGTCGCTAACTGAACCATCGATTATTTCGCCTTCTTTCAAGGCCCCAATGACAATTTCTGAGCAATACCAGCGAGGCGACAAGCCAAGCCAAGTATAGGAAGTCGGTGAAGGTCGTATAGGCGACCAATACATGAAATATCCCAAGTGATTAAACCCATCTCCTTGGTGATCTTTACAGTAGGACATCATCGTATCGTACTGTCCTTTGGAACATTCCATAGATCTGAAAAACCACTCCTTTCGACTGAATCTCTTTTTCTCAAGATGAACTGCACCAGAATAAACAATTGAACACGCCAAACCAGACACGGTGTCTTTAGATGTTGGACTGTTGGGCGGGCAAAATAACAGCTCTGCGTGAATGAAAGGCGCAGAACCATCGTCAGTAGTTGCCAACGAAGCAGCTGCGCGATTTAGCCAAGAAGCTTCCAATATGTCGGAATCAGACCTTACAAAACACAGCATAATTTTATGAGTCATTTATCACTTTTTAATTTATCTACTTCCCTTTATACGTCTGTTTGTTAATCATAGTCAGAAGACTCAGCCCAACCAAGTCCAGAGCTCGAACCGTTTTCCCGGGCACTGTCAGACTCTACAGCCGAAGACTCTGCGAACTCAAGGCCAGACGATGTCTTGTCCGACGTTGACTGCGTTGCAAAATCATTATCGCTGTCCGTTTCCACCGCGGACGACTCTGCAAACTCCAAAGAACCGGAATCATTATGCTCGACGGCTGAAGATTCAGCAAATTGTAATTGGTCACTACCAAGCTCTTCGCTCTCAGATTCTTCTGCAAAATTTAATTCGTCTTCTGAAGAGGCCCAATCGTCAGACATATTTGCAACCATCTCTGCAATTGCACCGCTTGGAATATGATACTCTCTCGCGTCTGGTGATGGATTAAGCATCATAAGACCTGGTCTTGGGGGGGCGGCTTCTGAATACGATTCCAACATGTCGTCTTTGAATAATGCTTCCTGACCATCGTCGAATTGAACCACATTCATTTGATCAGTCAGGCGTCTGACAACTCCGGTTTTGTCCGCATATTTTCCTCTAAGAACTCTAACCCTGTCGCCGACATTGAATGCGCGCTCCGGTTCATCGTCAGTGGCATCGTCTTTCTCTTCTTCGTCAGTGGCGCCGCGTTCTTTCTGCAGTTCTTGCAATGCAACGTCACGAGCTCTCTCAATGACCGCTGGCGCAACAGGGTATCCGTTCACGGATAACCCGTTCTGATCGTCGGCGGCAACCTCTTCTTCTTCGCCATCTTCTTCGCCTACTTGTTCCACTTTAAATTGAACCCACCTTACAGAATACAATTCCAACATGTCGTCTTTGAAGAGTGCTTCCTGACCATCGTCTAATTGAACCATATTCTTTTGAGCAGTCAGGCGTATGACAACTCCAGTTTGGCCCTCATATTTTCCTCTAAGAACTCTGACCCTGTCGTCGACATTGAATGCGCGCTCCGGTTCATCATCTGTGGCAACATCCTGGCCTTCGCCCTCTTCATCATCAGTGGCAACATCCTGGCCTTCGCCCTCTCGGTCATCAGTGGCAACCTCTCCTTCTTCGTCAGTGGCAACATCCTGGCCTTCCCTCTCTTCGTCATCATTGACAACCTCTTCTTCGCCAGTGGCAACATCCTGGCCTTCGCCCTCTTCTTCGTCAGTGGAAACATCCTGGCCTTCGCCCTCTTCTTCGCCTTCTTGTTCACCGACTGCAGAATACGATTCCAACATGTCGTCTTTGAATAATGCTTCCTGACCATCGTCAAATTGAACCACATTCATTTGATCAGTCAGGCGGCTGATAACTCCGATTTTGTCCGCATATTTTCCTCGAAGAACTTTGACCATGTCATAGACCCAGAATTTGGGACTGTTGTATTCGTCAATCTTATCTTGTGGGATACTTTCTGAAAAAACTGTGCCGTCTTTTTCTTTAAAGTATTTACGAATGGCGATCTCGTTTTCAATTTGCTGTGAGCCAATTACTTTATGCGCACTGAATATAGCAAACTCCAGCGGGTCAAACGTTTTGTTGTCGTCTTCGTCCATGGCATTGTACAAAGATTGCCACCCTTCCAAATTATCGATTCGAGGACCAACGCCAAGCGCTCTTTTGAGTTCAAGCTCGCTTTTCAAGTAATTCCTCAATTCCGTTTTGGTGAGTGTCTTATCGTTATTTTTGTCCGCGTCCTTGAATACTGACGTAAATAGATCTGCATAGTCCGCGAAACTACTAGGATTGCTGTCGGCAATCGATTGCTCAAGATTACTGAGTCGAATATCGGGTGCCGACTGCTGGCGTTTGGATTCGCCTTCGCCGCCGCGTTTGGATTCGCCACCGCGTTTGGATTCTTGTTGATCTTGAGAGTCATCTCTTGGCAATGGTGGAACTCTTGGCAGGACATCGTCTTCAAAGTCTGAGTTACCAGGTGTCAAATCCGAGTCAGAATCGTTTGCAAAATCAGAGTCTTCTGCAGAGTCTTCTGCAAGCCTGAGTTCGAGTTCCTTGCCAGCATGAATGCGTTTAACTCGTTTACGGTATCCGTCTTGATCCAGATATATGGTAGGTTCAACAAATTGTACCATCTTTAGGAAGTTGTCATCGTCGAAATCATTTGCGTGGCACAGATCAATGATATCTTCGCTTGTTTTATTTAGATGTTGTGGTAGTTTTGACACACGGTCTTGAAAGACACGCATCGAGAACCTTGCCTTTTGTAAGTTGAAAGAGGAGTTCGTTCTAATTCTTGGTTGTGTGAGCCTTAGAATTCTTCCAGCGACGCCTCTGCATCTCGCCCGGAATGTAGGATCATCCGTATCAAGTTTGTACGTCTGGCGTTTCGCAGCAGTTGCTTGGCGCTTGATGACAGTGCGGATGGACACGGTGTTTGAGACAAGTTTCGTGTCGCCATTTTCGTAATGAAGTCGTACGTTCCCGCCTGTCAGTTCCGGCTGTACTACCCTTGTTCCATTTCCGCCAATTTGTGTCCAGCTCTGTGATTTGTTCTGATATTCCCAGTGATATTTATTTCTTGCACTGTTGGGGAACTTATTTGGCCTGACCATACCATTTCTGTAAATGATGAGTAGTGTTTTTATGACCTTTTGTCTGTACTGCGGGGTCATTTCCTCGACTCTCGTTAGGTCTCGTTTGGCCTTTTCGAGCATAGATTGTAGTATTTCTGTATTCTTCTCGTGCGAATACGCTTGCATGACAGTCTTTCTGAAGTTTTGCATTAGATTTTGCGCTTCTTCTCCGGCTGCGTTTTCTTTGCGTTTTTGCGCTTCTGATATTTTCCTGGCTGTCAGAGCCTGACTAAGTTTTATTTCTTGGTTGAGTGCCCTTTGCAATTTGTCTCGTAGGTCTTTTTTAGCCTGAATAATTTGTTTATTTGGGACATTATCGTGGTAGAAGTGTTTGTGTTCTTCCATAGAATCCGTTGCTATGAGACGAGCAGTGGGGTATATATAGGGTCGAATGGTTATTGCTCCCTCTGATGCAGGCAAAATGTTTTCGCAAACAAAGAAATATATATCGTGACAAGCCGACGTCCCGGTGGCAGCGTTGTTCTGTGTATGGTGTGGGTCTGTGCATTGTATTGTGTATTGCATGGTGGATGCTCCGTGATACCACACCTGTCCAATTTGTGAAACCCAGCGTCGCTGATTTCAACGCGCCGCCTGGTGATATGGTCACGCGGGGGCAATTAGACGATGTTTATTGGCGTGTTTCCATACGACATGCCGCAAATCAACTTGCCGGGGTATGCAAGGGCAATGAATATTCCGTGTTGACGCACAAGAATGTGTTAATGGACGGCGATCGTATGCGCGAATCGTTTATATATTTGTGCAATCCGGTTGGAGGTGATATAGTGTCTGTACTGAATGCTCGATACGTGTTGACGGGTTCGTCAAAAGAATCGGTGTCGTGTGTCGAAACGTACGGTAATGTGACCAAGACAATCGTCCGAAGCTATCCGTTTTCATTGAAATATATATGTGGACAAACGTTTACCCAAAGAACTAGAGTTGTCAGGGAGGCTGTAGAGGCTTGTACTTGGTTGCATGCGATCGATATTGTAGAATCGGTTTGGGATTGACCTATAAATAGGGCATGTTTTTTTGCATAATGGATCACGGTGTTTTCCTGGACAAAAATGAAATTGAAGTTGCCAGCACATTTATGCACAAAACACCGATGATATATACATGCAGAAACGTGCTTCAACAGCATCTTTTTGGCAATGGTATATTGTTTAATCACAGACGTGGCCGCATACGCCCGGATCCCCATATGCAAGAGATCATGTCTGATTTTTGGTTGCCCTTTTGTCGAGATATGTTCGACAGTGCAATGTCGTGTGGTATTGTGGCCGTACGCGTCGTGACTCTGCAAGATGGATTACGAATCCCAGTGGTGCTCGAGCCCAACTGTGCGCAAATAAAAATGACGTACAACTATGGTATCCGTGAATATGTCGTGCTGGATGCTCAACAGGAAGAGATACCAGATACGCTTGTCATCGACACATTTGGGTACTCTGCGTCTCCAGAGGGAAAGATACGATCAATTATTTGCAACTTGCTTCCACAGATCAGATATATAAACATGATGATGGGCACAGCCTTGACTATGGAGAGGAAGCGGTCAGACCCCGTTATTTTGACGGAAGCCGTAGATACCAGGGTCGATACCGTCGAAGGTATCAACTATGATTTTTATGCGGATGGTGACATGCAAGATAACTCAGACCGAAATAAGTTCCACAGAAATCGTTCTAATGTAGCTCAGCTGGCTCACCAACAAGCCATGTACGATCACTTCTTCGCCGGAGGCCCTAATCCTTCCACAGGTTCTGCGGTACTAGACAAAGTTGTCAATTTGCCATTGGGTCAAAAGGTTGTCAACGTACCGCTTCAAGGTGGTCGCAGCGATTTAGTGAATCAAATAAAGGCATTTGAAGATATTGTGTGTGGAGTCATGGGTGTGCCCCGTTCCCTTATTATGTCAGATACGCCCCATAAGTCAGACTCGGAAGGTACACACCAGACATTTCAAAAAACAGTCATGGCGTGGAAATCGTCCATACAATCCGCTTGCGAACATGTCTACAACATAATATATGCAGACTCGATCAAAACGCAACTCATGAAGGCCATTGGCAATAACAAGAGAAAACGAAAAGAAGATGTGTCGGATTTGTACAAACTGAAGAAACGGTTACAGGTCGAAATAGTTTTCCCTGTTTCACCATTTATGGGCCACGAGCAATTATACACCCATTATCAGCGTGGCGTGCTGCCGTGGGATACATATGTAGAACACGCGTGTGCCCATGGGTGTTTGCCCCACGTGAAAATGCCAGAGCCTGTTGAGACGACGTCAGATGACAATAGCCCATCATCGTCAAGTAGTGATGCTGTAGGCAATGGCGACAATAGTGAGGCGAAAAGTGACAAAGATAACAATGATGATTCGAAAGATAAGAAAAAGAACCAAAAGAACCAAAAGAAGAAAGATACAGAATAACAATAAAAAATAATTATTTGTCTTCATGGTACATTGAGTCGTAAGCTGACATAATCTTGTAATCTATATGTGATAGGAAATGCTGGTTGCTTTTCTTGGTAATGGCCACAAATACTGCGCCGTGCCTGGGTGTATTGGCAGCTTGTTCAGCTTTGACACGCAGCTCTGCAATTTTATTGCTGTGCGCATCCGAATTGGCATTCACAAGTTTTTGAAGAGTTTCCGCGGAAAGTTGCATACACGTTACGTTCGAGTGAAGACCTGGTCTGTGGAAGTTGACTCGAAGTGTGAGATCGGCTGATTTCAACTTTTCTATAATTTTTTCAATGGACATGGAAGTTCCATAGGTTTCGGTCGTCTGGTACAGAAGTGTTCCTGCACTCTGAACTTTTCTGGTTTCGTTCATTTCAAAAATGTCTTTGCCCTCCTTTCTTAAACTTCGAAGTTGTGCAGCTTGGTGTGCGACATAATCTTTCCTATATTCGCCAGCACCAATTGGCTTGACTGTTGCTTCAAGTATAATGTGGTGTTGTGCGGTTGGCGTGCGCGCCTCTGCACTGACTGTGGAATCGTTCGAGTTGGACCTGAAAGCTAGGCGCGACATAATACTCGAAATACAAATCTTTATATACTGCGTTTTCTATAAAACTAAAAATCTAGTGCTGTTTGATCAAGACGAGTTTTCGCGAGGGTTGTAGGTGTCTTTGCTTTCTGGCTTGGATATCTGTGCTTACAATCGTCTGTAGAACTGCGCTGAAAAGATTTGCTCACAACGAATAGAATCTGCGACGCAGAGAATATGAGTGGTGTCAATACTGACTCTGTGCCCATTTTCAGCAAAGATCCGTTATGCATCCGTAAGATGACGACCACGTACATACCGGCAAAACTTATAATGGTCATGAACGACCAGATGGCCTGGGCATTACGAGGCCCACAACAAGGCGTGATCTCCTTGCGTCTGTCTACTACAGGGTTTAGCGAGTAGTATGTATGCATATATAACTCGTTCAGGGCAATGACCAGAATATGCCAAGACAGCATTGAAAGAAAGATAGTCCTCCATTCAGAGTCGTCCTCATCATCGCTCAAGTCGTACAGCATAACCGATAGATATAGCCAGAATATACCCAGAACGATATCGTGTAACAACCATAACGAGTACACTTTCCTAAAACGCATGATAATTTCCTTGCTTGAGATTTGCGCGGCAACCTGGGCATATTTTGGATTCGCGGCGCATTGAATCAGACATACAAACATAGGCAAACAGGAAATCAGCCACAATACGACAGTTGCCGACCAAAGACAGGAAATAAAAAAATAATGCCCTGACAAAAATCTTTCTCTGTCAAACCAGCTCGTGGCACAGGCAATCACGGCAGCCAAACCAGAAACTGCGCGCAATAAGATAGTCGCCCACTTTACAAAGTCAGGTTTCGACCACATTTCGTGTATTAAACAACAATCTGTTCTCGTCATTGCTCGAATGGCCGTGTTGTATAATAGCCCTTGGGCATACATGGATTTGATATCTGACGTTGTCAGAAACATAATGGTAATTGAAGCTATCGCAAAAAATGGACCAGGTAAAGCGGCCCACCACGCCCACATGAGGGCAATGCAAGAGAATGCAAATAATACGTACATTACTTAAAAAAATCTATATTTAAATAGGTTCACTTTTAAAAAAAGGTTGCATGGAACGATATGATACTATTGCATTTTGGATTAGCAACAAAACAGAATTGCCAACAAATTGGCGAGACACTTTAAATAATGACAGTGTCGAATCCGAATGGCTATTGAACCCAGAACTTTGCCAACTGACACCTAAAGACATGGTGACATTTCTCAAACGTAGCTCTGACCATGCGATGGCCGCGTCAAAGAAATACATAGCGGCATCCGAAAACGACATACCACAATCGTATTTGCACTGGTGGTGCTTCACATACTATGCAATCATTTCCAGAAAAAACACGACGAATATATACACAGTAGCCGAAAGATGGCGTCCAAAAATCGAAGAGTGGAATGACATGGTCAGAAGCCCAGAAACAAAAACCAATTCCATTTCGACGACTGCTACGACTATAGGCATATTCCAACTTTGGCTAGACATATTGTTCCTAGATATATCCATGTACAAAGACGAAAAAATGAGGCTAAATGTTCCTCGACTGGTCAATCGCGATATAAAATGGATAAAACACGAACATCAAGCACCAGTCCAACAAAAAGAGACGCGCCGAAGGACATTAAAGTATATTATGTCGCAAGGCAAAGCTATGTTCAACGAACGCGGATGGACCACCGGCATAGAGTACTGGAATGATGAATGTAAGAAATTTTCAATTCTTAGTTGATTTTAACATAATCGAAACATCTAATAAATGGAGCGCCAGCATGAATCCAGAGAGACATCCGATAAAGAACAGAATGGTCAACAAGAGGACCACTCTCATCTCACCATGCGAATTACACATGACCATGAGAGCTACCAGCAATATGTAAACGGAAATGCCAATGGATGACAGCAAATTCTCAGCCATGAACACGTCGCTGAATGTGCCATCGGACAGAACTAATGCCAGCACAATGCCTATGGCAAAGAAACACATAATGACCAACCAATATATTTTTGTAATGAAACTTTGAAGATCGCGCAACTTCATTAACTCGTAGATAGAGTCGGCCTTCATCTTGCCAGATTCAAGGTCGGGAGCGAGCATTTCGTCTGATTCAGTTGTACCATTACCAGCACGTCGCGACATTTTAAAACATAAGAAAAACATTAAATAGGACCAAGTGATTACGTTTATGGATTTAAACTATTTTTTGACTTGCACTCGTTCATTGACAATCTGTATTTCATCATTTCTACTTGCCGCCGTAACGCAGCGACTTCAGTCTTGGACGCTGACAATTGCTGACTGAGCGAACCGTTTTCCTGCAATGAAGCCTGGTACGCTTTGTTCATCGTGTTCAGATGCACCTTCAGGGTCTCTTTCTCGTGCTGTGATTCGCAATACAAATTGCGCAATGTTGTAACGTGTGGAATAAGGAACGCAATGGCTTCCTCTGCAGTTGGCACCGTTGCCCGAAGACGCTTACGAAGATGAGTCAATTCGTTATCGAATTCTGCAGGTCTCTTGTTTGATGCGCGCCCTGCCGTCCAATCAAAAGACGACACGTGCACGCACTGGCGCTTATTAATATCCAGGCACTCTTGATACGGCAAATGTCTTTTCAACGAGTGTGTCGAGTCCAACAAGACATGGCCATCTCGACCACGCTTCGACATTTTGATACTTTTGTTCAAGCATTTATACGGACTTTAACATACTCCGAACATATTCGAATAGACGATTAACATGTCGCACCTGCAGGGTCTCGGGCATGTCTATTCACATCTCACCAAAATGGCTTGTGGAAGCGTGGTACGGCAAGACACCGTTCAAGTCTCTGCCGGTGTTGACTATCGCGGACAAACAGCTCAAAGTCACAGTTTTAAGAGAACACGGCATTGGCATGCGCTCGGTTACGACACCAGTTGCGTTATGCGACCAACAAACGTACTGCTTTCAAGTACCAAATGCTTTGCGCGCATTCGTGTACAATACTCAATACGCAAAAGATATACAGTTACTTTTTAAGGACAACAACCTGGAAATATCCGTCGAGACACCGTCAATTGCAATTCAGTATCGCATACCTCATCTGGCACCTGCCCAAGACAATTTCATCCGTAACTCGTCGAAAGATACTCGTGTCGAAATTGGCTCACAAGATTGGACAAACGTTTGCAAGACCATGCCACAAAACGGGCAAATTCAAATCGAATGCACCATGAACAAAAGGATGGTCACCGTAAAACATTCAAAGAATAATTGGTGTGCTTGTATTATGGCAAGGACCAAAGCCACAAAGTCTGCTCGATTTGTTGGCAATTCTAGTTGCACGCGATTTTGTTTCAAACATGTAGAACACTTGCCAGCATTCGGATCATTAATATTTATGGAATGCGGTGTGGTACAATGGCAATGCGGCTTTGTGACCATTTATTTGGCACCACAAGATGACTAATTATATATTTTCTTTCTTTTTTTTTAATTTCTACTAATATAATGTGTAATGGACCATTCGTCTATCTTTTTGATGAACTCAATATACTCGTCCGACTGCAACATTTGTTGATATGGGTTGCCGCCAGTTCCCGGTGTAAGATATATGGAACCGAAAACACGTGCGAAGGCATTGTCCAAAATAGCGTCAAATGATGGTTGAGTGCCGGATGTATGCAAAATAGCTGAGAATCGATCTCTTAAAACTTTGCCATCAGGAATACCTCCATCGGAATTGACTGCAGAAATAGATCCATATTCAGATTCTTGAGCCGGTGCTAATACATAATGTTCGAGCTGGCTCACTGTATTTTCCAAAAGAATGGATTGTGTACACAAAAACATAACGTCGATAGAATAAGGATTGCCTGCACTATCGGAAGGAGAACCAAAATTGCACAGACTATCGCCTGCAATTTCATTTCCATAGTTCGAATACGTTTGCATTGTATCTTGACCTTGGGCGTCAGCGCCATTCATCTCGTCCAAAAATATATCTTGAATTTGCCAATTAGACGCATATCCTTGAATATATTGTGTCACCGTTGACGAAACATTCGTCGAACCATATCCCGTAGGTACATAACCATACAAGCGAACATTTGAGAGTTGTTTCAATTGTTGAATGAGGTCCGCCCAGCTTAGGTTTGGCGCGACTAATGAATCTGCGCCATTACTTGGGTTGATGATGACATGGAAGTGTACTCGTGGGTATGCTTTTGCTGTTTCAATGAAAAGGACCCATTCTGGCGCCATGTTATTGTGCGTTCCATTCCAATTGTGTGGATACACATATATTGGCGCGATGACCGAAAAGTAGGGTACACAAGTTGGCGTTGCTTCTTTGACTTCATTTTGCTCATGAATTGTTTGCAGTTGACGGCATATGGTTGAATCCTGATCGGCAAGTGTTTGGACAGATGTTGGGCCAAAGTTGTTGGTCAAATGTCCGCGCCACTGTATACACGTTTCTGTTGTGTTTGCAACGGCAGAACCACATTTATCTGATTCTGAGAGTGGCGTGGCTGCATCGGGGTTGTGATGAAGCTCAAAAGAGGCATACATAATTGGGCATGAGTGAAGTGCGGAATGATACTGAATGGAATTGACACACTGGCCCTGGCAATTCACAGCGCCAATGGCACCACACGTTCCTGTTGAACTATCCGCACATTTGTAAGGATGCACTGCACAATCAATAAATGTACATTGCGATACGTCTGTGAGTGTTTCTTTTCCTTCTGTGCACGGCACACATTGAGTACCAGAAATGGTAACAAACTGCCCCTCATTATTGCGAGTGTCTGAGCCGTCTGCACATTGTTGACATGCGTCATTACCCGTTTGGAATTTGCCAGCCTCACAGGCAACACATTGTGAAGCTGCAATGGTAACCGGACTATTCGTCTCATTCAATGTTTGAGAGCCAGCCGGACATTGCTGACATTCGTCAGTACCACTCTGATAGTGCCCAATAGCACAAGCGGTACATGCAGTGGCCTCCATAGTGACGTACACATTATATTCATAATAACGATCAAATACACGCACTTGACCAGCTTCAACTCCATTCCCATCATGCCCCACAGACCCAATGGCAACCGTCGACCCATGATAGTTTGTAGCTATAGATGCTCCACTAAAGTCACCCGATGATTCGCCAATATTGTTTGTTTGGAGAATCCAAGCATCTGCAGCTGTACTCCAAAAATAACTCCTCACGTGACCGGAATCCACCTTTATGCCATTTGCATCGGTTCCATCATTCATAATGGCCCCGACAAAAAGACGCTCACCGTTACCGGAAAGCGCTATAGAATAGCCGCTCAAATCGCCACTAGAGTCGCCGATTATGTCTTGACCTTTAGGCAGCCAGTCATTCAGATTAGGGTAAGTTGATCCACCCCATCTGTAATAAACTCGCACATGCCCAGAGCTCTGCCCATTCCCATCATTGTGAATTGCGCCAATGGCTAACACATCTGTATAGCCCCCGTCTTGTAGGTCTACGGACCACCCACTTGCATCGCCCGGATACTCGCCCTTAATCTCTTTTACGAGCCCCCAAATTCCATTGGAAAATGTATATATCCGCGCTGCGCCAGAATCTAGTCCATTTGCATCAGTACCCACGGCACCTATAGCTAAAACTAAATCCGGGTCCTGAACAATTGAAACAGAATAACCACTGTTTTCGCCAGGAGTTAATCCTTCAATAGCTTGGCCTTTTTGTGTCCAAGTCCCAGTGTGCCATTCAAAGACGCGTACATGGCCTTTTCCACCATTAGCCCCGGGCGAACCAATCGCTATTATGTCTCCAGAAGGACAATCTATGGCAAGACCACTACCGTCCTGCGCGACTTCTCCATCGATATCCAATCCTCTTTGTACCCATAACGAATTTGTCAAATCGAATATGCGCACGTGGCCAATTCTTGTTTCATTTCCATATTCACCAGAATTACCATGAGCACCAATGGCTAACACATCTCCATTTTTATTGAGTTGTACAGAGCAACCGCTAAAATCGCCAGGCATTTCGCCGATAATTGTCTGGCCAACTTGGCTCCACGCCCCAGACTGATAGTCGAACACACGTACATGACCGCGATCTGTACCGTTCAAGTTACTTGCTGGCGAACCCACAGCTACCCTTTTAGTGCTGGTGGCAAGTGAGACAGAACCACCAGCTTGATCCCCTGGTAGCAAACCGTCAAAATCGCCAATTTTGACGTACTCTACAGTATCGCCTATAGTACTGTAACCGTCTTCACATGCTTGGCATTCGGAATCGCCAGTCTGATACTTGCCAATTGCGCAAGGCGTACATAAAGTGGCCTTCGAAGTTACAAATACATTTGATGCGTTTTGGGTCTGACTTCCATCTAGACAATCCAGGCAAGTGTGATCCATAGAGTATTTTCCCACAGAGCATGTTGTACAAGAAGTTGGAAGTCCTGATACAAAAACTATTTCATGACCAGGCTCGCATGCTACACATTGTGTCATTGTTCCGGATGCCCGCCAATAGCCGGCTGCACACTCTGAACAATCTGTAGCGCCCAAATCTGTATACACTTCGCCAAACTCGCGTTCATAAGGATGATAACCATTACCGGTACCATTCGTTATTTCCCTACCATCTCCACACAACATGCATCGTAATTGATACGCCAGAACCGCCGTTCCATTATTCGTGTATGGCATGGGACCTGTACTAAATCGCCTCGAATACTTGCCACCACTGCAAAGACTACAGACATGTCCACCGCCCGTCGAGGCAATCAGGTTTCCTGTAGAACCCACTCTAAATGTGCCAGTTCCGTCTGGACAATCAGAACACTCTGCATTATTTTGGGATACTTTGCCATAAGGACACCCACGACAAAGATTTGCACCCGAAGTGACGTATGTAAAATCGCTATAGGTTCCAGACAATGTCATCGTGCCATCGGTACATGCAGTGCACACGCCAGAACCACCAGCATTATACTTACCAAATGAACATTCCTCACAATTCGTGGCACCCGATGAGACATATGTACCGTTCACATTCTGAGTCTGTGAGCCCGCAACACAAGATTGGCATTCCAAAGAACCTGTTTGATGCTTTCCGTACGAACAAGGCAAACATTGCGTCGCGCCTTCGGTCACAAATTGGTTCATCGCATCGCGAGTATCTTGGCCATCCGGACACGATACACATTGACCATGCGTGCCTGGGGTGTCTTCGCACGTAAATGAAAGCGCACACCTATGGCACGAATCCAACACACAAAGATTCTCAAAACTATGATAGTCTGCATCTGTATCACATTGTGATACAAACGCCATAGATGTATCCGATGTATCAACTGACTCATACTTTTCCACACAATCACTGCCGGTCCATTCGCAACATGTCTGGTAAAAATCCCTATCATCGGCCAGGTTCGGGTTATAATCCGGATTTGAGGGATCCATATTGCTTGCAGTCCCTTGGCAATACGCTTGATCTATGAGGTCAAGCGTCGAGTCGCGTGCACTATCGCAACCACTACTATGTGCGTTTGGACCTGTCATATCTTTCATAGTGACACAAATCGCTGGCAAAGATGCATTCAATACGCTCACTTCATACACACCAAGTTCTGCACAATTGCCGCCAGAACATGCAACATGATCCATCACACCTGCGAATTCGCTACCATCATTAAATATCATTGGACATTCAAAATCAATAATGCCTTCCCCCAAAATTTCAGCTATGCATTGATCTACAGATAGTTCCATAATACTCAACCCGCTGCTATCCATAAATGTATGTAGGGCATCTGAGTTTTGAACAAAAGATACATTGCCATCAGAGGTTTTCGAAAGAACACCAATGTCAAAAGCAGTTTGACGGCCACCAATCTCTGAAATTGCAATTCTAGTTGGCTCTTCAATCTCCAATCGAATATGAATATTTGTACCATTGTGGGCATTGCCCAAACTCAGGCGTCGACCCCCACGCTTCACCAAGCGCAAATGCTGCCCACATGTGGAAACAAGTAAAAGGGCCATCAAAAACATCAACATCGTATGCAGATATACTAATTTCTTAAATAGTGTATTTAAGACTCCCATAACCATACCATGAAGAAAAACACATACATGAGACTATTCTTCCATTGTATGGGAGAATGTGACTTTGACGTCGTGTTCATGCACAACTCAAACATCATTTGCCAGCAACGATTTCAAGAGAATAACACTTGCTTTGGTGCGTATTTTGGAACATACAAAACACACACATATGTACAATATGATACAATACCCTACCTTAACTACTCGGTTCACTTGGGCAATTCGTCCATTCCATTTTCGCACTCTGAATATCAAAGACCAATTATATTTCAACCCGGCTTTCCTCGACCTCGTGGAATTCGGCACGCGGTTCATTCACACTATTTTTTAGTCAGATTTGCCGTTCTAGCAGTACTATGCGTCATTGCATTGGCTATACTTAGGGTTAAATCACCGCTTAATAAAGACAAACATCCTAACCCCATAAAAGCTTCCAAACTTTCACACGCTCGAGTAGATAAGAAACTAAAAATTTGACAGCATATAAATCAAGTGTATTTGATTCCAATCCATATTATGTAACGCATTTTAACTATATAACGATTATGTCATATTTTATTCGCGATGTCCACGAAATGCACAAAAATGCGCTGGTTCCTGTTCATTTGCTTATTTTTACAAGTGTTCGCTTTTGAAGACGACGATGACGATGATTCCGACGTCGGCACAACCATCGGAATAGTAAGTTGATTTTCTTAACCATGATTGTTTTTCTTTACATTTATCTAACTCGTCATCTGCTTTCAAACTTCTAATTAAACAGGACCTTGGAACAACATATTCATGTGTGGGAGTTTTCCGCAACGGTGCCGTCGAAATCATCGCAAACGATCAAGGCAATAGAATTACACCGTCTTATGTGGCGTGGAGCGGTGATGAACGGCTTGTGGGCGATGCTGCGAAAAACCAGGCGACCATTAATCCAGAAAATACTGTCTTTGACGTCAAACGTTTGATTGGGCGCAAGTTCAACGATAAGACGGTTCGTGCTGATAAGAAGTTGTTCCCATTCGACATTGTGGACAAAGGTAGCAAACCGTATGTTCAGGTGACCATCAACGGAGAGAAGAAACAATTTGCCCCAGAAGAAGTCTCAGCCATGATTCTTCAAAAGATGAAGTCAACTGCTGAGAATTTCTTGGACAAAGAGATTCAACACGCTGTCGTCACAGTCCCTGCTTACTTTAACGATGCCCAGAGACAGGCTACGAAGGATGCAGGCAGGATTTCAGGTCTCTCTGTAGAACGCATTATCAACGAGCCAACAGCCGCTGCAATCGCGTACGGTCTTGAAAAGAAGGGGGGCGAGAAAAACATTCTTGTATTCGATTTGGGCGGTGGTACCTTTGATACAACACTTCTGACTATTGATAACGGGGTTTTTGAGGTCCTCGCGACAAATGGAGACACACACCTGGGTGGATCGGACTTTGATCAGCGAATTATGAAGTATTTCATGAAAATGTTCAAGAAGAAGCACAAAGTGGATCTTTCACAGGATAAGCGCGCGATGCAAAAATTGAGAAGAGAATCAGAACGCATTAAGCGCGCTTTATCGACACAGCCTCAGGCCCGTGCCGAGATTGAAGCGTTGTACGACGGCATTGATTTTTCAGAACCATTGACGAGAGCGCGCTTTGAGGAACTGAATTCAGACTTGTTCAAGAAAACTTTGGGACCGGTCAAGAAAGTATTGGATGATGCTGGACTGAAAAAGTCAGAGGTAGACGAGTTGGTTTTGGTGGGTGGTTCAACGCGCATTCCAAAGGTTCGAGCTATGCTACAGGATTTTTTTAACGGAAAACGTCCAAATGCTGGCATTAACCCAGACGAAGCGGTAGCATATGGCGCGGCGGTCCAAGGCGGCATTTTGTCTGGGGATGGTGGTGACGCTACGAAGGATATTTTGCTGCTTGACGTCACACCGCTTTCTCTTGGCATTGAAACAGTTGGTGGCGTCATGACCAAACTCATTGAACGCAATTCTGTCATTCCGAGCAAAAAGAGCCAGACATTTTCAACATACCAGGACAATCAAAACTCTGTAATGATTCAGGTCTTTGAGGGCGAAAGAGCCATGACCAAACATAACCATGCCCTTGGAAAGTTCGAACTCACTGGTATTCCACCGGCACCTCGCGGCAAACCCCAAATTGAGGTCACATTCGAAATTGACGCCAACGGGATTCTTCAAGTCTCCGCAGAGGACAAGGCCTCAGGCAAAGCAGAGAAAATTACCATCACCGCAGAAAAGGGAAGACTGTCAGAGGACGACATTGAACGTATGGTGCAAGAAGCGGAAGAATTCGCGGACGAAGACAAACGCACAAAGCAAAAAGTTGACGCCAGAAATGCCTTCGAAGGCTATTGCTACAGTCTCAAAAATTCACTACAAGACGAAGATAAGGGCATTCCTGACAAAATCAGCGAAGAAGAACAAGAATCTCTCGAAGAAGCCATCAAGGACGCGTTGGAATGGCTTGGCGACAACGAAGAAGCAGAGAAAGAAGACTACGAAGCCAAGCAAAAGGAACTCGAGGACATTGCCAATCCTATCATGCAACAGGCGTACGCACAAGATAGTGAACAACCAGGAGATGACGACGACGACGAAGATGACGAAGACGAACTTTAAGTATAATTTACAAATATGATTATTAATAAACACATCTTTCATAACGAATCGAAATGAACGCGTCTGTAAGCGACAATTACACCAAGCCGTACGAATTTGATTCTGGGTCGCCAGATGAGAACCGCACTACCACCATTATATTGTCTATAGTCATGCCAGTTTTGCTCGTTCTTTTCTGTATTGGTTACGCTGTGTGGGATATGGAGCGAAGCACAAGACCAGACCAAGCAAGAGCCCCGAAAAAGCAGCCCAGAGTCCAGACCAGACTTCAAACTAAAAAAACCCTCAAAGTTCAACCTCGGATTATGTCGATCGATCAGGAAAACAAGGAAAACAAGGAAACTCAGAACGCTAGTGCAACACGAGAAATATTACTCACGTGAAGCTTTAACCCTAACATGTGAGAATACCGTATAAATATATTCGCATCATCAAAAACATGTCTGAACATTATCTGCGTGTCCGCAGGCTTCTAGTAGAAATCCTAACTGAAATTGTGAAACAAAAAACCTTTAGAGAAAGTTTCAACTTCTTTCAAGACGATGATTCCGGAGAACATACTGCAAAACAACTTCTGAACGAGGATTCTGAGTTATCCAAACACATATCAGATGTTCATCAGCAGATGTCCGACTTAGAAAAACATTTTTTTAAGAGGGAAAAGTTGTCGACTAATGGTTGGCAACCTTCGGACACTGACATTACCACGTGTATATCAACCAACAAAGAAGACTGCACAACAACAAGTATACGCTTAGACGGTAAAGACCAAGGATTAACTTTGGATGATATCGAATTCTTTGAATTGTGTGCATTTGCCAACGACTATACTAGAACGGTTCAAGACACACCAGCACAACGGGTCATGGACAGACGCAGACAATCGGTTAGTCTTTACAGACAGTTTGTATCTCTCCAATAGATGCAGCAGGCGCCGCCGCACTAGCTGTACTAGGACAAAATTCGTTTAAAACACATGTGCTTAAATTTTAAGGGTTAGTCATTCATAGTAAGACCTCACTACTGGCCTTAACATTTGCATCGAAGACTTTTTGCCATTTGCCGACCTGCCCAATGTATACTCCGTCTCTCCAATAACTTTTCTTACGTTGCTTGGTCAATTCAGTGGCCTCGAATGGCTGACCACTTTTTGTTTTGCCTACGTACACGAATTTTTGATATCTTCTTTGAATCTCGGAATATAATGCGTGGCTCGTGGGCATCGCCTCGTTCATAATATGAGCGCGCTCGTTTATATGTAAAAATAAGTTCAAAATATGATTCATTTGCGCAGTTAAAGCAACGCGAATGGAGTATAAACAATTCGCGTTGCTATACGATGTACCACGAATTATTCTGGCTCGTCATCGTGTTTGGTGTGGGTGTTTTACTGACATATATCAATTTGATGAAGAGTGGTGTGTTTCTGGGTTCTCTTGCTGATCCAATTCCAATTCGCATTTGGACAATTAGCATGGTGTTGACAGTGGCTTCTTTTGTGTACGTATCGAATCAATGGATTTGGCACTTACCGGCGAACTCAACTGTCTTTGGTATGTATAGTATATTTTTGTTAGGTGGGCTGACTTGGGCGCCAATGATTGGTGACGCGCTCAGGCGAGAACGAAAGACCTTGTGGGTAGCTTTGTCTTTATGGTTGGCTGCTACCGGATGCATCGGTTTGTTGGTTATGTCTTGCAATCATCCAGACAATCCATTACTGATTGCTAGCTCGGCATGGTTGGTTATGCATCATGTGTTTGTGGATGCGATAGCGTGGTATACACGCTGGCAACCGGCAGTCGCACCTTTGCCTTTGTTCACTATGGGTTCTAGCTTGGTTGGCACTAGCGTGCCGAAAATCTAGAATATATATGAATATTAAAAAACGGGGGAAAACGCAAATTAGTTGTCTAATTCTTTAATTATATTTTGTAATGCGAGAGCGTATTCTTTCAAAAATTCAGATCTTAGTAATAGATCTCTTTCTTGTAACGGTTCTCTGGTTTGTGGATCGGTGCCCTTCGCGCGCACCCAGGTAAGCAACTGCACTCTGTCATAGTAATGATCATTCAGAGGTGTTTTGACAAGATCCGATGAATAATCCTGAGATATAGGACATCTGAGCATGTGCGTAACTTCTTCCCATTTCGGACTTTCTTCGTATTTTCCTTCGAGTTTTTCCATAATGGAACAAAGAGCAGATGTAACATTCGCGACAACGGCTTCCAAGATCATATTGGGCACAATATCGTCGCAAAGTTCAATCGCTTTGTCTGCAAATTTCTGTTGTTTTGTTTGGCGAATCATAAACCGACAAACATTTTGAGACACAGAAGTTCGATTATCGTTTAACAAAATTTCAATGTGTCCAATCCTGGAATGGGCACATGCGTGTTCTAAAGGCAATCGCTTGTTCTTCAACTTTACGTTTGGATCAAGTCCTCTGTTCAGACAAACTTCCAAGTAAAAAGCTGGAACCGACATCAGGCCTTCCATTTGATATGTCGGCACTGATTCTACTCTTTCAAGCACTTCTTTGAAAAGTTCTTTGTGTTGCCGCCTTATGGCTGCGGAGATGCATTGGGTTTGAAGCGTCCTTGCGAGCGTCACACAATTGAGAGCTGTTGACACATGCATCTTCCCTATAATTTTGAGCCATTCACCCACCGTTGGCTGGTACCCCGATTCAAGGCATAGTTTCATAACAGTCGAGTCGTTTCGACGAATCGCTTTCTGAAACCGCACCGCAATCATTTTATTTTTTTGCGCTTGTCTAGATTCGGAAAGAAGCGGCGCTGGCGGTTGTGAACTAGACAAAGTCGACGAAGATATGGTGTTTATCTGAATTATAGGCTTGCCAGACTGCGAAATTGGACCATTGCCAATCATTGTCACTTGATCTGTTCTGGCCCTCTTTAATGGCGTTTCATCGATCGTCGGGTCATGGGTCCGCCCCTGGGGGAGCATAATCAATACATGAAAAAGAAGGCATTTATATACGTATAAATCGGATCTCTCTTGATGCATACCCTAAAATTTGCAAAATGGAATTGATCCAACACGAGCGCCAACATTATGTTCGCATGTCACAATTTTTATCTGAGTGCAAGTTTTCCGAGAAACAATTCGAACGACAGTCAGACTTGTATCAGCTCAACAAATCAAAACCAATCGAGACGATTCAAGACATTGACGGAAATGAATATATATTGTGCAAGTCGGCCTGCTATTTTTTGGATTGGTTTATGGAGCACAGCTATAAGCTTCACCCAGAGATGAACCAATTCAAACACGAATTGAGCAAGTTCACGAAAATGATTCCAAAGCGTGTCCTCAGCAGGGCGATCCGAGTTGAGTTGGCGTACAGACAAAAATATCGATGCAATAAATGCGACATTCTGCTTCCGCCAGATTTTGAGATTGACCATATTGTTGCCCTGGAAGATGGTGGACAAGATATTGCGGCGAACTTGCAATGTCTGTGTAATCCGTGTCACAAAAATAAGACACGGCTGAATCGTTTGCGAAAACATGCGTTGTTCAAAGACGAGGCAGAAGCCATGCATCGTGCATTTCAAAATCCAGTCTTCGAGACATCTGATGACGTCATGACAGTCGAAGAATCGGATTCCGAAGACGAAACCCCACAATTAATCTTTAGTAAATATTTTAGTAGACAACAAGATACAAAAACAAATTAATATTTGCGATAGGGGTTCCATTTTTCACCCACGTTCTGAGCAACGCATGGCAAATAGGATTCTCGTGAGAAGACGTATTGATCAAGGCACCAGTGGAAAAAGAGAAGCCCCCATACATATAGGTCATAAGATTGGATCGTATCTTCATCATGATGTTAAAACAAAGTTAAAGTTTTAAAAAAATATATAATCTAAAACTTTAATGTTACATCTTTAAACATAGCAACGAACCCGCCAATATGTCTCACTGGGTCGATTGGTATAGGCGGCTCACCCATATTTCTGCGTCGTAGTTCAACTCTGGGAAATCTGCGCCGTAGTTCAGTTTTGTATTCTTTCAGTAATCGTTTAATCGTGTCTTTGACGCTCTGATGTCCCGATGCCCAGTCTATTTGTCTTAAATACCTATTCATTTGACCGGTAAAATCTTCAATCCTATCTGATTTCAAAAGTTTTTTCACGATTGCATCGTGGCCATTGTAACACGCAATAAACAGCACAAGGCCTTGATTCACATCGACTCTTGGATCCCTAAGAAGGACCTTGACGGTTCTATAATGATTCTCGGCACACGCTAAATATAAAGGTGTGTGATTTTGCCCGTCAACTTGATTCACGTCGATTCTTGGATCCCTAAGAAGGACCTTGACGCGGAGACGATGACCATAAGAACACGCACGGCACAGTGGCGTCTCGTGATACTTATTAGATATATTAGGATCTGCGCCGGCTTCCAAAAGCTTTTGGACAATATTCACGTAAGGGGTAGGGTTAAAACATACTTCCCCTTCGCACGCGAGGAAAAGTGGTGTGCGACCATCTTCTTCGGCCTTATCCACGTCAATTCCCGGAGCGGTCAGCAGCGTTTCGACAATTTCGTTGCGGCCATTGATCACCGCGACGTGAAGTGGCGTCCAACCTTTGTTGTACGTTGATAAATCAACCGCTTTGTTGGGGTCAATGGACTCGAACCCACAAAGTGCTCTGATGATTGCGCGATGACCCAATTTGCACGCGGCATACAAAGGTGTCTCTCCATAACGGTCTGCTATATTGGGATCAACTTTAAATGCCAAACTGCCATCCTTCTCCCAGCCACCGGTGCGCAACAGTAGCTTGACGATTTCTCGGTGATTTTTATGGGTTGCAATGTATAGTGCCGTGTAACCGAAATAACCACTTTGTGCATTCACGTCAACTCTATTGTCGGCGAGCAATACATGTGTCTTATCAATAAAATTATTATAGCACGTGACATACAAAGGTGTATATCCGAGACTATCTTTTTGGTTCGGATTGGCACCGGCGCTTAGTAGCCACGTAAATATCTCATCATCTTCATTTCCATAACGACACGCGGCGGCCAGCGGTGATGTTTTATTCACGTCGATGCGTTCCTGGGCCAGCAGCAACCGGACCAAAGGTTTGAGGTCCCCCTCAACCGCAATGTAAAGTAATGTCTTGCCATCTGTTATTGCATTGGGGTCGGCGCCCGCGGTCAAATATTTCTTGACATCATTTAAATCGCCATACTCACACGCGTCAAAAATATTTTCGTACACGTCATCCGAAGAGCGTTTGCGCTTGATGAGCTGGCTCATTATACAAATGGACGGCCGTTTTATAGTAACAAAAAATTGAACAAATAAAACACATCACAAAGAAAAGACGCGGCTTAATAACATGCGTTGTTCAAAGACGAAGCAGAAGCAAGGCATTGTGAATTTCAAAACCCAGTCTTCGAAACATCTGATGACGTCATGACAGTCGAAGAATCGGATTCCGAAGACGAAACGCCACAGCTAGTCTTTAGTAAATATTTTAGTAAACACCAAGATACAAAAACAAATTAATATTTTTTCTAACACATATGTGTTTTAAAAAATAGGAAGTCAAATGATAATTGTAGAAATGGATATCAATGACAAACTGACCAAACACGATCTAACTCATGAGACAGGCCACAAAATTCTTCATACCATTGGCAAAATGGAAATGGCTTCGCCATGTTTTGGCAAACCGTATTCCGATGAATATTGTATGGATTATCTGCAACTTCCCAAGCTCAAACAGTTGAGCAAAAAAATCAACTCGCGAATTCCACTTGAAAGAGTCAGGACATCGGTAAAGAATATTGAAATTTTTCTGCTCCACATGACCAAGCACTCGCTGAAAACAAAACCTTACAAGAACGCCCCAATTGGATCACTAGCTCCGAAAGACAAATATCCAATTGAGAATTCGTGTAAATCGGCCATTAATTTTCCATCTTGCGTCATTACCAGCGATGGAGTCTACATACATATGCACCATATTCGCGCGAACCTACAAGATCAGTTCTCACAGGATCTTGATCCAAATATTAATCAAGATGTTTACAACGAGTATGATATTCCCACCCAAGCCTGGCGGCGTGAAGACACTCCCTGGAAAGCAAAAAACTGCCCAGCCGAGACAGTAATAGGCGCTGAAATAATTCGTATGGTGTATGAAAATCAAAATGTCTACGTGAAATCTCAATTTATGAATCAATCCGGTGACCATGATTACAATTATTGTCAATTGATGAACTTGAAAAAACTCTGCAATGAAGTTTCACACCAATTTGAAATAGAACACCCGATGAAGTATTGTAACGTGCGTACACTTGACATTGAACGTTTCTTTCACGATCTAAAAAAAATCACCTTAATATCTAAAGGCGTGAAGGTTGAGTATTTGAACGGCACGACATATTACAAAGTACATTTTAGTAGACGTAAACGAGCGTTCGCGGCATGTGTTATTACATCCGATGCGGTTTACTTGCACACTAGATTTTTCCTCGAACAACAGGAGCTGGAAAAAAAAAGTAAGAAGAGGCATCGTGAGACGTCAGACTTGCATGTTGAAGACTTGGAGACTCGGTCTGTTTTAGCACGCAAACGACTGAAAGGTGTGAAAGAGCAATTAAGAGCAATTCAAGGATTAAGCTCTAGTCTGAAAAGGCAAGTTGGAATTATCGAAGAAAGTATCAGTGTATGTCTAAAAGAAAAATAATTTAAGATAAGCAAATATGTTCATCATGACGTAAAGACAAAGTTAAAGTTTTAGTAACAAAAAATAGTATATACATGTCGTTTGATTATGTGCATTATGATTGTGATTGGTATTGACCCTGGTACGAAGAATTTGGGATGGTCTGTCTATGATACAGAGAAATGCCATTTTTTAAGTTTTGGTCGTTATGATTTGACAAAGGACCAGCCCAAAAATAAGCATACCAGGTATGCAGACCTTGTGAAGGATTTTATCGACGCTTCAAAAGACGTGTTCGAAATGGCTGACGCTATTGCTATAGAAATGCAGATGATGGCTCGTTTTAAGGTGATTGAGACGGCATTCCAGTGTTTTTTTTATGAAAAGGCGCACCGCGTGTCAATGCGATCAGTGCGATGTCATTTTGATATCTCCACCAAAAAGTATTCGACGAACAAGAAGGCGTCGATTGACATTGTTCCATCATTAAAGATATCGTCGCAGAACAAACAATGGTTTGCGCAATTCGACAAAAAAAAGCGTGATGACGTAGCAGATGCGATGCTTTTGGCCCTGTATTGGGCGGAAGTAAAGGCGCCGAATGCTACAGTCGTTTCTAGGAAAAGAAAACGATCTCAGGCGAGTATTTAATGTCTATTTTGCGCAGTGAATGTTAAGGTGGGCTGTCGTTCTGTTTTGCATACTGTGGTTTCGGAGAGTCTGGGTCCTGATCTTGAGTTGGCCTGTCCGGGTGTGTTCTGTGTGTTTGCTGTTGGCGTTTCATGCGATCCAGACATGTTATGCTCAGACTGCCAACATAGCCAAATACTTTTGCATAAAGCGACAGAAGACCACCCAAGAGTCCCACAGATTCGATGACAGAAGGGTTAATGTCAAAGACGTGAAACCCGTATATAACAATGATGCCACCGCATAAAGCGCCTCCAATTTGTTGTATTCGCGTAAATACAACTTGAAAGCGTTTTCTGAGTTCAGGGTCGGCATCCCTGAAATCTTCGAGGTCTTCGTATGTTATTTTGCGCTTGCTTGCAAATCGCGCGTAGTCTGGATATTGATTCAAGAACATATACACAACGGTGATTGAAGCTGGCACCATGTAGAATCGTGTCCTCAGAGTCGGAATAAGTAGTAGCAGAGCCAGGGCAATAATAGCTATCCATACTATACACTGAGATTTCATTTATTTATTTACTTACCTATAAATACCGGACAATAATTGTAATTCTAAACATTTTGGCGCGTCCTCAACAATTTAAAGAAGCCATTCGTGTTACGCTTCAATGACACTGTGTACAAAAGCGCCTTTTAAGGATTCTTTAAACTGTTGTGAACGCGTTTGTGTGGTCGTATATATTTTCTTCCATTGTGAAAGCCATCTCTTGAGCCATTTTCCCGTATGTTGGTTCAGATCGTTTTGTTTTTCGTGTCTGACAATTTTGGACCATCTTTTCTGCACGTGAAGGATGCGCGCAAATTGAGTTTCTGCTTCTGTCAATGTCATTGCTGCCTGCTTGAGCGAGTCGTTGTCAAGGACATCTATTTTTCGCATTTCCTCGAGCGCGTCGTCACGTTTTTGGCGAATAGCATTTGAATGTTCTGTGATGGTTTGCAACCAACGTTGGACATAATTGAATATATCCACAGCATTTTCCTCTGAGTATTCAAACGTAGGCGCAAACCACTTCATTTCGGGTACTCGCGCTTCGTGTTCAGTGACCTCTGCGACCTGTTTCAGTAAGGCAATGTATTGCTGTTCCTGTTTTGCAAGATTTGCGATGATCGTCGCGAGTTGCGAGACTGCCATGAATTGCTCAACTTTTGGATGGTCTCGTTTTTTCCTGGGCCTGGGCGGCTCACTTTCAATGCGTCTTTTTTTCGACGGCATGTCATAATCTGATTAAAAAGCATTTATAGGTGTTATCGCTTATTTTGGGATTAATCCAAAATACAATAGTATGTGTATCATCTATAGTGCACCATTAAATGTCTGTGTTCGATAATTCTACAAAAGGCATCCTTTTTAGCCAAGTGTCTAAAAAAGTGTCAACGTCCATTGGTAATTGGGTTCAAACATTGTATCCGGACATTCAGTGCCCGACTTGTCCGTGGTGTCATACAAAAGGCGTGGAACTGCATCGCTGCCATGTTGGTCCGCGTAAGGTTGACATCATTCGTGCGGAAATGGACGTTCTTTGGAAACTTTCCACGGCCATGGGCCAGGTGCCAAAAATGGACACTTTTGTACTACGGGTGACCGACCGTGTCAAACAAGATCACAACGACGGGTTTACGCGCATAGAGATCGCATGTGGGGCCTGTAATCCATATTTTGAAGAAATGCAGTTGGCGAAACTCATCGAACTGAATCGTTTCAGCGGGCGCGATCGCAAAACCATGTGGAATATGTACAAGAAGCGAATCGACAATCCGAATCCGGTGAAAAGACGCAGGGTCGAGCCAACCATAACAAGGTACTTTCGGAGGCCGCACGACGCAGACAACGAAGACGACGAGGAAGAAGAATCAGCGTCGGATGGATTCGAATCAGACGAAAGTGATTCTGAAGAATCAGACGAAAGTGATTCTGAAGAATCAGACGAAAGCGATTCATATATAAACCACATAAACAATCGCACAAACAAGATTCAGTGTATGAGACAAGCAATTGAACGTTTTCAAGGCCCTCTGCACCCCAATAATCGCTTCAAAGGCAACGCGAAGTGGCTTGTTGGCCAGCTAAAGAAAGAAACGGAGCGAAAGGGGATACACACTACGACTTTGAAACAAATTTACTCGCTTGTGCACGGGGGACCCGCCCGGGGCCAGATGGCAAACGATCGCGTTTGGTTGCAGCAAAGCATACAGGAATACGAAATTTAATCTGAGAGTTTAATTCCTTTTAGTAATCCTAACGAAGCTATAGGTATAATGTCTGTCAAGTTGCAGAGGAGCAGCAATTTCCACAGATTTGTAAAGTTCGTGGATGTGACCCCAAACATGTTTGTGAATAGAGATCCCCATTCAGAAGAGATCACTCCACCAAAGTTTGTAATGGACATTAAGAGTGCGTAAAGAGTGCCCTCAACGCCTACTGGACATATTTGTGCACCAAGGACAACCATAGGCATTGTTATGAACTGTGAAATTAGAGTTAGAACAATTCGCTCGGCAAACGCGAATACAAAGTCGGGTATTCCCATGTCTCTGTTGACGTGCAAGACCAGTAGAAGAAGCGTATTCTCAAGCACAAACGAAATCAACATTGCCCATCCAAATACTTTGATAAAGGCCACTCTGCGCAGATATTTCTTGTAGACGTAGGTGCCAAAGATTTGCACCAGGAACCCCATGGTATCAAGCAATCCAAATTCGTCAGCTGTGAATCCTAGCTCGCGCTGATAGAAGAACGTCATAGCTCCTCCACAGCTGGGCGTCACACATATTAAGAAAATGAATATTGCTGGACAGTAAATGCCTGGCTGGCGAACGGCTGACCAAAGCTTCTTGCCGGTCTCGCGCATTTGCACTTTCGAGGTTGTTTTTCGGTCCGGTATGTAAAGAGCCACATACGTAATCATGACGGGTATGAATGAGTTGATGAGGAATACGCGCGTCGACCCTAGGTAATCATAGGCGATTGCGCCGAGTCCCGATGCCAACAATCCACCAGTAAACCGCATCATCCATGCATGTGATTGGACGACCCCCTTATCTTTGTCTTTTTCACCGCGCGCTGCTTCCACTAGTAGAGAATCCGCCATGACATCGGCAAAGCACATTGACCCGGACGACGCTGTCATCACCAACGTAATTACAAACTCGTCGTGTGGTACAAATGGCAACAGAATCCACATGTAAGCCGCCAGGAATGCAAAGACGATCATGTACGGTCGTCGCCTATATCCAAAAATTGGATATGAGTCAGAAATGAATCCATATACTGGCTTAAGGCACCAAGGTATGGCAACGACTCCGTAAATGGCTGCCATTTGGGCAGGCGATACACGCACTGTATCCATCATCCAGTAGCGCATGGCCACCGAAGTAAACTGAAAGCCAAAGCCCAGAAAGAAATAGAATGTTAGTAACGGGACATGCTGCATTTAACTAATTTGTATTGAATAAAATACCTTTATTTCTTTGGTTTTAATGGATTTGCAGCCAATTCATCTCGCCGCCACGCGGTTTTTCCGTTTGACAAATCCTTGTAGTACGTAGTGCCAGAGGATGCACACTTCACCTCGGCAATTTTTCGAACGTCTTTAGAGCCTGCTAGCGCTAACCCAAAATGGCACTGTGTATTATATTGAGAGAACATCTTTCTTAAGTTTATTTATCTTTCGACCTAACTAAATACGTTCGAATGGTTCACCTGTCACGACGCGGAGACATTGGTTCGGAAAGTATTCCGAACCAATGAGCATATATCCCGATACTGCCAAGCGTGTAGAATGGACGAAGTTTCAAGTAATCCAAAGTCGCTATTTACCAAAGAATCGCCCGCCTTAGGATCTAGTTAAATGACCACATAAAAAAAATTGTTATTTTCTTTTTTGCCTATTTTTCATGCTTCTGGCAATGTGTGCATCCATTTTTCTTCTCTCTTCATTATGTAGGGCCCGCCGAATGGCGCTAAATTCTTCATAGGTGTGAGCATAGTCAGATGCAGGAACGTTCGGGTTCGGGAATGGCTCGGCATACTGGCCAAATCTTGCCGCATATATGCCATAAAGTTCGACTCTGAGAGATCCTGGTAAACTACGCTTTGGACATGTAAACCAGTAACGCTCTGGTTTTTTGTCGTGCCAAAGCCATTTATACTTCAGGGTGTCCTCCTTCACGAGCTCCGCTAGGCGCTGATTATCATAATGTTGTTTAAATCTGTACGACCGGACAACATTTCTGCAGTAAATAATGCCAAAATCTGTCATCACATGGTCTCTATCAAGTGGCTTTTCACTTGGTAAGATTGTTCCGTACCTAGTTCGCGGTCCAACTTGTCTTTCAATACGTAGTTCGTTCTCGAAGGCAATGCTCTCCATTGTCTTCATGAATTTAGAGAATGTCTGCTCTGTCAATCGTGTCATGAAGAAATATAAGTCACTCCCTATATCTTTATCTTCGTCTCCGAGACGGTTTAAGAACTCCTTCCAGTTGCCCACCAGTTGTTTGATTGTTTGCGCTGAATCTAGACTTGCCCAAAGGCCTTGTATTAAGTCGGTTCCAACTCTTCTCATCCTTTCGGCATTGTCGATACTAACAGCACCGTGATTCTCCTCAAAAAAGTCTTGTAGACATTCTTCGATGAGTGTGTCGAGCTTATCTGGCAACACGTGTTGTCGATATACCGGCTGTGCGGCCGCCACTGGTATTAGCTCTTCGGTTGGAAGCGAAGGCCTGCGCGGGAGGTGTGATGGCTCTGGGCTACGCGCAGCCGATGGCTCTGGGCTACGCGCAGCCGATGGCTCTGGGCTACGCGCAGCCGATGGCTCTGGGCTACGCGCAGCCGATGGGTTTGCGTCGCGACGGAACAATCTTCGAAGCATTTTCAGCTGGCAACGCCTTTTTATACAGTCGTCTCACAACCCAACACCTAATAAATATTGGCCAATCACAGACAAGTTTTCCGACGACACTGCCATCAAATATTTGTGATGTGTTATCGATGAGTCAGTTGGTATGTTGTGTACCAGTGCAGAAACCGGAACGTTGATAATGCCAGCTTCCCCGGCAGCTTTAAGTACCGTCATGACGGTGGTCCATTCTTCTGAGACGTTAATTGGAAATAGTTTTGATGCCGGTATGTCCTGGAGTATCCGTAGAAGTGTTTTTGAAAGATCAAGTGGGTGTTGGTCGTCGTTTGAATTTTGAACAGTTTCAAGCAGCGTTTGTGCTCTTTCTAGCCTGACTTTTGATCTTCGCAATCTAGACATGATTATATTGTAAGTCACTATACTTTATAGTCCGCTGAGATTACCGCCTTGGGGTTAGACTATAGTCCACCACCAATGAGCATGTCACGTGTCTATGGCCTCGTTTTCCACATATGCCGCATTTTGATTTGTTTTTGTACAATCGTAAATGTTTGCGTTTAAAGGGGGCTGTATGAGTGCACCCGCACTGCTTTTTGTGTTTCTTGCACTTTTTCTGTGTATGACCCAGGTGGCCGCACCAGCCACATCTGCGCCGTCTGGCAACATTTCTTCTTCGTATTCGTCTTCGAATTGGAGGAGTCAATCGCAGTGCAGTTGGCGGCCTTCTTGTGAAACCACTTGAGGGTGTGCGTCTTGAAACGAGAGTAGGTGTTGCAGCTCTTTGACTCTGAATGAGAGGCGACAATTGCAGCCGAGTTGTGGAATCTGGCCTGAAATGAAGTCGCTTTAAATCGTATTTACAAAATTGGTGGCCGCAGGGCAACGCATACATGAAATCGTTTTTTTCAAGGCAAATCGGACATTCATTTTCAGAGTTGTAGAGTCTCAGGGCACACGTGTCTGGCCAAATGGTCTTGCAGAGAGGACAATTGGGCATTTGGTTCTAATAACAATTGGCATCGTTTTGTAGGTTATTTTTCAAATGTCTTTCGTTTCGACAAACATAGAAAATACTCTGTCGTACTCTGATCGAAGCGAAGTGTCAGTCGGAGTTTTGGTTGTTCTGGGCACGCGAAGCGTTTCAAGGAAGAGCGGTTGTCTCTTTGGTAGCCATGTTCCGTAGTGACCTAGCATTATTGGCGTAACTAGGGGGATGTTTAGACGCCACGATAACCAAACGCGAAGTTGCAAGAAAGGCATTTGAATCATTTTATACGTGGAGCATTCGCCCCTGACGAAAACAATGTGTACCGGTACGGATGGACTCAATTTTAGCACCCCGTACCTGGCAAATCTCTGTTCGTCGTCACCAGTCTCTGCTAATACAATTTCTGGGACACCCCCGGGTACAACGAGCAGCGAATGTCCGGCTGCTAGCGCTGACTGCATCGCGTTTTTGTTTGCGGGTATGCATGCCAGGAGCTTAAGCAGCCATCCAATTACCGGAACGTAAAATAGGACCGGTGCGACACATAGCACTGTTTCTGACTCTGGCACGAGATGCACACCAGCAATAGCACCGCAGCATATAAGCCCGTGCGGGTGGATAGTGATAATACATTGTTCTTCAAACTTGAGTTGATTACACGGGAACCAATCACACCACGGGATGTTTGATATCCACCTTCTTACAGGATGATTCACAATGATTGCGTCATGACTCACATATTGTGAGAAAAGAGTGATGGCAAGGCAGATTGGAAATGCCGCCATTGCGAAAGGGACTGCGCACAAGACACCTATGACTAATAAGGGCACAGACCAGATCCAGAAAAATGTGAGCACAAACATTAAGCAAACTTGCCACGGTCGCATATATAAAATAACAGAACACTTAAATATACTCTTGAGTATTCAACGAAAACTCTGTATATAAATAGTTGTGTTGACTTCAAACTAGATATGCTATTGTTCTTGGTTTTGTTGTTGGTCGGAATGTCTTATGGACACACAATAACGATTACTGTTTCGGGAGGGAGCTATACAGACCCTTATTATGATTTTGGGTCGACGCTGCCAGCGACTTTCATACGTGGTAACACATACAAATTTGTTGGGATAGATATTGGCACTTCTCATCCCTTTTCTGTCGGTGTCGACTATGAACAACAAGGGACATTGACAGGGTGGAGTGGTAATTCTGTGAGCACAGGTATTAGAAGAACCGAAGAGTTTGAATTCACAATTCCGACCGATTTTGCAGCAGGAAGCAAGCTGAAATATTTCTGCACTAGACACTCGAGTATGCAGAAAGACTTTGACATTAGCATTGTTGACGCGGCACCGAGCGCTCCACCTGCGCAGGTAGCACCGAGCGCTCCACCTGCGCAGGTAGCACCAGCGTCTAAAGCGAAGTGTGACACACATACTTGCCCTTCTGGCAATGTTCTTATTGCGGCGGCAAGCTCTACCGATTGTGCGGGTACAACGTGCGACTCTGGTGACGATGGCGTTTGCTGTGAGGCAGGATATTATTTCGGAGATGCTGAGATAGATTTGTGTCCTGACAACGGAACTGTCCAAATAGTTTGGTCTGGCGAACACAATATCCAAGAATCGGACGACCATGTCTGCTTATCTGCTTTGAAACAAAACAGTTTACCGTTTGTATTTCCCAACACGTATGCTGTTGGCGGACACGTTGGTTTTTTGCCATCTGGTACGCGCAAACAAATCCAGGCCTCCGATATATCGGATTGGAATAGCGTTCGCTATTTCCGTTGCACCCAGCATTGTGCAGGCGGCGCAAGGATTAAGGTGACTTGCAATCGTCAGTCGCCAACTCCGGTCTGCCAAGCGGGTTCGGATTATGGATCATTGGGCAGGGTGTACGATGAGAACGCGCCCGAATGTCCCAATAGCGCGCATCCAATCAACTCGACTACAGCAGCAGCGTTTCCAAAGTCAGACTTGAACAGCGACCGTAGACTTTGTAAATGTTCTTCGTGTGACACGCTATTTGAGGCAATGGCTGGCGTAGACGAGATTTGTCACGACGGCGAATGGAGATCCAAGGGTTCTTGTAATACGTACACGTGTCCCGAAGGATTCTCCGCCAAAACGTCGCTCGTTGTGCCGAACTGCGGCGGTGCGTATTGTCGTTATGCTTCCACCGTACAAGGTGAATACGGATACGGGACAGAAGGTTGGGGCCAAAACGAGGAAGAATTGGATCTTTACAAGTGTTGTAGTTACGATAATCCGGATTTTACGTACGTCAAACATCCTCGAAATGTAGACGGTACTTGGCAGAACAGGGCCCAGGGCGCAAAAGGATGCCTTTCTCAAAAATGCCATGCGAAGAGCCAGACGTTGCAATTTAAACACATGGTATGCAATTGGAATTCTGGAGCGTGTAGAGCTTGCGATTATTGCCAGGTGCATAAGTCTGCCATGCCCGATCTGGAGCAATTTGAATTGGGAGAAGGGTGTATGCAGGGATGCATAAATTATTTATATTTGCCGGCAACGAGTTTTAAACGCCAACACATCTGCCAGCATAAATGGTGCGATCATTGTGGGTTTTGCCGGGCAAACAGAGCCTTCTGCTCGACCCACGTGTGTCCAAAGGGTTATACGCCAAAGGATAATGTCGAAAAATTACATTGTGAAGGTGCGGCGTGTGGGACCAAACAGGACACGAGAACTTGCTGCAACAAGCCAGCGTTTCAGGCGAAGGGCGGTTGTAGTGCAGCGTGCGAACGATACGTAATAAACCCATTGTTTGAAGACAAAGTCGAGAGATTCTGTAGTTGGTCGATGTGCCAAGAATGTGACTTTTGTAAAAACCACAAAGGCACCTGCGACGAGTTTACATGCCCGTCAAATACGACAAAGGTAGAAAACCCAGAAACTGTGCAATGCCGAGGTAGGCACTGTGTTATAGAGTATGATATCATGGCATGCTGCACTAGTGATCTATTCGCACAGGCCAAAGGTTGTGACGCACAAATCTGCGCCAGAAACTACGCGTCCGACCGGTTCTTACATAATCGCGATAAATTTTGCAATTGGGGAGCATGTCGTCAATGCAACTATTGTAAGACCAATAGAGCAACATGCGACACGTACACTTGTCCAATTGGATTTGAACAAAAGAGCAACCCTAGTAGTATTGCGTGCGAAGGTAATACCTGCGAGACTCACGAGGATACTCTGTCGTGCTGCACACCTCCAACACTGTCTGGCGACTCCAATTGCTGGACTGATAAATGTACGAGATACGTCGAAAATCCACGTTTTATGGATAAAATGGATACTATGTGCACTTGGGATATGTGCAAAGGTTGTGATTATTGCAAGTCGTCTCACAGAGATACATGCGCCACATTTACGTGTCCACTCGGATTCCAAGCAAAATGTAATCCTGAGCACATCTATTGCGAAGATAAACCATGCACTCAGGACGATTTGTTAACATGTTGTGATTACCCACCATTCGTTGACAAGAGTGGTTGTGGCAAAAAATGTGAAAGGTACTTGACAAATGGGGTCCACGCGAGCAAAGTAGACGATTTTTGTGATTGGACTATGTGCTCAGATTGTGACTTTTGTCGGATAGCCAAAGGCGTGGATCAGCCCCTGTCAGGCCAATGTTCTGCTCATGTGTCTGTCTTCAAGCCGGTCGATAAGAATGCATTATCAAATGCAATTTCCCAATGCCTAAATAACGCGCCGGACGGGTCGCAATGCTTCGCGTGTCAAGGTGGTGGACTCAGACAGGCTGCAGGTGCATGTGGTGACGGTGGAAACGCAAGTTTCATTTCAGATTGGGACACGTCTGACGTCACAGATATGAGTGGTCTGTTTGTCAATTTTGACCGGTTCAATCAAAATATAGCGAGTTGGGACACAAGCAATGTGGCAAATATGGCAAATATGTTCCAGAGTGCCACAGACTTTAACCAGGACATCAGCGGTTGGAACACTGCCTTGGTCGAAAATATGTCAAGTATGTTTGAAGATGCAGTGGCGTTTGATATCGATATCAGTTGTTGGAATATTGTAAATGTTAGACACTTTGACAAAATGTTCTCTGGGGCAATTAAGTTCGTAATTGGCTTATGCTGGGAGCCTCGATTAGAAGCAGGGTTTAATAACATGTTCTACATGACAGGAGGTCAAGAATCAGGGGCAGCATATATAGATAGTACATGCATTGCGTCCGGTTGTAATTGAATCGTCTTTTTATTTAAGCTTTGCGTAAATTGTGAATATAAATGAATGTTCTTTAATTAAGAAGTTTCGCGTATAGGGCAGTCCTTTTGGTTGTGCTTGCGCATTGACTTCGTGAAGTATTGACATTTTCCATATGTCCACATTATCCCATCCATTTTTACGGTTGGTACTGGTTTTTTTGTGCATTCGATGCCGCATTGGGTTTTTATTCGTTGGCTTTCGCTGTCGACTTCCCATACCCTGCCAAATTCGTCGTAGTATTTGCGTAAGTTCCATTTCTTCAACACGTATGGCATGTGATGAAGCCATCTAGACCTCCTTTGATTTGCATATTCCAAGTCTTGAGTATCTTGGCACGATGCTTTATTGTGGAAGATGCGAAGTCCATAGTCTGTGAACAATTGCCTGTTGTGTTTTTTGAGTGTGAGCATTGCGTCGTAATGATCATTACACTTCAGTTTGTCATCCCACACAGGGCCGATACGCGACCTAGCCAGGAAGAACTGCTGTACGACATCCGTTTGGATGCTTTTCCCACCTCGTTTGGGGTACACCATCATAAACAACTCATCTTTTTCTGTGACAAGTTTGGCAACATGGCCCATGTGACAGTCATTATAATTTTCGCAACGCAGAGGTGCAATGACATCAAGTGTGGGCATGTTGCTCATTGTCTTTGCAAGTTCTCTGACCATTGACGGATTCTGAACGATGTAATCATCGTCAGACATAACGAAATATCCGTAGCCTAGATCCAAAGCCTTTTCAACAATGCGGTTCCGACCATAGCCTGCACCCGAATTGTATGGCAAATCCATGTAACTGACCAGCCAATCGCCTAAAATTTCTCTGGCTTCGTTCTCTGAACTTTGCGCTGAATCATCGCCTATGATGACATCTATAGGCTGTGGTAAAAGTCGAATCGATCTCAAAAGCGCAAATAAGCACTTTGGTCGTTCAAACGTTTTAATGGTAATCACTGTATTTTGTAAAATAGTATCCACAGTTTCCTCTTCAGACCGAATGCAATTTACTTTTGTATCTGATGCACTCACAATTTTCTTCTCGCAATCCGCGACGCCTCTGGGAACCATCTTCCAACAGTTGTCGTTCCAAACTGGAGTGGATGTCACAATTTCTATAGAGTCACTTGTAATGGTTTGCAATCCTTCCATCATGTAGGAATGCATAAAAAAGGTCTCTGGATTTATGACCCATTGTGGCACCGACTCTGCCGGATAATGTTTGATAGGTGCCACGAACAGCGATTCTGATTCCTTGCCGTTTACCAAAGCAAACTTATCATTTATGCCATGCCATGCCGCACAATCTTCTGTCACAATAAACATTGATGTATGCTCAAAATGCAATTTGCGAAGACTCTCCTCAACATCGAAATGAGATATGTACGCATCATCCCGAATACGTATCGAGATATCGGGTACCGTGTCTATTCTCCCTAAAATGTTATTGCACGTTGAAATCGTTTGATATTGCCGGACGTGGTTCCGAGCGCGCGACTGTCGATATTGGATGCCCCGCCCTACCTTATCGTATTGGTTTACAATTGCACTGTTCAACTCAACGTGTGCGAACTCAGGTTCTTCAAAGTGCACGGCTTTGACACCAATTCTTTTTAGTTTCGCCTTGGCCTCGCCAATGCTAATGAACGACGAACTGTCTGAAAAAGTGTTGCTCTGCATATTTGTGTAACGGGTTTTGCCAGATGACAACGCTAAGCCAACCCGAACATGTTTGAACGTGTTTAGTAATGGCAATAAAAGACGCCTTATCTTAGACTCCAACTCCAACCTCTTTAGTTGACCAGTCACACACACGAACGCGCTATCGAGTTTCGTCTTGCGTTGTACACTGGCCCGAACATGATTTGAACTCATCAATAAAAAACCTAACTTTGATGAATCGTAATTTGATTTTGAACTCAAGCAATTCTGAAATGCAACTATGTTGTCTGTCAGTTTTTGACAGTTTTTGACGTGCCAATGATGTACTAAATGCGGTTCTTGCCACCGGATAATAGTCATATTCGTGTCGGTACGTACACGGTTAAAATATTCCTTGTCCTCGCCCCCCCACCCTTCAAACGTCTCGTTCAATTTATGAGTAGCAATATCTTGTCGATGTATTGCGAACATACCATAACCATACTTGCGCCATGTGCCTTTGTACGGGGAAAAGTTGTCCACGTCGAATTTTGCAATCTTACGCACTAGATCTGACGACTTCGGATTATAATTAGACCAAATTTTTGGAAAATATATAGTACCTGGTCGGACATACTTTTTAATTTTCCAAAGAACATGCTCACTGATTTGTATATCCACATCGACTACCATAAACACAGTGTTCTTAGACATTTCCATATTCATCATTTGATTAATATTGCGAGCCCTTGAAAACTTATGTCGGGCCGTCTCCAGAACAAGCTTAAACCCATGAATATCAGAGGGGTAATCAATCACTGCAGCAGGGTCCTTGCATTTGTAGTGCAAGGACACAAAACGTAAGCCGGACTTCCATGTAACTGACCAGGTTTTCATCGCCTTGTTAATTTCCAGAAATCTGTAAAAACGGTCTTGAACGCACGCCGCAACTATTCCGATCACCAATTGCTTAGGAACAAGTTCGTCCAACAATTTTTTTGGTCTGTCGGATACCGACCGCAATGCATTTGCTTTAGATGTATGATGAGCAACCGTGTTCTCACGATGCGTTTTAGGCGGTCCAGTTGCAACGTGAGGCCACCAAAAAATGCAAAGCGTGTACAATACGAAGATCGAAAACATAAAACACAGTATTGGTCGAAACTTATTTTTTCTTCGATGTCTAGACCCGTACATACTAGACATACTTTGCGTGATATCTTGTATACTCACGTTGTCAGCATATAATTTTGGATTTCGAATACGCTAAAATACAAGCATATTTAACCTCTCTAGTTAAATTACGCATGCTCACGCAAACGTTTCTGTTGCTATGGTACAGTGGGATGCTCATGCGCGTCAAGAACTCCGGTTTCGATGAGAAGGCCCTGCGCATTATTTCAGACAAGTGGACCTCGACACCTATCATCACGGACTCAACGATAGGTCCAGTGCCGGAACAAGACACGCTGACTTACGTTAGCGTCCACCCAGACGGTATCTCCGCGTGCCTACTACACCACAAGAAAACAGTCGCCGCCATCATTCAACTCACCAACAACGAAACATGGGGCATCATTCGCGACGAATGGATCGAACGACCTGCGATATCATTTAACCCACCAACCATTCTGAGTTTGCCAGTACAGCATGAATTGCGATTTGACGGGTACGTCGTACAGACATCCGACGAATTCCTGAAATCAGCCCTAAACGTCTTAACAGGAGGCAGCCTGGCCTACATACAACAATCAAAAATAAACACAGAAGATATTTGCGCCATTGACCTGATGACATCTTCTATCAACGGATCTGTTGTTCAATGGACAAACGGAAAACCCTTCAATTATACCCAACGAATTCACGCGGACGGTCTGTTCATTTCGACGACCATGTCAAGACCATGGTTTGGCATTGTCTCCAAAATGCGGTCGCCAACCACACAACTGGCACTACTCCTTGTTGCATGGCTATGCCTATACCTTTATCCAGATAATACCCTCGTAAAAGCAACCTCGAAAGCCGGCTCCATTAGACTTGCAACGTGCACAGTCTTCATTATTTCGTCACTCATACTCAGGAATGCTATAGAAGACAGCATACGCACCGCTACATTTGACGGAGAGCTATTCGTGTCAAATAATTCCATTATTCTATTCACCAGGTTTGTTGCTACGATATACAGCAGCTTATGGGTTCAGAAACGCACAACACCGCTCTTTCAAACATCCATTGCGTCCATTGCGTCGACTACGGGTGCTATTGCACTCTTAGTGAGCAAACGACGCGTGGCATATCCGGTCATTGCCATCGTACAATCGCTCCAAATGCTAATCACACTCCTCGTTGGCCGTTGTTTATTCAAAAGGCACTACAAAACATACCCACACTCAATTGCCCTTGCAGGAGCTGTTGTTGTTTGTCTCACTTCCAAATACTCTTCTCCTTCAGATGCATTGACACCAATGATCGCCGCATTGTTGTGCATCTTCCTATTCATGTCCGCGTTCTTCTCACAGTGGCAAACATATCTGTACGCGAAATACAAAACACCGGCAGTGGAAATGATGTGGGCAACGAATTTTTGCTCGACTATTTTTCTCGGAATGCTCGTTTTTTTCAGTGGCGAACTTCAAGACACCATTCAATTTGCATTTGATCATTATTCGTTCGCCCTATTCATGTTGTCCCTCGTCATACCAACCATCATTGAACAATGGATGATACAACTCATGCTGAAACAATATGGCGCTCCCATATACGCCATGGTCATCACAGGATCAGAAGGATTCGCACTTCTTGGCCATAGTATATTATGGAAACACGGCGAACATCTGAAAAGTGTACAGATATATATTGGCCTCGTATTCACTGTCGTCGTTATGTACCTGGTATCTAAACTACATGGCTCGAACAGACAATACCAACCGTTGCCACAAAAAGACCTAGAAAAGAATTACGATTCCATGGACGAATACAGCCTTGACTCGGGATCGGGTGATGACACACACAAAGATTAAACCTCACGAAGTATTAACTGTCTTGTTCTTTATTTACTGTCTTTTTATTTATTAGAGGATGCACTGGCCTTCGATTTTACTATACATGTCAAGCTCATTCATGATTGTCATTTTTAACAAAATTGTATTGACTGCGTTTTCATTCACATCTGTACCCTTCATTATGTTGGCGCAATCCATCTTCACGGCCATTGTAACGTTCATAAGAGACTGCAACGCCATTCAAAAGCCAAAACTTGACATAGTCTTAGTTTGCATGTTCAGCGCCAGCAATATTTTCTTCGGTCTATCGTCTGCGGCCGCGCTGAACATAGCGATGTTTACGGCCCTTCGTAGAATATCTATTTTCATGACCATGGTGGCACAGTATTACTTCTTCCAAGAACCTATACACAAAGCAGTATTCTCGTCCGTCGTCATTATGATTCTTGGCTCACTCGTTGCAGCGGCAAACGACCTGGCCTTTTCGATGGAAGGATACACATACGTAACGGTCAATAATATTCTCACAGTGGCGGCGCAAATACAAACCAAGAAAACCCTCTCGAAAAAATGGACAAAAACCTCCATACTTTTCTGGACTAGTGTCTTGACAGCCTGTATATCTGCAATGTCACTCACACACTGGGACCCAGCCTCGTTCAAAGCTTGGCACGAGCCAGCATTTCAATTTGCATTCGCATGCTCTGTCGTATTAGGGTTTGCGATCAATTACAGTTACGCTTGGACCATCGAACAGAACGATGCCCTGACTCTGGCAGTCGCAGGTTCAACCAAATCTGCTATCATGGGGCTCATGGTCACCGCAGGCCTCTTTGACAGGACATATATTTTCTCATGGTGGAACTTTTCAGGGCTACAAATATCGACCTTAGGTTCTTTCATGTACGTTTGGTTTAGAAACAATCGCGCCGCGGACACACCTCAAACAGCTTGCTATGAGCGCTCAGAACACAACAAGGCTACGCGCGGTACTGACCTCAAACCCGACACAGTATAAGTACACACGCACACTGTATTTGTACACTGAATACGGTTTTTGTTTAAATGCCGACTGTAATTTACAAGATGGCGACAACTGGTCTACCAAATGGCATTCGCTACTTTCATTGTGCGATCAACGACGAAGTTTGGGATAAATGTGCGGTGTACACTGGTGGCCAGCTAAATGCTGTTGCGACGTATCGAAAGTATTATTGCACAAAGCCTTGGCAGCTCAAGTGGAACAAGTCTGTTGACATGGCTCCCATTTGGTATATGCCGGCTTCCAGGCAGGTTTCTGTGGAAAAGCTTGAAACTTTCCAACACAGCCCAGTGTCCATCGCGTCTTATAGTCCAAGCGATGACTTTGGACTCGTTTCAGCCATCTGAATTCCTCAAAAAAATTATTTGATTTTTGAATGCCGTATTTCGAACACACGATGGGTCCCCAAATGACGTTACATTTTGCTAGTTTATTAAAACGTTTGTTCACAGCATGCATATCCTGTGGTTCAAGATAAAACATAATTTCAATGTGTATTTCGTCTGGGACAACTTCCATGTCGCACGAAGCTATGTCTACTTATACTTGCCCCGCGGCGCTTTTAGGTATCTTGTTTATCAATTGACACCCAAATATTTTTGGTCTCATTTAGTTGCCAGCAACGATTTGCCAGCAACGATTTGACAGCGCATCCATTCAAACATAAACAATGGCCGTGCCGCTGTCTTCGTCAGAGCTCAGGGGGCTCGTCGTATCCGCAGTCGTGCGCGCGCTACGGGCGAATAAACCCACAAACTGTACGTGTCCAGACCTAACGACGCAGTCTCAGATCATAACGGCGTACTGTCACGTTCGCGCTCTCAAAGCGGTCGGCAGGGTGTCTGTGTCGGTAGGACGCGATATGCTTGTCTTCGCATTGAGCAAACAAAAAGACCAGCGCCTGTATACGACTCTCGACGACTGGCCGGCTGACGAAAAGATTGCTGGGTTTCTTACTTTTCCCGTCGAACATGCCGCAGGGATGTCGCTACGCGTGAACAAGATGCTTCTCGACGCATACGTCTCTGCAGAGACGAGTGGCGCGACCTGTGTGGTCAAGCGTCTCAACAATTACATACGTGCCGTATCTTTAATTCAATCATGACAGTGAACTATGTCGCAAACTACATTTGAAACAACAAATCGTACAATATTAAGAATAACCGTTTTATTGTATATACGTACACACACAAGAACAAGTACGATTATGAACAATGTATTCAAAAGGCTATTCAAGTCGTCCATACAAACTCGCCTAGGTAGGTGGTCCATCACCAAAAACCACGACGAGGCCAAACGAAAGATTGATCTGGCAAATTATGATCATTGTGGAACTTGTCCAACGATTCCAAAAGTCAAGTCCGACAACTTTGACAATTCTATGGACGTATCCATATGCGCGTTGCAATCACTACATTCGTACCCCAACTCAAAGACAAGTGTTCGCCAAACAGAGTATAAAAACACCTGATCCTTTCATAACACTTGAATATGGCATTCCACCATGTTCAAGCATTCGCAGACTGGGTAGACACGAAGGCGACACAAGGCAAAACGTTCCAAGACTGGCGCAATTCGTTTTGGCCAAAATACCAAAACCATTGTATGGATATTTCACGAAACATTTATATTATGCACGCGTCAACAGAAGCATTTCAAATGCTTTTGCAGCCTGACACGACATGGGAACAGGCTATGGCGAACACCGATTTGAGAAACGACATTGACGACATTTGCGAGTCTGTACAGATTTCTACAGACGATTACTTTACTTATGGAGCGCGAGAACATTTTGAAAAAAGGTGCAGAGAGATCTTTGATAGTGTCCGTGAAAAAAATAGTTATAGACTAAAAAATAAACCTATATAACATATATTTTAATGAATTACAATGAGCACTATACCAGTACCACCAGACATAGGAAACTTTGAATCTGCTTATTTAGCAGATTCAATAGTAAACAACAAGAATTCGCAAAAGGACCAAAATACTGTGGACAAGTATAGTCTCAGAATGAATTCGAAAATCATTGTCCCTGCCCTACAGATGCTCTACGACGGCAAAAATGACGAAGCCGTAGATTTCCTCAAGCGCTGTATCGTTCCAATGTTGAAAAAGCCAAGCTGGACACTGAACCTTTTCTTCAAAGTTTTAAATGCTAGTTTACAAGGCCTCGAAAAAGAAATGGCAAACGAAATACATGCTACCATACTCAATATTTATAATCAGGTCAGGGTCAAAAAGACGCTCTTAAAATTTTAACTTTGATTTCATTTGCTGCCACTTTACAATCAACCGCAGGACTATGTACACTATCGAATTCTATAGTAGCCGGTGCCTGTAGTATTCCTATTACGTATTTACGTTCTAAGTTGTAAATAGAACGTACTTTACCGTACCACGTATTCGAGCTTTCGAGCCTTTAATATATTCATTCGTTTTTAACTGTGCATCGTTTTACAAATTGTTTCATCATAATTATAGAATATGTGATTTAATATGTGCATAACACTTGTGTGACTAGAAACAAATAGCCATGGCCAATAAAGTTCTGTCAAAAAGAAAAAACGAACAATCGCAACCATCTGATGCAAAGAAACTACGTCTTTGCACACTTCACAGTGGTATAATTAGGTCTCGGGTATACAAAACCCGAGACCCAAATGAGCCAGATTTAGTTAACTATATATCGGCAAAATTAAGTACTTGGAATAAATGCGGCGGTAAGTAAGGCCCACCCCTGGCAAAAATATGTCCACGTTGAAGTCATATCATGGGGTACTCTTGAAACCGTAAAGGCACTCATTGAAGATGGCTTGTTGCGGAATAAGTCAAGCAACTGGAAACACATACCAGATGAATTTAAGGATGCTGTAATTGGTGATGCAATTCTGTCAAACGAATGGGTTTACAAACATATGAATGAGGAGCGAAAACTACGCAAGGACTTGTTACTTCTTGCTGTAGATTATATTGGCGAGGGGGCTACTCATTTGACTGAATATATACCAGACGTGTTCAAAAGTGACATTGATGTTGTCATTTCTCTTCTTGAAAAATACGCTTCCAACCGTCTTTGCGAGGACCTGAGAACTCTACCAAGTCCGTACGAGTGGTGTGACCAAGATTTATTCTCTCAACCTGTGTTTGTGATGCAGGCTATACGTCACGACTATGGCATTATGGATCATCTTTGTCAATATCATCCTGAAATGTATGAAAAGGTATCGGACAACAAGCAATTTGTTTTGCAGTTTATAGAGAGATACAAAAGCCAGGTCGTTGCAGAGCGCGATGGAGGCAATCCTTTGGGGTACGTGTCAATAAGATTGTGTGATGACCCAGACGTGCTCAACAAGGCTGCAGAGGCGGATAACAGCAATGGTTCATTGTATTGGGACACACTTAATTACGCTTCCAAACGTCTTTGCGAGGACCCCGATTTTGTCATTGGCATTTTACAATATTTACCATGGGATGTTGATGACCCCGATTATGTGCGCGAAATGCTCGAGAATAACTGTCCTTTTTTAGCTTGTGATATCGATTTTATTACTAGCGTGGTCAAAAAAGTGAGTGCAGATGCAATTCTCTGGTTTGACGACTGGTTTCGTAACAACTTCGATGCTGTGAGTAAACTCAGTAAGGCCAATGCCCTCGTGCTGGCACATGTCTCAGACGATCTCAAAGACAATCTCTATATTATTCAGACAGAATTCGCTAAATGTCCAAGTGATGAAGTACTCGAATTTGCATCCGACCGAGTTTATGACTTCATTGAGTCAATGAAAGATTTATATGCAAAACGCCGCGAAGCATTTCTTACATCGAAAACCGACACTGATGATTTTAAAAATGTGTACGATCAGATAGTAGCAAAACGACTTGCATTCATAAAAGACAAATACAACGCGCGAAAATAAAACAATAACATAACTTGTCTTGTATGAATTAAAAATGTAATTTTGATTTCATTTCTGGTAACTCAAGACGTCTTGTATGAATTAAAGAAGTTGTAAATGAACGTAACTCTCAGTTACCAGAACATAACCCCAACATATCAAGGCATAATGTTAAACGAAACCTTAAATCCCATTACTTTTCGACGATCCAATATCGCACTCGTATATGTAACACAATGGCCAAATGCCAAAACGAAGACTTGGGAAAACGCTGTTTAAACTGAATGTTAAAAGGAAAAGAGGTATCCCCTTTGCCCACTTTACTTGTAGTCACGAACCTGAAAATTGCATTACATCGGATGGAAGATGTTCTTTACACATGACCTCAAACGGCAAACGCAAAGTGGATTGCCTAAAAAATCCAGATGATGCTACCTCTTACACCACAGGCTCGCGCACAAAAGTCAAATTCGAATGCGATGTGTGCCAGCATACTTTTAGTTCGATAATCAATGGTGTTTCTAATGGGCGGGCATGGTGCGGACAATGTTCTAGTAAATGGAAACACTGTGGCAAAGATAACTGCGTCTACTGTTACAAAAGATCATTTGCCTCCTATGCAGGTGTGACACCAAACGGCAAACGCAAAGTGGATTGCTTGCTTGATAAAAATGATAAGTATGAGCCTATAGGCTCGCACACAAAAGTCAAATTCGATTGCGATGTGTGCCAGCATACTTTTAGTTCGTCAAACGACAAGGTTTCTATTGGCAGATGGTGCGGACAATGTTCTTTTAAGTGGAAACACTGTGGCAAAGATGTCTGCAACTACTGTTACAAAAGATCATTTGGCTCCTATCTTGGCGTCACGCCAAACGGAAAACGCAAAGTGGATTGCTTGGTAGATAAAAATGATAAGTATGAGCCTATAGGCTCGCACACAAAAGTCAAATTCGATTGCGATGTGTGCCAGCATGCTTTTAGTAGTCAAATTTATAATATTTCTGCAGATAGTTGGTGCGGCATGTGTTCTAAAACATGGAAGCACTGTGGCAAAGATGATTGCAACTACTGTTACAAAAGATCTTTTGGCTCCTATGCTGGTGTCACCCCAAACGGAAAACGCAAAGTCGAATGCTTGATAGATGTCAACGACGCGAAGAAGCCTATAAGCCACAACGGAAACGTCAAATTCGAATGCGATGTGTGCCAGCATGCTTTTAGTACGACACCGAACGGTGTTTCTAATGGCAGATGGTGTGGTCAATGTTCTATTAAATGGAAACACTGTGGCAAAGATAACTGCGTCTACTGTTACAAAAGATCATTTGGCTCCTATGCAGGTGTGACACCAAACGGCAAGCGCAAAGTGGATTGCTTGCTTGATAAAAATGATAAAAAGAAACCGAAAAGTCAGAACACAAAAGTCAAATTCGATTGCGATGTTTGCCAGCATGCCTTTAGTTCGGCACCCAATCAGGTTTCTAGAGGCAGATGGTGTCCCAAATGCAAAAACAAAACCGAACTAAAAGTGCTGAATTTTCTCGCCAAAGAGTTAGGCATGAAGACAAAACACCAGTATACAATTCCAGACATAAAAGAGATTTACAAAATACAGCACCGTTTTGATCTCTTGTTGGTGAAATACAACCTCGTTTTCGAAATAGACGGGTATCAACACAACGCAAGAGCTTGGCACGATAAGAATGATCACGCATTGTTTCGCAGACAAATTAAAGACAAATGGAAAGAGTTTATTGCGAGGAAACGCGGGTTACGTGTCGTTCGTTTTGATCAAGAAAGTATATGGGCGGACAGTTACGACTGGCGCGCTGAAATGAAGGATGTAATCAAAGACGCGAAACAAGTCAAATGAGTACTTAACGGTGCCAACCAATGAAAATTAGGGTTATCGCAAAACCGGGGAATGCCCACAAACACGAGCTTGAGTACTTAGTCTTACAAATAATTATAAGTTAGAATATAAATAAAATCTATTACATTTCACCAAGTTGTGAATAGAACGTAACTCTCAGTTACTAACCCTAACATAAAAATTAAAATTTTAACTTTGATTTCATTTCATGATCTAAAAACGAACCAATATGTTCCAACACATCTGTCGGAGCTTCTCTCTTGTGCCCTTTGCCTTCTTCGATTTGTTTCCGATGCATGACTCTGGCAAGCTCAAATAGTTTCCACTTATTCTAATAATGAAATACACTTGAGAATAATTACCAAAAAAAATGGACACTTTAAATCTACATCTGAGCAAGGAAATTGCATCTAATTTTCATTTTCATGGTGTTGTCAACTTCGACAAGCAAGAATATTTATCTTGTGACCCATTTATATTCAACACTGAGAAGGGAATGACAGCTTTGCCAGTGACTTTGCCTCCATGGTCACGCGCACCAAAAACATTGTCAACGTTCTTACATTCCAATAAATTGGGACACCCTCAAAAAGTCAAAAAAAAAATGGTGAAGGGTACAAAATTTGGTCAATGTTTGATAAATTGTGTACGCATGACAAAAATGAATGGTGGTAAAGTAATTTTTGGATATTCTGTTTTTACAGGAACAAAACATACTCTTCTTGAAAAACATTGTGTATATGAGTCACCATCCGGGAAATTGATTGACATTACGCCCGGGGCCGCACCTTTAGAAGTGGAACCATACACGTTATTCTGTACTGACCCTACGTTTGTATTAAACACCTCTGAAAATCGTGACAGAACAATCGAGCAAATGAATGTTACCCATATAATCTGGTTAAGCAGAGCTGAGCTGAAATGGATGAGACGAATCAAATGGTCCGGTAAAGAAATATTTATGTCAGGACCGTTAAAAGTATCTAATATCGACCGCAGCCAGGTGCGTTATGGGGAGAAAAAATGTTCGGAAAATTAGGGTTATGGTTATCGCAAAACCTGGAAATGCCCACAAACACCCACAAACACGAGCTTCAGTACTTAACCCTACAAAGCATTATAAGTTAGGGTCAATGTTAGGGTCAATGTTCCGACTAGGGTTAAAGTTAGGGTCAAGGTTAGGGTCAATGTTCCGACTAGGGTCAGGGTTAGGGTCAAAGTTAGGGTCAATGTTCGAAAATATGTGTCAATAAATCTGTTTATTTATTAACTATTATAATTTTATTGTAATATGCTCAAATTTCTTTTGGCCGCAATGAACTCGTCTTTCGTCAATAACCCCTCCTTGTACATTTCCACCAATTGAACCAATTCTTGCGTCGCGCTGCGTCCCGTTTGCGGAGCACTAGGCGCGGTGATGGGCGTTTGAGCAGGCGCAACGGGCACAGCAGGTTTATCCTCAAAAGCAGAGTCCAACGACGCAGACACGGACGACGCGTGATCCTTCTTGCCATGAACATATTTCGAAGTCGTTTTCAATGATGAATGGCCCATTTGATCCTTAATGGTGGCAATGTCGACTCCCGACTGCGCACCGTGCGACGCAAACGCGTGGCGGAAATGATGCGACGCCACGTCTTCGAGGCCCGCGGCGCGCGCCGGCTTTTTGATGTAATTCCACATGGTCTTTTCGACGATATGCGTGTCCTTAAAACGTCCGGGAAACAGGTACTGGTGACCGCCTCTGGCCTTGGCCGCTTCAATGAATGGTTTCAATAGTTTGGCCCCTGTTTTTGCTATTGGCACATCGCGTTCCTTTTTGCCCTTGGCCGAAGCTTTTGTGACGGTGATCGTCATGTTTCCGCCGACCGTTTTGCATTTAGACGCGGCGAGATGCACTGTCTCTTTCGTGCGCAGACCGGCAAAGTAGGCAGCGGCCAGCAAGGCCTTGGTTTTTTGGTCGTCCGTGGCATCCATAATCTTTTTGACTTGTTCAATGGTGAGATCTTTTTTCTTTTTGGGCTTGGGCGCAGCAGGAATTTTAATGTGCTCGGAGCGATCTTTGGGCGTCACGTCTTCTTCGGCGAGATGTTTGAGGAAGCTCGACGTCGCGCTGAGTATCATAGTTTGATTGGACGGCGTGGCGCGCGTTTTGACGTCTTGCTGAAATTGGTTGACGAGCGTGCGGGTAATGGCGTCTTTGGGATGTTTCTGGACATTGCCTTGTTGTTCAATGAATTGAATGAACTTGTTGACATATGGCCTGTATTTTCGAATGGTTCCGGCATTGGAATAGTTCGAGAGCCACTCTTCGCGTCGCGCGTGCCATTCCTCGTGAAATGTGGGTCCGCTGGCGTAGTCGACGTGTTCCTGGTATTTTGTTATTTTTCCGGAATTGGCGTGCGGCGCACTTTCCAGAACTGGGGCACTTACCGGAACTGAATTCCGAGAAGCCCCCTTCTCAGAACTCCTTTTAGACCCTTTTCCAGAATTCAATGCAGACTTTCCAGAACCCGACACCGGCAAAGACTTTCCAGAACTCGCAACACGTGAAACTCCCACACCGCCTGAAACGCCCGCACCGCCACGAAACAGAACGAAAACACCAGGAGACGTCGTTGCCACAGACTCAGAACCCACGCACAACCCAACATTCCCGCGCTTTGAAACAGGAGGAGACATCTTTGAAATCTCAGCTTTTGAAAACCCAGCTTTTGAAACAACATTTGAACCTATTTCAGAACCACCAGACACATCAGGCATACGCGACCGATACGTATTCGAAACCCGGCGATGGCGCGACGCCAGAACAGCCGCTGTCACGCGCGGCGACAAATCCGCAGCGCGCGGCGACAACCCAAAAGAAACATGCTGTTGCGATAGCTGCAAATACTGCGGGCTATGTCCGTGCCGGTGCAGGGGTTGCTCCTGTAAACAAGATTGCTCCAAACTTGACAAGGAGGGGGGAACATCAAGAGATAGAGCCCCCACGGGCTTCACGGGCCTCGCAACGCCTGCCACGCGCTCGTTACTCCTCTCGTCCATGACCTTTGTCGTCGCTTTGACCTCCTTGTACCTTTTCTTCGCAGTCTTATAGCGCGCCTGCAGTGCTTTGTCGCCGGGGGCGGCATCCCGAGCACGCTTCGCGGTCCTCTTCGCTTCCTTGAGGACTTGGAGGTATTCGACACCACCATTCGTCCCCGGGACCTGCACCAAGCGCGCCAAAGGGCTCAGAGCACCACCGGGCCCGACCGCACCCCCCGACGCGTCCGGAGAGCGTCGCTCGGAGTCGGAGACGGACATGCTGCGCAGGGACGCCATGACTGCGGCTGGCAAAGTGTCGTCTTTACCGATGTCCAGTAAAGAGCTCGACCGCAACCCCGACGGCGTCATCGTGATAAAAAACAATGGTCGCAAGACGACTATTGAATGAATGAATGCATATGCTTTCAAAAGTGTTTTCAAAATTAAGTGCCGACTGGTCAGGTATATACACGCACAAAACACGGCTACCGTAACACTATATACCGACGCAGTGGATGAAGACGTACAGTATGTAAGCCATCAGGGTAGTCGTACAGTACAACTACATACCACGCATACCGTGCTGACAATGCGAACCCTAACCGTGACCCTAACCCCATATGAGAACCCTAACCGTGACCCTAACCCCATATGAGAACCCTAACCGTGACCCTAACCGTGACCCTAACCCCATGGATGGGTTCTTCACTCGGTGCGGTTAAGTACCAAATACATATAACCGAAGACGCTCCGCATGGTCATCGCACGAAATCGCATTGGGCAATTGTGTTGCCATGTCCCCAAATCGCAATTGGCAATTGGTCCTCGCTCAGCCAAAGTGAGTGATTTTTACAACGACGATTTTACGAGTACATTACTGTATGTCCCAAAAGTATGCGTCATTCTTAGTCGCCATAACAGTTTTTTTGATATATAAAAAGCACGTGACACCCAAAGATCATGTTTGGGCAATTTGTGTGGGCCGAGCCCCGACGTCTTCGTCGACAATCTCAATTCCTTCCCAAATTCGAATTGCTGGCCAAGTCATACCCAGAACCAATCATCACTGAGCAAGTCAGAAGAACGTTGTTTGGCAGGCGCAAAGAATACAACGTCCGACTACTGACATTAGATGCCTTTATGCAAACCATTGATAAACCAACAGTCGACGATTTCGACGTCGACGAGACCACTGTTTGCATGCGAAAGGATGACTTATCATCGGAGATGGAAAGCATTGAATTCCCAGACGGATTTGGCAGTATATCGTTCGCCGAAAAGGCGCGCTACACATACTTGCAAATGCAATTCGAAACCAGGACAGACAAGCAAATGCTTTGGGGAGCATTTCAAATGGTTTGGCGAGGCATCGCCAAAAGAGAGGCCCAAGATCGCATGATTACATTTCAAAAAGATGGAAAAGAGATAATGAAAATGAATATTTAGACCTACGAAGCGGGCCTCACAAAATAGGCTATTTCGTCCGCAATGACTATTTTTGCACCCATGGTTCTGGCCCTATCTAGGAAATAAAAATCCTCTGTATTACTCGGGGTGAAGTACAAGCCGTTGTTTTTATAAAATGAAGTCTTGACTGCAAAGCTTATACCCACTGCGTTTTTCTTGAATGTCGTTTTATGATTCATGGGAGGGACAATTCCCAAACGCGGATGTTTCATTCGGAAAATGACAATGTCTGCGTCGTATTTTTTGAGGTATTCTCCATATTGGGGCGATACGGTGTCGTCGTCATCCACAAAGCCAACCCAATCCGATTGTATATTTGACCTCATACCTTGATTTCTGACTAGGCCTGCAGAATTCACACCCTGACCAAGTTTTTTTTGCAAGGCAATTGTTTTCGAATTCTGGCCAGAAGCTTTTGTTGAGCAATTATCAGTGACCACTAGTACATGAGCATTTTTGATTGCGGATACTGTGTCAATGGTTCTTTGAAGCGTCTCCCTACATTTGGTCGGCACTATGAAGGTTATTGAAGTATGTTTTGCGGCGCGTGGACACGTCTTCAAATACGAATGGTCGTGAATGACTGGAGAGTTGTTCCCTGTCACTCTACACTGACCTTTGTGCGGGCCTGTGTGTGGAAGCCATGCGTCCCTTCCCCTATCCGCTATGAAGTGTGCATTGATAGTAAAATATGCCTCGGCTCTGTGTTCAAGGTTCTCAAAGGACATCCGAGATAATGTAGAGGATCGAATGGCAAAGAAGTCCGTGTGCATCTGATTGTGAATACAGTGGGACGTGTTACACCCCGTATCCTGGCAATCGTCGAATATTCCATCAACGCTTTCGTCTTGCATAGTTTTCAGAATCCACGTGTCATTGCGAATGATGACATCTGGATTTACCCGTATAACCCATTCGTATCCCTCATACCATCTATTATTGACCATTTCACGCATTGCTAAATTTGCTCCGCTGTGGTAACCTGGATTAACGTATGTAGACACGACCACATTTCCGTCGAACATGTCGTACATCCAATCAGCGGTGTCGGTGGCAAAGATTCGCACGTCGGACTCTTGAAATAGCCTCTGAGACACAATAGCCGGCCAACATTTAGCAAAAAATGAAACGTGGCGTTTGGAAAGATGTGTAGAAATATATATGAGATTTTTTTTACGACCAGCCAACGCGTCGAATCTCCAGTTTTGATCAATGGCATGGACCCGCGCCAAGTTGGCTCTACCCTTACGTACATGATCGAGCATGAAAAGAATATAGATCAGCGTCAATACGTACAGTATCATTGACGTCCATTCGATTTCTTTTATACTTGATGACATACTTTTTGCGACCTGACACCTCTATTTGACTTCTGGTGACTTCTTGTGACTTTTCATTTATTCAAAACGTCTATTCAAAACGTATCAAAACAAATGCCCGCCTGTCCTATGTGCCGAACCGTGTTCGCAGCAAGCGTCGGTTTGCGCCTGTATCAAGAAAACAAGTGTGCAATATGCCTTGAAAAGTGCGCAGAGATGATCGCATTGCCGTGTGGGCACCAATTCTGCAAGGAAGACATCGAAAAGGTCGGCTTTCACCCGGTTTCGTCACAGAACATTGTAGCAAGTCATGGGGCACCAGTCCCAAACAACCAGACCGTTCACGGTGTACATACCCAGATGGTTCAGTCGGCGACAGACACCGTCATTGACCTTACGGGCGCAAGCTATAGCCTGCCAATCGTCCGGAGACGCCGGCGCTGTGGTTGGTGTGGTCACATAGGCCACACGCAGCGTAGGTGCCGTCAGCACATTCAACAATGTGGCTGCAAGACATACAGGGGTTCAAGGCATAAGCAGCGGTTGGGGGCAAAGGAGCTATGTACCCTGTGCAACAAAAGGGGCCATGCAAGCTACAGCTGTACGCAAATCGTACGTGGCATGAGGCTGCCACGCGTGACTAGATAAATGGCGTCACGCCGTGAAGCAGACATGCTACGCAGCAGCATTCGATATGACGCGACAAATGACGTCATCCGATTAAATAAGTACTTGTGCTTACATAATTTGAAAACTTTAATTCGAAAACTTTAATTTGAAAACTTTAATTCGAAAACTTTAATTTGAAAACTTTAATTTGAAAACTTTAAATTCATTCATTATAATATTGCTAAACCCCACCCCATTCACCCACACCACACCACACCAGTCATGTCCGCACCATCCAGTTCGGTACCATCTAGCCAGCCCCAGGCCAGCGGGACCCCATCAAACAGCGTGGAATCGAATTCTGCACCGTCTGGGACCACCGCGAACGCGTTTGCGAGCGTCGTTGGCTTCAACCATCTCTCGAAGACGCTTTTCACTGGCGTGGGTACAGACCACATTCTGATTGATCACTCTGGTTCTATTCATGGACCAAATGCTCTTCTGGAACGCACTGCTGTGGCCGCCCTGATCAAAGGAAGCAACGCCGAAGGCAAGATCGTCATCCCAAAGCCCTGCGGCGGCACTGCGATCATTTCTGCGGTGTCTGCATGCCTCGAGAACAAGTCTGGGGACAGCACGATCTACTTGTTCACGGACGGCGAAGAAACTTGCTATTCCGGACCATTGATTGTTGGGAAAGAAGAAGACGGTTCCCCCAAAGTCGAAGAGTTCTTTGGCAGCAGTGCTCATAGGGCCAAGCTTCTGGCCGACCATCTCGAGTACCACGGCGTGAACGTTTGTGTGCTTGGGATCGGTGCGGCTGCTCAGCCGATGGTTCAAAACATGCTCAATCGGAGTAACGTGTTTTGCGCTCACATTGACAGTGGAGCTGACACTAAGGCCATTGTCAGTGTCATGCGCACTCTCAAGGGGATGACCAAGCGCACCGCTGGTTCTTCGGTGACTCGAAATGGCAAGCAACATACTCTGCTGGTCACTCTGAATCCAGAAGTTCAAGAATCCATCAAGAACCTGACACCGGCCGAGATGGACGAATTCGATGACGTCATCGGAAACGTCATCGTGTCGGATTCTCATATTGTATGCCCGTCTGATCTCAAGCGTGCTATGAAGCAGGTCTTCGACAATTACGATGAGGACATCAGTGGTCATGAAAAGGACATCAAGTCGGCTCTGCTTTTGGCTATGGAGGCCATGTGTGATGAACCACTTCCGGCCGCAATGATCAGCAGCAAGCACTCTGCAGTGATCGGTGTGCCTCAAGACTGGCGCGACTTTCGTCGCCATTGCAACCGACTATTTAGTCAGATGGCTACCGCGGAGATTGTGAAACGCGAACCGGCTGTCATTACGACGGGCATTTCGATCACAGTCAACGGGAACGAGCACAAGTTTTCGAGTGGTTGTGCTCAGTACAGCTGCCAGGTCCCCAAGTCCGCTGTCACTGGCGTCGCAGAGGATGAAGACTTCTGCACGGCTCGCTCGAAATTGCCTGTTCCCAAGACCAAGAAGCGCAAACGCGAAGATACCCCGATGCCACCGCCGTCGGCTCAAAGCGGGGAGGGGTCAAGTTCTTCTTCCCCAAACAAGCGTATCACTTTTCGCGCCTCCCCTTCCTCGCCTTGAAAGACTCCGTTTTCAAAAAAAAAACACACTGCTGGACATATCTACAGTAGTCCAGCAAAACAAGCAAATGAATAAAAAAAAACGGACAATACACAACGGCTCGAACATATACACATAACCTTAAAAAGAATTAAAAACTTGCCTCCAAGCGTTCCCTTTCAACCATGCGGAGCAACATCAACACATACTGTTTATATTTGTTTAAATTATGTTTCACAAATGTTTGTTCGTCGTATGTGCTTTTGTGTATCAGTTCTTTGCATTCTTCTTCGCCTTTTTCATCGCCGGTCCCTGCTCATCATAAAATTTAAAACGGTTTCTCCAGAATACGCGGAAAAGGGGGTCGAGAGTGCCAGCTCTGATTTCGGCCAGTTCGTAGTGTTCAATGGACGTGCGACCACCCTTGGGCCATGTGTCTTGTTTCCATTTGGTCATTTTGGAGCCGGTTTTGGACTTACAGTGACCACTACCGTCTTTCTTTTTGGATTTAGATGCTTTTGGCGCGCTCGAATCTTGTTTTGCAGCGCTCGAAGATGCGGCAGTAGTGTCCTGGGTGTTTTTTTTGGCGCGTTGGGACATTGTGAAGCGCGTTTGAAAAGTTTTCGAACGAATGAACGCAGGTGGATTGACACCCTAACAATTCAAATTTACATGCTCAATTTGAATTGCGGCGATGCACCCGAACTCGTTGTGTCTTCAGTCTGAGATCGTATTCTTGTGAGTTCGAGTGGCACAGTAAAATTTGAGCCGTCTTCTATGAGTGCTCGGAGTCGCTTGTTTTCATTGTTAGACTCCTCAAGCTGGTCTTGAAGGTTTAGCACATACTTCTTAAGTTGTTTTATTTTGCATTCATATCTATATATCTGTATGGACTTGCCTCGCTTCAATACTTTTTTTAATAGAGGCTTATCCATTTGACATGGACTCTCCTCGCGTAAATACACAAAAAGGAAAGGTTTTGGATTTTGTATACTGAGTACATATTGAACCATAAGTTGGTGTAATGAAAACGTATGCTCTTGAGTTTCTCATTGTCATTATTATTATAGGCCTGACAGTGTGTTTAGACGTATTGTACCAGGTAGATCACGTGAAAGACAATGACCGCACGAAGACAAATACTGGCCTGGAGAGAGCACATCAGATGAAGCATATCATTCATGAAATGCATGTGATGGAAGATCATCACAGTATGTATGTATTGACTACAGGTGAGCGCAAATTTGTTGAGCCAAAAGGGTTTTCAGTTCAAAAGGTGTTTGGATCGGATCTGTCAGGCGTTGTGGCCCACACATATGACGAGGGGTTTGGTCCTAAGAAGTGGCCGGAGGGAGCCAGGCGAGTTGCATGTGGCCATGTGGCTATTTGGAAGCGCATTGCGTCCGAATGTAATGGATGGTGTTTTGTGTCAGAGGACGATGCAAAGTGGCCAGATGTACCGCTGCCAATGTTACCGGCGAATGGATTCGTATCTTATTTTCGATCAGCTGTGTGCAATGCTGCGACCGTCTCGTACTCTGCGGATTACCTGCGCGTTGTAAAATCTGTGGTCCGCGGGCGATGCATGCCGTACGGAGCAGTGGCTTACGCTATGTCAAGCTCTTTCGCCAAAACACTTCTCTCCGAATTGCCCATGAAAAAACCAGTGGACCATTTTTTGTGGGAGCAATCCGTCAAGCATCAAGTGGCATTCGTTGCCCGTGACTATTATGTGAAGCACGTGAAGGGCAAATCGCTGCGCGAATCCGTCGTCAATACAGAATCGACGAGTGTCAAGGTAGTCAGTCCAGGACCAGTAAAGGTTTCTGAAAATCTGAAGCCGATACACATATCAAATGGGAATCGCAAAGTGAAATGCGATGTCCCCTGTTATTGGCCTAAAATCTCAGGAGGTATCATCAAATCTTTGACCATTGACGAATTGGGCATTCAACTAATTATGTCTATGGAAGGAGAAATTAACCACCCATCTTTGAGACTATCCACGAAAAGTAGCAAACGCATTTTCGCCACGACTCGGTTCGACTCTGAGATTCCGATGCCTTATTACGATTGGCCATGGACAATGTATCTTCATCCTAAGCCAACTGGGCTAGACATTTGGTCCAAGAACGGCATACAAACTCCACATGTGCCATGGGAATCAGTGTCGAAGGCTGGTGTTTTTATTGCGCGCAATTGCAAATCAAAGTCGGGCCGTGAAAAACTTGTCGAAGAACTAATGACTTTGCTCCCCGTGAAATCAGTGTCATCTTGTTTGAACAATCTTCGCCTACCTCCAGCAGAATTAGCCGATAAACGCAAACTTATGCGACAGTACGCTTTTTACTTTGCATTTGAAAATGAAATCACTCAAGATTACATCTCTGAAAAGTTGTGGTCGACGTTTGGTGCTGGAGTATTGCCAGTGTACTTTGGCGCGCCAAACATAAAAGATCATGTACCTGAACATTCTATAGTAAATGTAGCAGATTACGACTCTCGTGCAGATTTGGCCAATCATTTAAAAGACATTCTCGAGAATAAAGACCTCTACGACTCTTACCATGAGTGGCGGTACAAGCCGCTCCCGGATTTTTTTGTGAGAAAATACAACTTTACCCATGTACACAGCGAGTGCAGAACATGTCGTTGGGCATCGGCAAAGTTGAATGGATTGAAGTGGGACGCAGAACAACAAGCCGTGTCGTACCCAAGGGTGGTCCACGCCGGCACTCGCGAGACCAAGGCAAAAACTTCAGATTACATTTTGTACAAGGATGTGGATCAAATTGGGTTTGACATTGACGGCGAGCCAACGGTATCTGCGAGAGAATTCTGTTCGAAAAGGCGCGATTGCAAAGCATATAACCACATGGGCTGGGCAAAGTCGTCAGTCAGCAACGTACAAAGAAAACGAGGTGTATACTTGTATGTCAAGCGAGAACACGCGTTGTCACTGATACCCTCGCCTTCAGTTGGGCCACTTACAAATGTGAATTGCGATTTTGAAATGGACGAGGCAGTGGATATCGTCTACTCATGGGTCAACTGGACGGCTCCCTCGTACATATCACAAATGCGAAACGAGGGTCTTCTTTACGGCGACGAAAGCGAAAGCCATATGAATTATGAGAAACCTGCTGACGATTCTGCATACGAAGAGCTGCGCTATTCTATAGCAAGTCTTCTAAAGTACGGCTCCACAAATAGTATACACAAAATTTATGTGGTCATAAACCCTGTTCATGGCCCGCCTTCTTGGCTCAATACGTCTCATCCAAAAATAGAAATCGTTCACCACTCTAAAATTCTGCCTAAAGTCCCTACAAACAATGCGTGGGCTATATCAACGGCATTGCATCGCATACCAGGTTTAGGAAAATGGTTTTTGGCACTGAACGACGATGTCATACTGAATAGGAAACTGAAATTGGATCGTCTAACCATTGGGTGTCCCCGTTCAGAGCTGGCACATACACACTGTCCTACGCTGCGGAATACATGTTTAATGCACGCACTTGAGGATCAGTTTGGGGAAAGGGTTGGTAAAGTCTATGAACATCGCAGAAAGAGTACACTCAAGTACCGCCCAGACATTGTTTTGTGGTTGGAACATCACAACTGGTTGGTGGAGAACGGCCATGCGACATTTGAGCCAAATTCAAATTGGTTTGGATTGGTAAACACGAATGAGTGGCGAAAGGATTCTGAGTGGGTGTACCGTCGTTGGGACCAGGTCCTAAAGAAAGCGGAAAATTCTATGTGGATTAATTTCCAAGGTCCTGGCATTTCGTGGGAATACCCAGAGAACCAGGCTATACGCAGGCAATTTCATTCGTGGATTTCTGGCCAAGGGTTCACTAAGCATTTCGATGCAATGAGAGATACACCTGTGAATCCTCGCGAGATCACATCTGTAAAGATATTTGCATCTAGTACATCGTCTGGCACCGTGATTAAAACTGTAAACTCGAACAACATCAATGAAGTCGCGAAGGAATGCGCGGAACATCCAAACTGTGAGGCGTTTGAAAGAATGCGACCAGGTAATTATAGGTTGATGTCAGGGACAGGTATGGTTTCAGGATCTCACGACGTCTTTGTCATGCGCGAAGAACCAAGTTGCTCCCACTCTGTGTCGCCAGATCTAGACTTGTTGATCCCATCCTCCGGCAGGCATATTTTGTGTGACACTCTCAAGTCTATTGAATGCCACAGCTCTTATTTAAGCCACTGTCCAAACGGACCAAACGTTTTCATCTACGGTGCCCGTGCGATTTCGTGTGACAACGTCCAAGCAAAATGCATTCGATATTTAGAAAAGGCACCGCCGCTCGAAATAAAGCGAGGTATTGCTACAGAAAGGCAACTACAGACATCGGATTTCATTTCCTTGTTGAATGCAGTCACTGGGCAGGGCTCGGTTATGCTGATGGATGACGATTTCCTGTGGTGCTCGGAATATGTCGAGTACATTCAATCGGCATTTGAAAATCAATTCCCAATTGCGTTCTTAGGCCAGGGGTCAAATGGTATGCTAATGAATAAAGCAGATGCTCGTGGACTGGCTGCATATCTAACAAAGCATCGTGCGTCCAATAATGTGGATATATTACAGTACAGATACGCTAAATCACTCGGAAAATGTATGGCTCGGTCTGAGATTCGCTTGTCTCGTCACAAGGGCATAAAGTCGAGCTTCGCGCGATTAGAAAATGGTTTTTGGGTGGACGATAATTTTTGCGGTATGCCTATGATGCCAAAGCACGTCAAAAATGTCTTTGGTGTGAGTTGGAATCAATTTTACGATAAAATGTGGCGAACGACTGGTTGCAAAAAGCACCGGCGAGCACCAGTGAGTCCTGCTCTCAGTGAAGGCAACCCGGTTCCATTGGTCGAGAGTAACATTCCTAAAATGATTCATATGACTGGCCGCGGGCACCCGAATCGTGAATACAGGAGTTGGAAAGATAAAAATCCAGACTGGGACGTGATTTGGTACTCTGATGAACAAGTATCGAATTATGTCAAAGAGAAGTATCCAGAGTATGAGAGCACTTGGCGTAAGATGAGTAAAATAGCCAGGTTTGATTTCTGGCGCATCTTGGTTGTTCACAGAGAGGGTGGTCTTTACGTAGATAGTGACGTTACCTGCAATCGACCAATTGCAGAATGGGACATCCGCCCAGGCGACAAATTCATTTCTGGTACAGAGTGTTGGGGTTGCAATGATATCGAATTGCAATTGATTCAGTTTGCTTTCATGGCAGTCCCAGAGCATCCTGTTTTGAAATATGCAATGGTACACATCGCCACGAATGCATGGCGTCGGCCTTCGTATGCGCGCCATTACGAAAACGCTATGAAAAACGTGTTCCATTCTTCTGGCCCCGGTGCGTTGACCCATGGTCTTCTGCAATACCTGTTCTCAAGAAAGCACGACCCCGACTGTGTGACGCCCCACGGCCGATGCGAAGACGTCAGTGTATTGCCGTGGTGGTGGTGGGGATACATGGACCAGCATTCGAAGGATCACGCTGCGACGTCCAAGCCAGCTGGTTCCGGAGGCCACTATTTCCTGCACGGGTTTCGTGCATCTTGGACTCACGATAAAATCAACCAGCACGCCACAACAGAAATTATCAAAGAGCAACCCCCAAAACAGATCGAACCACAGGGAAAGTTCGCGTATTTATTCTTTGCGACGTCCACACAACACGCTTGTGCCGTTGAGACTATGGTCCAGCGACTGATTGAACTGGGTTCGTCGTCGTCCGTTGATTTTATGTGCGTGGTGCCGAATGACAAGATACGATTCGCAAATAATCGCATTCAAAAAATCGTGCATACAGAGACACAAGTTCAGAACGATTACTTCAAATTCGCCATGTTGAAACTGTATGGGTTCACGATGTACAAATATGATCGAATCATTCACATGGATGCCGACTCGTATGTTCAGAAAAATCTAGACCATTTGTTTTTGCTTCCGGATGTACCATTGGCCGCTCCTGTTGCAAATTGGGAGAACGAATTCTGTATATCCGGCGCGCTCTTGGTCATCAAACCTGATCGGCATACGTGGCAGACGAAAATTCAACCGAGTATTGCCTCTTATGCGCGATCTGGCAAATCGGAAATGAACTTGCTGAACGAAGTTTTCGAACACAGGATTGGTTCAAATCGGATATTGCCCGAATTATTAATACTGCCATCCAAGTACCTTACACTATCCACAGAGTTCACACATCCCGAACCGTATCACACAAAAATGGCAGACCTCTGGAAAGAAACCGTCGTGTTCCATTTTTCGGGTGGCTATGGCAAACCGTGGGCGCCCAAGAATGTGGCTGCAATGAATGACAATACTCGCAAACTCTATGAGCTAGCGCGAGGCGATGAATGTGCAGTTTTGCCCAAATCGCACAAGTCGACGACTCGCAAGGAATTGGCGACTCGCAAGGAAAAGAGCGTCCCCAACGAGCCCAGAATTGCTGTGGTTGTTCCTACATACAACCGCAGGGGGTATGCGAAGCTTTGTGCAAAAGCTTTGTCAAAGACGATCGATCACAATGATATTTATGTTTTCGATGATCACTCTGATCAGTTCTCTACTGACGATTTACAGAGTTGGTTTGGGACTACGAATGTACGTCAGAACGAGAAACGCCTCAAACCAGACAAGCAGGCACGCAGCATTGTTGAGTGGTTTGTTGACACAGAATACGATTGGTTGGTAACGCTCGATTCCGATTTGATTGTCAGACCGGATTGGCTGTCAGTGTTGAAAAGCCATTTGCACCTTACAGAAGGCGTAATTTCTCTGTACCATTCTTCAAACGTCGCAAACCATCGCACTATCGGGTGTGAAAACGGCATATGTGAAATGAAATCGCTGGGAAATGCAGGTGTTGTTTGGTCAAGAGGGCTGGCATCGAAAATGCTTCAAACGGTTTCAGACGGTGGTGGTTTTGATTGGGGTTGGTCTGATTGGTTAAGAAAAAATGACGTGACTCAATACGCATTTGAGAAATCGCTTGTACTTCATGTTGGCATGCATGGTACGTGGGGAGCAGATTCGAGAAGAGAAAAGTCGAAAGGGTTTGATGTATCCATACTTTCAGAGCCGGTACAAGCACTTGCAAAGTTGTATCTGAAAGGATTGCATCCAGATAAAGAAAATAAGTACACTAGAGGAGTTACACCAAAATTTAGGATTCAACGGTTAGGATAAGATTTACTGTGTGAAGTAATCTTATTTTTGTGAATGGATGAATGAAATGATATAAAATTAACTATAAATAGAACTACTATTATTTACCTAGATGAATATTGGATTCGTGGGTCTCGGCCAAATTGGTCTGCCTATTGCTATTCGTATGGGAAAGAGAATTCCATTGTATGTTTTTAACCGCACCCATGAAAAAGTCAGTCAACACAAAGGCAATATTGGTCAAAATTATATTCCTGCGACCTTGGAAGAAATGCACAATAAAAAAGTCATTTTTACTTGTCTGCCATCTACAGTAGAATCCGGTTCGATTATACGTAAACTTGCGCACGAATCAACATTGCCCAAGACATTTATTGATTTATCTTCAGGATGTTTTAAAGAATCTCGACAAATCAATCAAGACATTCAACCGCATATCTATATAGATGCGCCCATTTCGGGAGGGCCAAAAGGTGCTGCTGCAGGAACATTAACGTCTATGGTTGGTGCAGAGACATTAGAACCGTCCATACAACGATTGATGGAAATATATGCCAACAAAATTGTCTGTTGTGGTGGCGTTGGTAACGGCAATGCTATCAAGTCTGTCAATAATTATTTGAATGTGTCACATTTAATATTAGCATCTGATGCACTATTAGGTTTAAAAAAACAAGCCATTGACCCGGGAGTGGCACTTGAAGCCATCAACGATTCGTCTGGAAGGTCTCTGCAGACACAAGTAAGAATACCAACCGAGGTTCTTACTAATGAATACAATTATGGGTTTAAGCTAAATTTGATGTGTAAAGACGTTCGCAATGCTGAACATATATTGTCAGATGGCGTTTTGTTTAAACATTTTGATTCTATATTACTTCCTTTCGCCAATTCAACAAAAGATTACACAACTATTGTCAAGGAAATTCAAAAGTTAAATATGGAAATTTTTTGAATAAAGGTATAAAAAGAACTATCGTATTGGTAACATGATTAAGTCGAACATTGTTTATGTAGCCATGGCGGCAGATATTATTCACTTAGGACATATTAATATTATAGAAACTGCTGCTTCGTTGGGACCTGTTGTTATAGGATTGTTGACAGACGAAGCTATACGTTCTTATAAGAGACAGCCAATCATTACTTGGGAACAACGACGAAAGGTCATTTGCTCTGTAAAGGGTGTGTCTATCGTTATTCCGCAGACAACGCACGATTATGTGCCTAATCTAGAAACATTGCGCCCGTCCTATGTGGTGCACGGATCTGACTGGAAAACTGGCACTCAGAGTGCAGTGCGTCAGTGCGTGTTGACAACTCTAGAGAAATGGGGCGGCGAATTGATAGAACCGGAATATACTGGAGGAATTAGCACTACACAAATTATAAATAAATGTAAACAAGAAAATTAGATTTAAATTATGTTGCAGGCAAAAACTCATTTAATACCGAAAGCAGTGTTTGCTTTCTTTTCATATACCTTGAATACCCAACCTTGGTCTTCAGACTCGCCAAATCCTCAGACTTCCAAAGTGCAGCGTCATTTATATTCACAGAAGGATATCCGCTTGTCAGCATTTTCTTAATTAAATACTTTCCGGATATATCCTTGTACCCAATACGTTTTTCTGGAATTTTGTTGTGGGAAAGTGGGTTGAAAAACACATTCGCGATATATTTCGCATACCATGTCATTGCGGGTTTAGGATGTTCGTGCCAACATGCTCCTGCCACATTGCCACGCTCTTTTATCAGCCAAGCTTTCTCGGAATCTTTAAAGCAGAATCTAGTTGTATGAGAACTTACAAACTGAAACCATTCTGGATATTCGGACTGCATCTTGATTAGAATAGATTTTAAAAATGGCCACGGAACATGCATGGTTGTCCATTGCATTTTTGGATGTTTTGGAAGTCGTACTCTTTCTTGCCGTCGTGCTGTCACTGGGTGAATAGGTGTTACATATTCAACACCGTTGTCAATAGTGATATCATTTTTGGAGTAAATATCTTGCACACCCCCGCTTGTTGTTGTAGTAATTTTCCCATCTTTAAAGAAATAGTCTTTTGTAAGTGGCTTTGTGATTATGAGATCATCATCACTTACGATAAACCTTTCGGCTAACCCCGGAATGGTATGCAAATTTAATAGAACCGCGAGACCATTTTGTGTTGGACAATTCGAGTCTCCCCCAATGTAATGATCGCAGCGGTTCACCAATTGTACTCTAGAACCAAATTCCGCGAGCCAATCCGGTTTGCGCATAGGATCGGCAAATAAAAAAATGATACGCACCCACGGCGTATATTTTATGTAGGAACGTATAGTGAATTTAAGTATGCCATCATCCCTATTCACGCCAGATACGTCATTCTGAGGTTCTCCAGACCAGGGGATAACTACGTCAATTGGCGGTTCTGTTTTCGCAAGTGCGCTATCCTGTTTGCTTTTTTTTTTCTTCAAGAAAAATATGCCATACTTTCCGCCAATTTTGGCAGCACTCTTGTATCCGCCAAAAGCCTGATATTCAAAATATGGCTCAATATATTTAGAAAAATCTAACCGTTTTTCCCCACTTGGATCCACTTTCAAAACGTACATGCCTTCGTCTTTTAATAAACCCCTTACATTCTTAATATATTCAACAATATCGCTACTCGTTAACTTGATTGCGCCCCAACCAAGCACTCCGAAATCGACGATTACATCAAAAAATGAGGCATACGAAGGATATTTTTCCAAACTTTCTTGAACCGTACATTGAAGTAATCCGTCATTGTTCATTTTCTTCGGCGGATAAGGTTCCATTTGCAAATAAGAAACCTTTGAAGAGCCTATCAAATCTTTGCATCGATATGTGTAACCCCGAGCACCGATATCTAGTACCGTTTTGAACTGCTTTAGCTTTGGATAAAACGACATCATAAATTTTCGATCAGTGTTCTTTCTCCAAAAAGCATCGACATTAGGAGGCTCTGCAATAAGTTTTTTATCCGGCCGTGATTTGGACTCGCTTTCCGAAGTAGTCGCGTCTTTGGGCTTTGAACTCTGTGCAAATATGTCTGTTTCTTTGGGTTTAGAAGTCTGCTCCATGGGCACTAAAGCCTGTGCAATCACACCTCCTTGTTGTTTGACTTTATTTCGAAAATATTCTTGATTTGATTTTTTCTTCTTGAAGATACAAATTGAATATTGGCATTCCATAAGGGACTTATCGTTCGCAGAATAAGAACCGAGTTTATTTTGTAGAAGCGACCTAAACATTTGTCTCGCATAATATTGCATTGAACCCGCATGTTCATCGCCGGGTTTATTCATTTTTGTTTGAGAATCATAAGCTCCATAGGAGCCTCCAGACATATCTTCCGTAACGTAAAATCCTCCTGGTACGACTTCAGGCCAAATCGCATTGAATGATGTTATTATTTGTGCATTTTCATGGCCGCCATCGTCCACAACAAATTCGAATCCCACTGCATTTGGGTTCTTCGATGACCATATCGCACGATCATTCACAGCCTGTAAAAGAAATGCGTTTTGTTGGTCGCCAACATGTACCAAAATTTTAGTACCGTCTGATGTATATTCATATTCAGACGCTACATGTTTTTGGCTACTTGACGTATCGGGCCCGTTGCCATTTCGCCTTTTAGCGAAGTCTAAAGACGTAGAAGGAATTTCACGCACGCCAGCTATGGCCTTTACACACGCTTCCGAGTATTCGATGAAATGCAGGTCTTTAAACCCGACCTGTGCCCATAATCTCGCGGAAGCACCAGCACCGTATGACATTTTGCACCCTAGACCTATTTCTAACATCGGCCCGCGCTCTTTAGGTACGCCTTGGACATATTTCCCGTAGATATAATGATATTGTTGTGTGGGATGTGATACTTTGTCTGTCACGCGCTTGGCAGATATTGCCATTTTATAGAATGCACTGTTTGCGATTACAGAGCCTGCAGCAGCCTCAGCAGTTGAACAAAATGTCGTGCGGCATTTTTTGGTTGTTTGGTCATACATTCCTCTTTCAATCGCACATCCGCCAGATTCCCAACACGCCACACCGTGTATTTCAAATCGAAATTTTATTTTCGACATTTTATTCATCTTTGCATTCTGTAGTTCTACCATTCGTTCTACAAAACGTATCGTACGGGTGCTTCTTACAGGAAAAACATACAACGAGCCCAAAGACATCGGATAAAAGACGTCTTGATACCACGTATGAATAGATTCATCGATTTTGTCCGCGCCTTCATCATGTAGGGCCCAAATCTTGTCGAATTCGTGCTCAACGACCACTATAAGACTGTCGTCTGAACGTTGTCTCTTTCCCTGTGCATATACGTCCATACGCCTGTATCTATCCCGTGAAAACGTTGTTTGGTAATCTTGTTCGAAGCCATACAACCAATTCCGTGTCTCAATAGGCTTTTCTGTTTCGACTGTTGTTTTCGTTTCGGGTGACATTTCTGTTTCGGGTTGGTCAACACTAGGTTTTAACACTTTAATGTCAAAACACAAATTGCGAAATAAATAGGCATTCGTCAAGGAGCCATCTTTTTCATAGCTATCCAATAATTTTTTTCGGAGCGGCGTTTCTGCACACCTTTTTGGCGGGTGAGCTAATCGATCTACCATGTTATTATAATTCAATTCGGGCATAAACACCTCCAGTGACGGTCTGTCGTTCTCTGTTCCGTCTTTGTAAACGAAATCATATGCTGCGAGAACTGCTTTATGAACGTTGCGGTGGTCAATGTGTCCATACTCTCCCCACTGGTTATGCGTGATAATATGCTGAAAACCTGTTGAAAGCGAAAAGACACCCTTCAGCCGCTGGACTAGTTGCTCCTGTTTTTGTGAGGACCACCCGTTGTTATTCGCTGGCCTATAATTACTTGTTTCTGGCCAATCCCACATTTCCCATGATGTTTTGGCGATTGTCATGGCGTGCTCCAAGTGTGTTCGCCTAACTGCCCCCTTTCCCTTGGAATTAGCATCCGTAACCATGATAACATGCGCGTGCTCCCCCAACAGAGAGGCACCCCATATGCTTTCGTCGTCTGGATGGCACACCACGACTAACGTATCTTTCCCAACATCAGATGTACGCTCAGAGGTCGGGTGTCTTTTATCGGGGGGCAGTTTGGGCAGTGGCTTGGCTTCGACAAGCGTGCTTTCGATATCGGCGGCATCATGTTTTGCCGCAAAGTATGGAATGCCATAAAACCATTCGTCGTTGCCCATCAATATGTGCTTTTTTGCTTGCACATGCTGGAACAGCGTGGGGTGTTCGCAATACACATGACTCGAAACGAACTGATCCATGCCTGCCCATTCAGCCTTGCCTCGAATAAGTTCATTTAATTTGTCATAAAATAGCGCGTGATATTTGTCAACATTGTTTTTGTTCACTACAACAACTCCACCCGAAATCAAAACACCGCGAGGTGGATTATTGTAATCGTATGGGGGAGACGTTCGTTTGCATTCATGCCGGCCAACGGACATGACAAAAATTTTGTCGCCGAGTCCGAATAAGGTATTTTGATTCGGCCAATTATATGGAAATTGGAAATCGTTGCGCACATAGCCGATGTCTAACCACATATAATATGGTGTGTTGAAGAATTTCGTAGCTTTTCTGAGAAAATTGGGCTTCTCGCATTGTAATATACTGTAATCGTCTTGATCTATGTTTCGACTCTTAATATATTTGCTTTTCGAATAGAATCCAAGATGATGATTAAATTTTCCTCGAAATTGATTCGTAGATAAATCAGCGATTTCAGTTTCAATCAACTTGGTTGGCAAACCACTGCGTAGCTGTTTGACCATTTCAATATTTTTCGAGTCAACGAATATGACCATAGGCCCTTGGTAGCTCAAGGTATTTCTCATCCACTTTTGGTATTCTTTCTTAGTATGTTTGCTCTTCAGCTGAATATATGCAGTCACAATCGTGAGAGGCCAATGACTTGCTTCTTGGCTTCCACATTGCATGTCGATAGGTGCACCACAACGTCTTTGAGAATACTCAATACACATTCGCTCTCTTTTGCTCAATATTGCTGACTCGCGCACAGCGCGCTTGGCATTCTTCGCTTCATCGACACAGCCTTTGCTAAATGCAGAGTACCAAGAGGAAAACCCCTCACGATTGAGCTGAAAACTCATCTCGCACATGGATAGAATATTGCCAGGGCTTTTATCCGCTTTTACTGGTTTAAGGACTGGACTCTCAAGAGTCCCTGACAGACAATATTCATTAAAGGGCATATGAGGACCATCTTGTTGGTGATGTTGACTTGAAGCATACTCTTTACCATTCCACCGAGTCATTATTTTTATTGGGTCGAACACACTTCCTATTGTATGTTGACCATATTTTATTTTCGAGAAATGACCATCTCCATTGACAATCAATCCACGATAAGGCGCGCTCCCACCCCAACTTTGAAAAGGCCATCTATTCTTGCACAAATTAGGATTCGAGAGGCATTTCTTATCCATTGCAACCCTGTTTCGTTCTGCAGAAACAAAATAGCTGTGCATGTCGACGTGAATTCTACCATCTCCTAATTCACGATCTCTTCCAGGTCCTTTCACTATAAAGAAAGCAGATGTTTCACATTTGAATTTAGGAAATTTGCGTGAAACCGCGATATTGTGATTGTGTTGGCTACACTTGGTCCATTTCCAACCTGTTGGGTGACTATTTTTCATAAAATGTTCGCGCAGGCTACGTTTAATTTGTGTCCAGTGTAGCTCATCTTGCACTTCGACCATTATATCAATATCCCTATCGGCGAACGACATATACTTGTTTGTTAGACCAAAATTGTTCCCAAAACGCAGTGCGCCGGCCAATGTGCCTTCAACAAGCCACCACTTGACATCTAAAGAATTAAGAGCGCGATGTACATCGTCAAATATTTCTTCAAAATATTGTTCGAAAGGCAGCTTGATAGCAGTCTGCTCGTCATTCTTTAATGATGTTGGGATCACGACTTTTGATTCTGCCTTTGCAGTTGATTCTACAAGTTCGTCTTTATGACGAAAACACGATTTCATTTTGGATGGTTTTATATTATGACCAATCACCCACATGTTAGTGTCTTTGCAGTTGCCATGATTTGTCATATGCTTGCTTGTCACCCATTTCACTTGAGAGTGCAAATGTGATTCCTTCAGCCAAATGCCTATTGAAACATCTTCGCCTTGATAGTTGAACAATCTATCAGAGTTTTCGACAATGTAACTCGCCACATTCCTAGAAACAACGTGTCCTACAGAACCAAGTGGGAAATTTGGATACTTTATCTTCTTGTAATGCTTCAATTCAGCCCACTTACCACCACGCGGCACATTCCAGTTTTTTGCAATACGCCCAATGACCATGTAGTCGTGTGGATCATATGTTTTTTGCAGGTAATTTTCAAGAGTATTGACTCGGACAACGGAGTCGTCATCCGTCTTCACAAACCAATTTGCAGTCGTATGTTGCGTTCCCCACTTGTAGCAGTACTTTACCTTTTGTGGTAAATGGCGGTACACATCTACATCAGGCATTGTAATTATATCTCCATGCTTGTCTGATTCACTGGCAATGTGTAAATCTTCCTTTGCGCAATTCGAATTCCATTCTTGTTGGCTTTTAGTAGAGGAAGACTTTGAGCGTGTACACGTCCATTTTTTTCGGTCTCCGGGTGGTATAGGGCAACACTTCCCGACTGCAAAGAAAACATTGTTGTGTTTAGAAGCCCAAGTATCGCGAATCACTTGGCGTGTTTCATATGCCGATCGTCGTGACAGAACACACACCATAACGTTCATAGGTGAAGTAAGCCCCTTTGGTGCAGGTTCCTGGCGCTGTCCCTCTGACATATCAGGAGCATCGGGCGGTAGAAGTGAGGGGTGCTGTTCCATGGGAGTAATGGGCTTAGCAGGAGTTTGCGATTTGTTTTGCACTATTTCAATAGAGCGCAATTTTGGAACGTCTGTACTCGACACAGTGAAAATATTCCCAGGGCGTTCCACTTTCGGTTTGTCTGGAATTTTGCGCCTTGTCGCTACCAGAAATAAAAAATAAACGAATAGGACAGGCAACAAATTCTTCATTACAGGCAACAAATTCTTCATTTATACATTATTTTATTTCTGTAAGTACACGAGGAAGATAACATTTGGGATTCGTTTGATATCGAAATATATCCCGATTCTATGTTAATCATAGACTATATAAGGTTTTCAGCAAAATACACATGTCTTTCATCGAAGATTTTGTTGCTGAACACTACAATCCTTCCGATAATGATACGCCATTTCCTCTCACCGATCAAATGTTTGATGGCAAAGAGGTCGTGGCCATGATTGAAAATATCTTGTCGAATCATATCACATACGGGCCGAAAGTTGTGGAATTTGAGAAAGCCTACGCTGAATATCTGGGCGCCCCGTATGCTGTCATGGTAAATTCTGGATCGTCTGCGAATTTGCTAGCGATGGCCGCACTATTGAACCCGACAAGGCCTGTTAAACTCAGCGCCGGTGATCATGTAGCAGTACCTTCGGTGTGTTGGTCGACATCTGTTGCACCTATTCTTCAATTAGGATGTGTTCCTGTATACGTTGATGTGTCTCCCACGACTGCCAATATTGATTTGGATCATCTGGACTCAATTCTGAAAGAAGACCCAAAAATTAAGGCCGTTATGGCGGTGCATGTCATCGGCGCTTCTTGTGATATGGTCCGGTTCGTGGACATTGTGCGCAAATACCATTTGATGGTCATTGAAGACACGTGCGAATCTATGGGTTCGACTTTTGAAGGGAAATACCTAGGAACATTCGGCGACTTTGGTACATTCTCTATGTATTATAGCCATCATATGACTTGTGGTGAGGGCGGTATTGTCACTTGCCAAACAGAAGATGACTATCATCTGCTTTTGTGTTTGCGGGCTCATGGTTGGACTCGCCATTTGCCTAACAAACACGATGTCGAAGCTCAATATCCTGATATGGACAAGCGTTTTCTATTTATAAATACTGGGTTTAACCTGCGCCCAATGTCTATTCAAGCTGTCTGCGCTTCTGAACAATTGAAAAAGCTTCCAAAATTCGTAGAGGCACGGAAATATTCCTACAAGAAATTGTATGATGGAATGAAAAACAATCAAAAGTTTGATATCGTTCGTAGTCAGGCAGATGCGGCATGGTTTGGGTTTGCCATTGTACTTCGAAAGTTGTACTGGCATCAACTCGGGGAACTCAAGGAGCATTTGCAATCGCTTGGCATTGAGCACAGACCGATTATATCTGGGAATATGGCGCGTCAACCTTTCAACAAGTTGTATAATGTTTGCGCGGACGCCACCGACTTTATCGGCGCTGAGATCATTCATCATGGTGGGCTTTTTATTGGACTACACAGTAAACCACTTTCCGATACCAGAATTGAACTGTTAACGTCTGCGCTGTTGCAATTCAATTGGGTGCGGAAGCCCAGAATATTAATCACCGGTGGTTCCGGAATGCTTGGTAATGCACTGAAGAGCACGATTGAAGACGGGTTCTTCTTGTCTTCAGAAGATGGCGACCTTCGCGATTTGAAGCAAACTGAAAAGATCTTTCGCAGATTTCATCCAACACACGTTATCCACGCTGCTGCGGATGTTGGCGGATTGTACAAAAACCTCAATTCGAACTTTGATATTGGCATGAACAATATCAAAATGAACACAAACGTCATCAAATGTGCATTGAAATTCAAAGTTCAGAATTTAGTTGCAATTTCATCTACTTGCGTTTTCCCCGAACGGTCGGACAAATTCAATGAATCAATGATACATACCGGCGCACCCCACCCATCGAACGCTAGCTACGCCATGTCGAAACGTATTATGCATTTAGACATCGCGCGGGTCAGAGAGACTGCTGGCTACAAGTGGAATGTACTCGTACCATGCAATATGTATGGACCTCACGATTCATTTTGTCCTGTCAACGGGCATGTCATTGGTTCTCTGATTGGGAAAGCAACCTCGCAGAATTCCGTTATGCAAGTATACGGCACTGGTAAAGCTCGAAGACAGTTTATGTACGTCGGGGATTTCGCACGAATCGTCACGCACGTCATTAAAAACCCGTTCTGGTTTCAAGACTTGATTTGTGCCCCAAAAGAAGAAGTGTCTATAGCAGATTCAGCTCAAATTATTGCGAATTTGACAAACAAAGCTATAGAATACGACAAAACAAAGACAGATGGTCAACTCAGAAAATACGCGTCGTCGACTAATTTTGATTCGATATTCCCAAATTTCGAATGGGTTCCGTTGGAAAAGGGAATACATTTAACACTAAACTGGTTGAGAAAAAATTAATATTATTTTGATATGCAATTTGTATTTTTGTACTAACATCAGACATCAAAGAATGGATTTATAATCGTGCATTAAAATCATCCTCCTCCTCGGAGATTTCGAGGGGTTCCATTGGCTTTGCGGCAGTCAGGTCATCATACAACTTGGAAATCTCACCACCAATGTCCACTGAACGATAGCCCTGGGCGTAGCGCAAACACGTGTACAATCCCAAAGGCACGAGGGCAAACGGTAAAACGCACAAGGTCACCAGCTTGGACACGTGTCTGCTCATCGTTGTCATTATACAAATGACTGTGAGCAAACACCAATAGAATGTCCTTGCAGACCACACGCCAGTGTCCAAAAAGACATGGAATAAGATACAGCAACACCACAACACCCATTCTATAACGGACCAAACGTCAGCACCGTCCTCGACATTCTCGTACACGCGCAATGCTGCCATCGCCACCGAAGGAACCGTTGTCACGTACAACAGCCCGTCCATCGGCAATCGAACAGACATATACTGGACCAAAACCCAAAAGGTAATGCACGTCAAATGAATATGGGGCGCCCAGTCGCGCCCATTCAATATAATGACATAGCACGAACACACACCCACCACAAATATCATCATTGTCAATCCGAACCCTGCTATGGCCAACACAACCATCACGTTCACCCACTCAAGGCCGTCCATCATAAACAAAGCCGGAATGAATATATGCACGGCAGACCACGCCACTGTCGACCAACGATCCGCATGGCTATCCACATCGTGCTTCACTATACGTTGCAACTGGAACAATGTCACCACGATGACAGATACCAATGTCGAATGAATCGCGAACAGAGGTACGAAACGCCAATCAGTATCGTACAATGTACCCAATAAAAACCATGCGTACATGAACAACAAATACAAAACAAACACGAAACGCTCGAACAACATTGCCAGCACCAATGAAACTTAAATAGACATAAGTAACCTATAAGAGGACTTGGATTTTTCATTACTACATCTAATCACGCACCATGAATATCGTTGCTCTCAAACAAGAACTCTTCACGGATCTACAAGATCCCATGGCATTTATAGAGCACAAGAAGATGAACACTACCGGCGACCCAGTTAGGGCGAAACAGTTTGGCACGACGACGTACTTTTATGCTGAAAACGGTGACGAGTGGCGGGTCAATACCGACGAATGTCGCGTCATGGTTTCGTCAATCAATACGTTTTCAGAACAACATCAAAAGTTAGTTGTCTCGTGTTCCGAATCTTGGACAAGCAACATTCGCGAGAAACTCAAGGCCGCTGCAAAGCTGGCATTTACATCAGACGAAATTAAGAAACGAGAAGGAGAGACCTTCGAAGCCTTTTGGGGACAATGCAGAGTGCCCAACACGCTCTCCATAGAGACATATGCGTTTTCACGGCGTGGTAGTCGACACATCTACATACCAATGTTCTTTGGCAAAAAAGAAATCACAGGTCGATACAAACTCAAAGTTGGCGACGTTGTCAACCTCTCAATTCGATGGCATCTCTGCCAAACCGTTGATGGCGACCGAATCTACACTGGTTATCGTCCGATGTTTTCGGGGGGGATCGAAATGATTCGCAAAGCAGGGATGCCAGATCCCATTCGAAAACCATGGTCTTGGTCTCGTGTCCAGTTTGAGACACTCACAGTCGATATGTTCAATTGTCTGACTGTAAGAATCCCATGCATGGAAATACAAAATGTACAGGGAGCAAACGTCAGAGTCAGAGTGTCGGAGGACTTTGACTCGTGCATGCAAAATTTCCACAAAATGGCACGCGCGACTCCTTGGAACCACTGTATTACGATTCACGGCCTTGATTCCTCCACCGTCGGCGCCAGACTGATGGCCACCATCGTGCCGGCCAAAAACAACCAACACGTTGAGTGGACGACTCAGAAACACCGGATAATACAGACGCGCCCGACAAAGACCGCGCCAACGACAGTCCGCGCTGGACTACAGAGTCCTGAGGGGACGGCGGTGGGGAAAAGACATGCCGACAATACGGACACGTTAAACAACGAGAAAACCAAGCGTCAATGCACTTCAAATGGTACGAATGTCCACAAGACAATGAAATAGACGACCACATCGGCTGCCAACACACCGGACACTTTTCACACGATTGACAAAGCGGATTACATACATCTACACTTAGACGATGTGTCATATTTTGTATAGTTATATGTTAACGATTATACTAAATTTTAGCCATATTTAAGAACACGACCCCAGGGGAGCATGACGTTTGTAGATGTAATCACAGATATTTTCTTGGTCATTGTTACGGTCATTTTTTGTGGTGTAGTTCTATCGTTCATAATAGGCTTCTTTGCGCAATTCTGCCCGTGGAACTACGCTTTCACAGTAGCGCCAGCACGCACAAGAGTAGCACCGGACGACCAGCCAACGCCACAGCAAACGCCAATCGCCCCGCAAATACCAATTGCGTCGTACAGGAAACCGATGCCACCACGAATAATACCACACAAATGCAATAATGATCAATGCAGTATTTGCTTAGAAACTATCAAGAAAAACGACATCAGAAGTCAATGCGTCAAGTGCTATAATTGTTTCCACAAAAAATGCCTAGACACATGGCTTCAAAATCATAACACGTGCCCACTGTGCAGAACAGATTGGATCCAATTTTGATGATGCGCATATTATACTTCTATATATGGCGGTACACGATCGATGACGATAACCTTCGCTTGATGGCTTTCAAGGATCGATTGAGTTTGATGCACCGTCAATAATGCTACAAGTGACAGGACTCCAAGACAGCCACACACGCCATACACAGTATCGGCACTTGGCAATGATAAGCAGTCTTCCAACTCAATACGCAGTGTCGTGTTTTGCCAAATACACTGTGCTTGTTCTTGATCGAACTGAACGTGACAGTCTGTGCACATCGACTTGAACGAATAGAAGAACGACACGACTGACAACACCGAGGCGCTGACAAGCAGCGACAAGACGCATTGTGTGATTGCATAGCATCTTAATGCATGTGTCTCACCATGTTCGGCCACCAAATGACCAAAGGCCGGCAACCAAAATCCACAAAAGATCATAGCAAATGCAACAAATGGTTGAGACGGATCGAATGCCTTACAGAAGAAAATACAGTTCAAAAAGATCAGTATTTTACATGTCCGACAAAAGGTCGTCAGGGCAAGGCCAATTGGAACGGCCTTTGCGACGACGTTCTGTTCCGGCATTATTTACAGAGGACAAAAACACATTTATACTCTTATTTTTCATTCGACCTCTGTATTTTTTAGGAAGAACGTTTTTCTTCGTGCTGGTGACGCCCTTATGCAATCCGTATTCGCTGTACCGACTTCGTAAACAATACAACGCTCTTTCGCGCGCGTAATCGCAGTGTAAAATCTCTCCCTTTTATCACCCCAGCAGCTTGTGGATTTGACGATGACGACCGGATACTCGCTTCCTTGGGCCTTGTTCACAGTAAGGGCGTATGCAGGTCGTAGATAGTCTTTCACAAGACATACTTCTTCTTTTTTTGCATCCTGTTGCTTTTGCCCGGCCGTGCGCGTATTCGCATTCGCATTCGCATTTGCCTTGGGTGGATGTACATAAAAGTCTACGTACGTGTGGCCGACCTGTTTTGGAAAAGCAACAGATATGGAATTACCCAGGATGTCGATGACCTTGCCTATTTCGCCGTTTGCCACTTGCAATGACATGCCCGCTGACCCGTTTGACGCATACTTGTTCGTTATATTTATAACCGCGTCACCCTTTCCGAATCTCCAATCAATGTATCGCCATTCACCGTTAGAGTAATCCATATTCATTTCGGCAGACTTGCACGGGTTTGGATGTATCGGATTGATCAAGTCACGCAGAGGTCCATTCAGCATCGCAACTTCCTTGTTGGTATTGCACAAAACCATTGGCATGCTCTTCGTGTCGCTGTAAATTTGCGACACTTTCTCGACGATCGATCCAGCGCTCTTGTACGGATGAACAATAAATGATTCTGCAGACTCATCCAAACACGGATCGCCTACTCTGATCTTTTGACCGTTTGTGGCTATGAACGATTTGTCTCCAGACCGATAAATCTTTGTCAATTCGATTTTGGGATACTCAGAATCGCACAAATCTCGAAACAACTGACCAGGACCAACAGAGGTCAACTGAGCGGCGTCGCCGACGAATATAATCTTGGAGAACTTACGTTTTGTAAACAACTCTGCCAAGACTTCAGGCTCTTGCATTGATTGTTCGTCAAGCAAGAGAGTCGAATCAACCTCTACAGTCTCTGACATGTATTTGAGCCGGTGCACTGTGTAAGCCTCCACGCCAGTCACCTCGGTAAGACGCTGGGCCGCTTTCCCAGTCGGGGCAGCACACGTCACATCACCATACAGACTTTTCACAATATGTTTGCACACTGTCGTCTTGCCAACGCCAGCTCCTCCCTGGAGAATGAAGACTGGCTGCGTACACGCTTCAGCAACGGCTCTACGCTGATTCTCGTCCAGTTGGGCCGTCTCGGGAGGAGGAGTCCAACGAGTATACCGGTAGTCTCTCACTATATTTGACAGAGTCTCCTCCAAATACTTTTCGATGCTAGCATACCTTTTGACGGCAATATAACCTTCGCGCACGACCACAGGCCAAGTCGGACCTATACGATCACTCATCACAGACCGAAAATCTCGCAAGGGCATCCAATAGTCACCTGTTCTTCGCATGTGACGGATAATCGTGTCGATCGCCTGACAACGCTTGAAACCAGGATCAGGCTGGGGTCGCTTCATGTCGAGCGCCGCGTTCTGTGCCAATTTCTCACGGGTCTTTGGTCGCAGAGTTTTCTTAAACTGTTCTTCTTTCTCAGAAATTTCTATGAAACCATTGTATTCAGACCCATACCACAATCGCCACGGATCCGCCTTCAAAAAGTCAATTAATTCCTGCATATTCATATTGAAATATTGAAACAGTGTCAACAACTGTTCTCTAGAAACACTGTTACACATCAATGGAAACTGTTTATACAACCGCGCAGAAGCGTCCAATTGCATGCGAACCGTTTCGTACGAAGCATACATATCAAGAAGCTTCTTTTTACCGATCTTGGGAATACTCATCAACTCGGCAGATTTCTTCTCTTGCAAAGCGTAAATCAATTCCTTTACCTTCATTCGGCTAAATATTGCAGCGCGATCCTTATATCCAATGCCATGCATATTAAACGCATACTTTAACAAATGCGCTTCTGGCGACACAATCTTACCCTGGTTAAAAGAAGCCCGTACGCGCCCGTCAGGAGTACGCTTGCGACTTATATTGCCCCGGTAAATCTGACCAGCTACAATATAACACGCATCGCAACCGAATTTCCCGCCACAAACACCACGCGTACCATCCTTCGTGCGATACTCCACTAATGCCCAATTGCCATATTGTGCATTAATCACCTTGGTAATTTCGATCAACACCATCTTTTTTATATACAATATATACACTAGTGCATTCTATTTGTCACTTATATGTTACATTTGTTTTTTTTCAAGTACTTAATGACATATAAATAGGGTTAGCGAAGCCAAATGTCAGGCACACAAGCTCCGCCGAACACGCCAGTCTTAAGCGCAGCCGGCGGGCCATCATCCAAAGATAGCCACGGAGCCTCGCACAATTTTAACCAGTTCAGCATATATTCAAATGAAGAACATACCAACAAACTTCAACAACATATTGACAAGACCATTTTTCACTGGCTTCAAAACAATAATGTTGCTGAAAATTTTGCTCAACAAAAAATTCAAACTATATAAGCTCGCAGTGTAATTCGTAACAATATGGCCCTCATACTTAACAAATTTTACATGGTCACAACGTCAGAAGCAGGCAAAAAAATAGCCAAAAGCAGCACGACTGCATTTCATAAGGCCATAAATAAAAGGCCCACGCGTCTCAAGTTACAAAATGTCACCGAAGCCACCTATACGTTTCTATTTAATGGGAATGGGCAGGATATCCTGAAAAAATATGTACAACTTGAACAGGCATTTGTCGAAACTCCTACGAAACTAAAATCAAACATGCTCATCAATACAATATGGAAAATGGACGACGGTACAGAAGAAACGACACAATATAGGTATGTTCAAGATTATTATGATGATGGCACGTCATATGATATGCTAATGCCACTCTATAAAAGATATTCTCGCGATGGTGCGGACAATGTGCCTGAAGATGAAAAATTGACTGAAAAATCCACAGATATTATTGAATACCCAGACCCAGGCGATGTTCCGAATGACGATTGGTATTGGCCTGTGTACGAAGAGCTGCTCGTCGGAGATAAAGTCGAAGTATATTTTGCACATGATTATCGGGGTGAGGTTCTCCCTGAATTTAGAGCTAAAGGCTGGGAGAAAGTCGAGATCATGGAGAGTGTGGACTACGAAGACAATAGTCATAAATTCAGAGCAGAATACATCACGCCAAAACGGAAAATCGAAGAGGGAGATGATGCAGATACCATAAACGACAAGAAAGCTGACAACCAAGTCGTGGTCGACGTGTGGTACAGGCCTGTGCGCCGTTTAGAGGATTCAGACTCTGGAGAAGATTCTGATAAATCAGTTGATGCAAATGATCTGGTTTCAGACCCCGAGGACGATGAAGTACATACCGAGGGCGAAGACATACAATACAAAGGGAATACATACGTCCTGAGCTTCGAAAAAGACGACAAAGGAGATAGAATTTACAAACTGAAAGAGAAAGAAGGCGATGGCGTTGAAAGGCTCACGAGCGAACAATTAGACAACCGGTTCATACCCGAGTTAAGCATTGGTAATCGCATCTTGCACAACGACACAGTCAAGGAAATCGTCGGTATTAACTACACGCACAAAAAATACGTGGTCCGAGAAATTGACGACAGCGGCTTTGTTCTATCAGATTCGAGTGATGACGCTAGTGACTATTTGTTGTGTGACGACGAGATGGTTAGCGCACAAGACATCAAAGAACTAAGAACTGTCATCTCTCTATTCAGGCGAGGAGATAAAGTTCTGTACAATTGGCACATATGTCAAATAGCCATCGTAAATGAAAATGGCAAATACACTTTGATTGATCTGAAAACACGTGAAGAATTGCCCGATGTTTCAGAATCAGACATCACTGACAATGACTTTGTACTTAAGAAAGACGACTCGACCGTCTGGAAATTCGTCAAAACCAAGGATAAAAAAAACGGAAAAGGAAAAGAAGTTCCACACGTCTATTTGCAAAACGAGAGAGAGAACAGCAAGGGAAAAAGAGGAAAGAAAAAGTCTTTCATGGTATCAACGTACCAAAATAATTTTATTGCAGATCAAAGAGAGATAGGAGATTTTTTGAAGGGAAAAGATAGACGAGACGGTCCTAGCGGACACGATAGCGATCTGGCATATTTGGTCTATAAAAAAGGCGATAAAGTACTTTATGCACCAGAGGGTGTCAAAGAAGTAAAAGCGACCGTCAAATATGTAGAAGAGGACACAATTCAAATTCAAATTGATGGTGCTTCCGAAACAATAAACGTTAGAGATGACCAGCTTCGGCTGTACAGAGGTGAGGAAGAAGAAGTTATTTTGGAGGTAGGCGATTATGTATTTGAAAAAGGTACCCTGTGGCAGATAGCTACTCGCGAGGGAGATACATTTATATGGAAAGAAATTGAGAAAGCCGTACACGGGGATGTTTTGGCGTACAAGGGGGACGATAGAAAAAATAGAGTTGAATACAAATTCGACGATGATTCCGGAAAGTGGGTTGAACGAAATCCTGAGGATGATTCCGAAGACGAGGATTCCGAAGGCGATGCACCCGTGGAAGCCGAATATAGGGAGGGTGAATATGTTGAAATAGACGGTGGTAATATTTCAAAGATCGAGAAAGTAAATCGTACCAAATACAAATTGGAGGGTATGGAAGATTGGGTTGACGAAGATCGTATTCTCAATCGTTATATACCAGAATTTGGTCTGCGTGATCCAGTATTCACTGTAAGTGCGTGCGAACTAAGAGAGATTAAAAGTGTCAATGGTGATGGCACGTACACGTTAAATGGAGACGAGAGAGTTCCAGAAAAGGATTTGAGAGCGGCTATTGAGCTTGTAAAGTCAGGCAGCCTGGTACGAGTTTCTGGAGAAAAGCACCAGTATTTCATAGTGCTAGAAGTTGATGGATGCAATTATCATTTGAAAAATATATATTCAAACGAAGAAAGTTTAGTTGACGTAGAAAAAGTCGACGAATTTGAAGCTTCCGGTTTTGAATTGGGCTGTGTTGTGAAATACAAAGTGGGTGATGTCGAAAAGTATGGAGAAGTCATTGAATTTGACAAAAAGAGTTGCTTGTATACAGTAAAAGACTGCAATGGCAGTCCTTTTTCACATATTCGAGAAAACGGACTTGAAGCTGCTGAGCCAATGTTGAGTGAAGATGTAAAGGTGCATGTGAAATCGGCGTTGGTTTTCTCTATTACGGGTGTCGTTCAAAAAAAGAGGACTTACACTCTTAAGTCAGAAGAAGTGTCAGAGTCCGAAGTTTCTGAAGTGGGTTTTGGAGATGGTGAAGGGGATGAAGAAGAAGCCGGTGAAGACCCCCTATTAGAGAAAGGAACTTCTGTCACGTTGAGACTAGAAAATCCTACTTTTGTAATAAAAGCGAAAAACGAGCTCAAGCGGACGTACAAGGTCGGTGGTGTATTCTCAGCAAATGTGGTGGATAAAGTTAAATAAGTTCTACATATATAAACTTGATTATATTTAATTTGTCAATGCATATAGTTACAATGTTGGGTGATACAAGGGTTGGCAAATCGGCTTTGTGTCAGCAATGGTCATCTGGAACGATGTCAACGTCGTACATGTCGACGATTAGCGTGGATCATTACTTGTTGCCTGATTTAACTTTGCACGATACTCCGTCTGTCGCCCGATTCCACTCAAAGTTGGATGTATACTTGTCGTCAACGGACGTGTTTGTTTTAGTAGGAAATGAGGATTTGGCCACGGATCATTGGTGGGCAAGAATCCACGCACTGGTTCCGTCCGCGTCTTGGTTATTTGTTTGGACGGGCTCAGTAGCTTGCCCAAACAGAAGAAAGTGGGCAGCTGAGCGCGATATTTCTGTTGTCTATACTGATTTGAACGATCAACATCAGGTAGAAGCAGCACTTATTGAGTTGAAAAAGGTTGCTCTTGAGCATGCTCCTCGGTTGGAACGGGTTCCTCTGGGCTATTACGAGTATTTTGTGGATGAGGCACGTCAGTGGGTCCCGTGCGTATAAGCTCTTCCGGTGTTGGTAGTGGCGTGTGTGCTTTGACTGGGTCAAAGTATGCTCCGTTGTTGACTTGTTCTCTTTCTTTTAGTAGGAATGGTATTTTGTCTATTTCGTTCTGTAGGCATTCGAACCCAAATGTTTCAACTTTATTATGTGCCAAATCGTTTTGCAATCGATGAATGGACGCTCCGTATTCCTGGCGTTCCCATAAAATATCTGAGGAAAGTCTTGCCTGCATATATTGACAGAGCTTTAAGTTGGAGGGTTTATCAGGCCAAAAGGCAATTGATGTCGCGGCTGATTTCGTAGAGCGTTGTGCAACTGTATACATTGTATTTGTGTTCGTTTCCTTTTCAAACCCGATACACAGCATGCATAGGTCTTGCAGACTTTTCAAGTGGTGTACCATGGAAACATGCCAATTTGTCTGAATAATTGGGTGATTGACGGATGGTAATTTCCATTTCCATGATTGAAGGGTAGCGACCGCTTGTTTGTGTTGATCACTGGCGCGCTTATAATCTTTAGAGGCTGCAATGTATTCACCAGATGATAATTTGACGTTCGCAGATTTCTGCAATAGACTGGACAACAAAGCGCGCGCAATAACGCCTTCGAATTTCCAACAAGAGGACGAAATTCCTTTTGAGTCGACTACCCAGTGAAAGTAGGGTTGTTTGTGAAGTTTTTTCGTTGGGTCTAAATGAAGACAAACTTTGTCAAAACATTCGATATATTTTTGCAATCTTGAGACGAGCATATCGTGGTTATCGCCCGCATCGAGCAATTGTTGCACTGCCATGCGGTGTCTTGTCAATTCGATATTGCTAGGATTTTGATCTGCAATTATCTTTTCGTATTCCACAGGTTTGTGAATGTGGAAATTCATTCTGTGGAAGCCCTTCGGTGAACACTGTGAACTTATATACAGGAGTTTAATAATTGGCAATTGCGTTTGCGGATATTTCAATTGGCAATTGCGTTTGCACAAAATTCAATTGGCAATTGCGTTTGCGAAAATTTCAATCGGCAATTGCGTTTGCGGATATTTCAATTGGCAATTGCGTTTGCGAAAATTTCAATCGGCAATTGCGTTTGCGGATATTTCAATTGGCAATTGCGTTTGCACTTGCGGATATTCCAGTATATTTCGCTCTTGTGCTAATCATATATCGTAATCTTTTTATGTTCCTCTAACCGAGTAAACTATTGATGTCTCTTCGCGTTGCAACCGGGGGCAATGTCGACGCCGGAAAGTCTACGCTAACCGCTTGCTTGTTCGGCGAAGTCGACGACGGTCGCGGCGCTGCCCGCGCAACCCTGTTCCAGCATCAGCATGAAAAAGAGACTGGGCGCACCTCAACCGTGACCATTCGAGAAGGACGCATCGGGGATCGCCACGTCGTTCTCGGCGACTTGCCGGGCCACGAAAAATACTTTAAAACGACCATTTCGGGCATGGTCGGCCTCATGACAGACTACGTCCTGGTCGTCGTCGCTGCAAATCGCGGCGTGACATCGATCACGAAGGAACACTTCAAATGCGCCGCATGCATGAATCTGCCTATCATCGTCGTCGTGTCCAAAATCGATTTGACTCCCAAAAACATACAAAAAGAAACCCAGCAGCAAATATATAAATTGTGTAAAAAGCACAATCGCAAACGGTACCGCATAACGTCTACGGAGCCTAACGTCCACGTCATTTCCGGCTGTGTGGCGCGCGCTGTTGTACCGGTAGTGTCGCTGTCGTGCGTGACGCTTAATGGCATGGACCAGTTCCACGCATTGTTCAGTCAATTGCCGATTTGGCGCATCTACGACCTGGAGACGTCGTGTGCCATTCAGATAGAATCAATTTTCCGGGTCAGAGGCGTAGGCATTGTTGTGGGCGGCGTGTGCGTCCGCGGAACCATTCCTACCGACACTTGGGCTTACTTGGGTCCGTTCAAACAGGGAGAATACAAAAAGGTGCGTGTCAAGTCGATATTCACTGAGGATGTGGATTCTGGTAACATTCAAGCCGGGCAGTACGGGACGCTTGCGATAGTGCATAAAGGATTGAAACGCAAACACATACACAAGGGTATGGTGCTGACAACTGATCCTGAAGCCGTCGCCATTCGCGAGATCGAGGCGCGCATTTTCGTGTTACACCATGCGACAACGATAAAGGTCGGCTACACGCCAATTTTACACTGTCGAACCGTGAAGAAAGCAGCACAAGTGGTCGAGATGAACAAAGATCTCGTTCGCTCGGGCGATTATGCGAAAGTTACGCTGCGTTTTCGCGACCCAGTCTTTGTCTTGCCGGGAGACCATTTTGTGTTTCGCGAATCGCGCTCCAAGGGCGTAGGAAAAATTATACAAACTAGATAATCCATGACTTACTTTAGTTTATTTCAGGTAGTATATAAAGCCTGCCAAGCACACTCATAATGAGTCAGCTCAAATATCGTCCCAACTTCATGCAGGCCGAGCCAAAGCGGAAGAAGCCGAGTTCGGCTAAGAAGCCAAGTTCGGCTAAGAAGACCTCAAAAAAGGCAAAACCTTCGCCGCCTGACAAAGATATTTTCACTGCATGTCGCGAAGGGGGCGTTGAAACTGTCAGACAGCATTTGGCCGCCGGCGCGGATGTGAATCAGGCCGACGAGCATGGCGGCACGCCACTTAACATGGCGAGTCACATGGGCCACGCCGAGGTTGTCAAGTTGCTTTTGGCGGCTCCGGGCATAGATGTGAACCAGGCCAATAATGATGGTTTCACGCCACTTTACAACGCGAGTTGGGATGGCCAGGTCGAGGTTGTCAAGTTGCTTTTGGCGGCTCCGGGCATAGATGTGAACCAGGCCAATAATAATGGTTTCACGCCACTTTTCTGGGCGAGTGGGAATGGCCACGCCGAGGCTGTCAAGTTGCTTTTG